CGCCAGCAGGCGCACCAGAAGCCACACGGCTTAGTGAGGACGAAGCAAATGCTCGCTTATCTACAACCAACTCTGTGGTGTAGGTGGTATTAAAAGTATTCTTTACATAGACGGCATACAGCGGAATTTGTGTGTCAGCCAGCGTTGGGAACACTGGGTTAGTTGCACTAGATGTTCCCTGTACTACGTCAAACTGGAAAGTACCACTGTTGTTGTATGCAACGATAATGTCAAAGCGGGTGTCGCTACTAATTGGAGCGGCAGCAACAACGACAGTTGATCCTGTAATAGATCCGTATGTGTTACCAATACGGACCTCTACAGTACCGAGAGTTACGTTGAGGTAGGCAGGCGTTGCGTTACCAGCGGCACTAGCCACTGCAGTAATGTTTGCTCCACTGATTACACCATGTCGGTGATCACCAATACTTGAAAAGTCAAGAGAGTCTGGCTCTGACTGATCTAATGAGGCAATATTCCCAAGTCCAAAATCGGTTGCGTTAGGGACTGTAAAGCCTGCCATTTGTTACCTCACAAGGTGTCGTAGATGTTTCCGCTTTTCTTCAAATAATTGTAGAGGTCACGTGGAAGCGTGTAGCGGGTACCATCTTCAAAATTAAAAACTAATTGTCCCCAGAACATCGTCCACGTACCCTTAACACGGGCAGAGACTTGGTCACTGGATACTTCAAGCGGTTGTACTTCTACAACGACTTCTTCTGATTCTGTATCAACAGCCTCAGCAAACTGACTGACTTTTTTGGTTGCCATGATTACTCCTGTTTGTTTAAGTTAACTATGAATAAAGGGGCGGGTTTTACCCCGCCCCTTAACTCTACTTCATTTTGCCTAATTAGGCAGAGGCGATAGCGCCACCCTTGGTGTTGATCAACACTCGGGATTCGTGCGTGATTACGCCGAAGCCCCAGATTGCGTACCAAGCGAGACCATGCTCACGACCGAAGTCAATTACGCCACCGTCACGGAGTTCAACTGGCAAGGCGATTGCCTGACCAAATGCGTTGTCACCGATCATCATTGCGCTGTACGAGGTTGCGCTTGGGTCGTTGATTGAACCACCTGGGGTTACGTCAACGATTCCAGTGCCACCCTGAAGTACTTGAGTGGTTTCAATGAACACTACGTCGTAGATACGACCGATTTCACCGAGCATGAAGTTTCCTGGAGCGGCATACTTCGTGACTTCAATGAATTCAGGCCAGTCACGGAGCGAGCGGCTCTGCGATGGGTGAACGAAGCACACGTATGTGTCGCCAAGGCGTGGGATGTTCTGACCAGCAAGGATTTCAACTGCGTCCTTGATAGTTGCAGGCGAGAGGTAACCAGGAGCCGATGCTGAACCAGCGCTTGAGTACTCGTAAGGAGCGATTGAGCCACGGGTTGAGCCGTTGGTCGTACGACCGAAGACTACCGATGGAGCAACTGCTGAACCGCCGCCGAATGGAACGCCTGCCGAGTACAGCGTGTTGCGTGCCTGAACGTCCATGGACTGTGCCATGTGACGACCGAGCAAGCGGCTGGACGAAGCCATAACGTCATCAAACGATGCGTTCAAGAGAAGTTCGGTTACTGCAACCGACTTACCTTGTTCTTTAACGGTGATTTGAATCTGCGATGCAGTCAACGCCGTAGGTTCCATGCGGGTACCTTCGGTAAGTTCTGAACCACTTGCGCCAACCGAAAGGTTGTTGTAACGCATGAAGTTGACGGTGAGTCCTGGCATTACACCAAGTTCCGTCTTCTTTACTGCGAACTGTTCAAAACGTAGGACTGGCATTGCCTGGAACAAGATTTCCTTGGACCAGATTTGCTGAATTGCTGGGGAGAGTGCGGTTGCCGAGCCGTAGCCGTTTGGACTAATGCTTGCGGAACTGGTTACTACTCCACCTGTTGGGGCTGGAAAAGCCATGTTCTAATCCTCCTAGGATTAAGTGTTGATATTAGGTTTTAGAACCGACCCCTATTGGGGCGGGCATTAAGTAGCCGATCTCGCATTTTTGCATACTGGTCCATTGTCATGTTACGGATGTCATCCGCATTCAACGTTTGGTATTCCGTCTGAGTTTCCATTGGCCCTACAGGAGGCGCCGTTACTGGTGCCCCCCTCAAACGACCTTGCTGTTGCGCAGTCGCTTGTTGGATTGATTCCATAATAGCATTACTTCGGTCACGAAGTACACTAATTGATGTTTCAATCTCATCTTCCGTATTACCCGATACGAGATCAATCAATTCAGGGATGATTTCTTCCTGAGTTTCCTGAAGTCGGCGGTTACGGTAAGAACTGAGTTCCTGAAGACGGCGCTCTTTTTCAATGATTGCCTCTTGGGCTTGGCGCTGTCCTTCAATCTCCTCAAAACGACGCTTGTATTCACCGTCAATTTCCTGGAGTTTTACGTTGAACTCTTCTTCACGCTTAAGGAGTAGTTCCTTGGCGCTTAATTCGTCAACTTCTCGCTGGCGCAAGATGTCGGATTCTTTAGCCGCACGTGCTTCAGCCTCTTTTTTAGCGGCTTCACGTTCGGCGGAGATTACGCTCATCTGCTCTTCCATGCTCTTTACACGGGTATCCGCTTCTTCAAGACGCTTATACATCTTGTCTTTTTCTTGCTTGCGGATGCTTTCAACTTCATCTTCGGTAAATACCTTGGATGTTTTCATTGCCGACTCTACGAACTGTTCCACCATTGGGGCGTCCGCAGGTACGCTGATAATGTCCCCTTCGGGACTGGTATTTCTTGCCATGTCTGTTCCTTAATGTGTTGTTTGGCGAATAATAACTGTTTTTTTAAACTTAATTGTCTTCGTCTGGGTTACGGCGCTGGGCGAACCTTGCTCCGTATGCCCGTGAAACTATCTTGTTTACTAACTCTTCTTCAATCGGTGGAACCCCTGGTAAAGGACCATTGCCACCGTCTGACGAAGTTACATTACCATCTCCAGGTGAGGTGGGTGCGGGAGCCGCTCCACCGTCTGGAGTCGCAACCATTCCAGTAGCCAACATAATGGCTTGCTGAATTTGGGCACGCATCATGTCAAGAGATCCCTGATCCAGGGCGTCTTCTTGAAGTTCTTCAAAGATTTCAAGCATCTTTTCGTTCGGGAATTCCTCACCAAGTAGACGTAGAGCGCCACGCTTGGACTCAAGACCAAGAGCCATCTTGGCTTGTACTTCATTGAGTTTGATGAGTTGATCAACAGGCAATGGTTCAGGCCAGTGAACTGTTGTTTTATAAGTCACAGGGTCACCAGGATTTAACTGCGGTAACTGGTCTGTCTCAGGTTCAGCAGCAAGCAATGGGTTGTAGGTCAACCACTCAGGTTGGAAGATAGCAACAGTACGAATGATCAATTCGTTTACACGCTCAAGACCCTTTGTAAAGTGGATCTTTTTCATCATGAAACGGTTCATCATTGGCTGGTATTGAATAGCCAAAGCAACACCTGAGGTGTTAGACACTGGCTGGAATTGACCCAACGCAGTTTCAGGAACACCTGTCATTTCGTGCATGGTGCGCTTAATAAATGCGATGTACTCCAAAGCGCCAGCCATCTCACCACGAGATTCAAGGTTGAATACGTTTGCGTCTTTAGGAAGACCTGCCCAAACCTTCTTAGGACCACGCTCAAGTTGTGAAGCCTTAGCACCAGTGATGATCGTTACAGGAGCGGCGTGGTAGTTAATGATGTCTGAGACTTCAACCATCTTCTCGTTGAGTTCACGGTTGAGAGGGATGATGTCCCAAATGTCTGACTGACCCCAAGGTGACGACGAGATAGTGGAGTTAGGAATGTGGACAATAGGGATCGTTCCCAAAACGTTGTCGTACTGGTCAATAAGTTCATCGTTAATAAACTGTTGAACTGTTTCATCAGTGAGGATCTCAGTAAATGTATAAACCTGACGAGTACCTTCTGGTGATGTTCCCCAGAAACGATACTTAAGTTTGAATCTAATGATTCTGTCACGGTCGTGTGGGTGATACTCAGGGAAGCAATGCGCTGGGTTCAAAGGAATGATGCGGACACGACCCTCATGCGGGATTCCAGCAGGATCAACAAATGGCTCTTCAAAAGCAACTTTGACAAAGGCGTCACCAGTTACAGAAGCAAGTTGACCTAGTTCCCAAAGAACGTAATGCTTGTTGTTGTCTTGATCCCAAACTCTATGAAGTAGGTGCGGGATAATCGCACCGTTCTGCTCAGGGACTTTAAATTGAACGCCCTTACCAAAACAAAAGTTGGTGATGTAATCCGACATGGTGCGGACATAGTTCATGTAGAACTGTGACTCACCCATCTCACGGCGGTATGACCAGTGGTGACCTAGGTACCAAGCCCAAGCGGCGCCGTACCTGTTTAGGCGAGGTCCATGGACTTCAAACTCTTCGTCTGCGAGTTCAACTAACCCAAGCGGGGATATAGCAACTGTTAGGTCGCTTGAAGATGCTCTATATGATGGCGACCAAAAATCAACTGCCATTAGGACATGTGCCCCTATTCAAATTTGTAGGTGTATAAATTGTAGCCTGAGATAACAATAGCGTGTTGTGAGTCGGTGTGGGAGGAGGTATCGTGGACGCCATGGGAACTGGAGTATGGGAAAACATAGAACGTTTAGTCAAATCACCAACATGCGTGGTATGTGGTGAAGAGACAAACCTGGGCGGAAAAGGAAAGTATGAATTGTGCAAAAAACACAATTCGTGGATGACTTACTTTTTCTTACGGTTTAACAACTCTTCAGAAGCGTAAACTCCAGCCATTTCTTCTCGGCTAGGTATAATCTTCACGGTCTTTTCTGCTTGAGAAACCGCTGGTTTCATTGGGTCCTTTGCAGTCCCAGTTGACCAATCATTACCTGAATGTAGGTGTTCTGGGATATCAACGCTTCCAGCGTACCCACCTGTCTCATTGACCTCACCAATTGCTTGCTGACGGTTACGAGCGCCTTTTGTGTAGGCGGTCATAAACCCTTCATCTGTGCGTGGAAGTGCCTCTGAGACGTCCTGAGTGCCTTCTCCTTCGGCAGGTACCCACCCGCCGTGGTACATGTCAGCACCCTTAAGAAGACCCTTAAACTTTCGTTGGTAACGGCTAATTGCACGAGACTGAACAGGGGCTGTAATGGTTTCTTCTACCCGTTCTTTAGGTAGTGCAACCATGTACGAGTCTTTAGCCTTTGCTCCAGCGTTCGCACCATAGGCGACTCTGGACCAGCCTGAACTACCGTCTTGGGCAATCTCTGTGTTTACTTCTTTAGCAAGTGTAGAGACTTCTCGCTTGGGCATTTTTGCCATTACTTTTTAGCGGCGGCTTTCTTAGCAGGAGCCTTCTTGACAGGTACGTTTGTCATAGCGGCGGCTACTTCTTTAGCGGCTGGGAGGCGACCAAAAGCACCATCGTTAGGGTTGATTGCTCGCAAGGCTACTGGAGCAAGAGCCGCCAATAGTGAGTAAGCAAGTGTCTGTGGGTCAGTTACACCCGACATGTAGAGAGCAAGACCAGCACCGAGTACTGAACGTCCGTACGATGCGAGCATGCTTTTTAGTTGTTCTGTGTTCATAACACTCCTTGAATAGGTTTAGATTGATTATACCGTTTTACGGGTTCTGGTGCTTTCTTGTCCTTGAACATACGTTTGGTATGGGGGACCTGTATACGGGTCAAACCTAGCCGCAATATTAAGAGCCTTAAGGGCACTCGTTTTAGCCTGCTGGGCTGTCCACTTCTTTTTGTTCATCATGACCTGTAGAGCACCTAGGGCGTAATGCGCCCCAGACCCTATGGCGTAGATACCACTGGATTCTGAGCACCATGCGTAGTCGCCATCAACCATGTAGATAACGCCATTGACTACCACAATGATGCTGGATCCTTGTTCTGCAATGTGCTGTTTGTTTTCATTGAGGTCTGGAATTGAATAACCCTGTGCATCAAAGCACTCACGCAATGAAGGAATGAACTTGGCAGTAAAGAACTGATCAAGTTTCTTTCCCTTTAGATTTGGAGGTACTGCTGGGGGCTGGAATACATGGTGCAAGATATTGATTGCACGCACATCTCCAGCCGCTCCTAGCAAGTATTTACCATTAGTAGACACCTTGCTTGAACCTTCACGAAGCGTTCCAGTTTGAGCAAGACCGTCAGCAAACATAGTTGAGATACGTGAGTCAACACATACCACAGCAAAGCCGTCACCTTGAATGCCAACGATTGTTGTCATTAGTCTGCTTGGTATTCTTTACCTTGGTACATTCCCCATCCGTTGTAGATAGGAATGACGTCGTAAGAGAAACGATGTTGGTTGTCATCTTCGTAACGAACTATTCCTAAACCTTGTTGCCAGTTTTCGTGACGAGTCAACGGGCGTCCGTCAAGATCTACGCCTCCACGTGTGGACGGAATCGCTCCGTCAATACGGGCAAGGCAACCAGGAGAAGCAGCCATGATGGTGCGTGGACCATCAAAGTCTTCACGTGTTTTAAACGCCGTTTCAATGCGGTGAATATGCCCATAGATAACACTCGTCTTCTCTTGGTTGAGATAGATGTGCGCAGTTGAACCTGACGACTTCACACGATCGCCGTGGATGATTCGGAGTTTCTCATTGACCCAGTAATCAGATGCTGGGTATCCTGGCTTGTAAACAACATTGAAATCGTCCATACGACAAAGGTATGGAACACTCAAAACAGGCCATGATTCTGGGGTGTTTCCCTTGCGCAAACCATAAGCGGCTGATGCATTTACCAAGAGGTACTTAGGCATACGCTCTTCGTGGTTACCAGCAAGCCAAACGATTTCTGCATCAGGAGCCGCAGAACGCACCTGTGCACAGAACACTGTTGCACGATCAATTGATGCTTGTGTTGTTTGTGCATACGCAGGGTATGTCAAGTACTTACCCATCTCAGGGAAGTCAAGGTTGTCACCAACACAAATAACAGCATCAGGATTTAATTCTTCAATGATCTTGAGTGCAACACTAAGTGCCTTCTCATCATGAGTTGGTTCTAGTGTTCCATCACGTCCACGGTAGTAACCAATTTGAATGTCAGGAACAACAACACATGTTTTGAATGTTGATGCTTTCTTTACCTTTGCTTTAGGCGTTGGCATTTTGATTGCAGGACCTTGTTTAACAACAGGCCACTCTGGACCAGTTTCCCACTTAGGAGAAAACTGAATAGCGGCGAGGTCATGGATATGCGCCTCACCTTCTGAGTCCTTTGACATTGCTTGGTACAACTTGACACGCTTGATGTCACCAATTTCATTGATGTCAATGTTCTTGCTTTCAAGCATTTCAACTAACTTGCCAAGCAACTTACTCTTGTCTTGTGGTGCGGTTGTTAACGCTTTTGCTAGTTCACTCATTGTGCATCTCCTTGGTAACAGCAACACTCTTTGTTGACGTGTCGCTGGATTGTGCTTATACTCACGTTGTAACCATGTTGACGCATAACTTTAGTAAGCCATGATGCGCTGTATGATTTGCTTTTACCTAAACCGTTGTCCTCACGAATGAGTTCAATTGCACGGTTTATTGCTTCTTGTTCGTCAGCAGACATTTTGTCTACTGTTCTGGTGAACTTGCATGCGTCTGCCGAAAGATTAGTTCGGGGAGAAAGCAGGGCGTCCAGCAGTGTTATTTTCTGCTCTTGTTGTTTCACAAATACCTAACCTTTTCCAATTCAGAATTACGGTCAGGAATATCCTAGCACCCAATTCATGGGTGTGTCATGTATCACTTCTTAGCGTCTAGGTGCCAATCAATGTGGTTCTCAAGACGTTCGGATACTGCTTCTACTTTGTCTCCGACGCTGTCAACACTGCGTCTTACACTCTTTAAATGAAGCATGACCATTCCGTGGTCATTGCGGTTCTCTCTACGGAGTTCTTTTAGTTGTTTAATTCCTGCGCCAACAACTCCAGCAACAGTGGTAATAAGGGTGGCGATAATAAGCGCCCATGCATCGGTCATAGTTAATCAACTATTCCCCTCTGTCGGCGCCAGTTTACCCAACCTACAGCCTGTGCTTGGCTTGGGAGCATCCCTAAGTTACCAGCGGCATTACGATGCGCTTCAGAAAATGTGTTGTATCTAGTAGGAGTCTGTAGCCCACGGTCAGCACTCCCAAGTACACGACCAACAGTAATATCGTGAGCATGACGATCAACTGTCACGGCTTCAGGGTCATCTGGGTTAACAATGTTTTTAAAGAAGTTCCCTGTTTTCCTGTCCATTGGTAAATATTGTTCTGGCTGTGCGGAACCCTCAAGGACTGAACGAGCCTGTGATACCTGCCGCCCAGTTACAAAACCACCACTAGCGGTTCCAGTATCCCTTAATTGGCGTGCCATACGCTGGTTGTCATTCCAACCAACCTGCGAACTTAGGATTGCAATAGCGCCAGCCCCACGGCGTACATCGCCTTTTCCAATTTCAGTTGCAAAATCATGGGCACGCTTATACCAGTCCATACCAGATTTAACATCTTCTGGACTAGCCGTTTTTACGGCGTGGGTGACGTTATGAACCATGCGATTAAATTGGCTTGGATGTAACTTATCCATACGAGCACCCAATGCATTAGTAGGGTCCCAAGCACCAATGTTCTTACTTCCCTCTTTTGGAAGTACTCGTTTATAACCATGTGCTACAGGATCAAAGCCACGACCAGTAGGAAGGCTTAGTTCTCCACTGTTTTCTGGTACATACAAATCGCCAGTATCCTTAGCCATCAGATGCCATCCTTATTTTCAGGGTTAGCCTCTGCGTACGCACGGGTACCTTGTGCACGTCGTCGCATTGGGTCTTGTGGGCGGTGGTTCATACGAACACCTGTAGAAGTTTTATTTAAACCAGATCGCATAGGCTTAAACAGATCAAGCGCATCTTGATAACCAACACCAAGTCCTGACATGTTGCGCTTCATGTCAATACCACCCCTAGGTCCTGGGGTTTTTCCAATTAGTGGATTGCGGTCGCTTGTACCGTAATCAGGGCGTCGGTACTGTTGATGGGTGTCGTGGAATTGTTGTTTACGGGATTTCATTGCCCCCGTAAAGAATCCTGCCCCAGCATAAACTTGACCAATCGCTATCCCAGATTGGGTATTAGTAGGGGGAGTCGTTGGACTCCCCCCACTTTCAACAGCGCTGTCAGTTGTGCTGGCGCCTGCATCGGCGCCGCCTTCCATAACTAGTCGTTAACGACTGTTGGATTCATGCGGTTCATTTTACCGCCGCTGTTTTGCTCGTACTCAAATGCTGGCATACCGTCGCCTGACATTGAACCTTGAACGAATTCTGAAAGAACCGCAGGTGCTTCAATCCATGAAGCCGAACCTACGTGAGCACGCTCACGCATTGTCTCTTCAGGGTACTTGTAGAACATTTCTGGGTTGTTGTGGTTCTGACGACCAGGAGCCGACGATGGGTCAGCATATGCACCACGAGCAAAGTCGTTAGGTACATCTGTGTCAGTTGCTACGCCTTCTTCAAAGCGAAGTGGTCCACGGTTGCCTGGGATACTTGGCGCCATTGAACGCTCAAAAACGTTCGGTGAGCGCTCTGGGAATTGTGGTGCTGGTGCTACGTTCACGTAAGCCTCCGTAATAGGGGTTTTTTAACTTGTTACTAGAGTACCATTAATTAAAGAATGGATTTTCTGCTACTTGGATCGTAGGCAGGGTGTCATGCATAGACATGAAACAGGCAATAGCCAAGGAGTCTGGGTAGTCGTCAAAAGCACCCTTTTCATCAGGTGCCTCAGCCAACATATACGGACCACGATAGGTCTTTTCTAGATCGCTCATCTGCTGATTAAAGCGCTTCCATCCACGAGTACGCCGTGCTTTAGAGTGCCCTGGAATTATTAATTGATCTCTCTGAATCAACTCTGTAAGATGTACCCATCTCTCATGCTGTGCCTTTGAGTCTGATGAGACTGCAACAACATCTATGTCTGGTAGAAGTACTTGGAAGCGCTCCGCTACAGCACCACCAACACCTTGAGAGTCAATGCCGATTCTGATCGGGTCATAGTTTCTTAAGAAGTCAATGATCTGGAAGTACTGGGATTCCCATTCTTCGTTGTTAATCTCCAACCAGTTAAGAACACGGTGCTCATGGAAGCCGAAAGGGTCTGGGTGGTCCCAGTCAACCCAACAGACTGTCACTACGGTGGAGTCATTAGATCGGGCAACGTCAATACCGACTACTACAGGAGTACGCCACCACTGCTTTACAAGAGCCATAGAGGGGTCATACAGGCGTTCTAAGCGCTCATCGGTTACAAACATACCTCGGTCAAGCACCCACTTGTTACAGTAGGACATCTGGAACTCGTCTGAGTCCTCACCGATTCGCAATTTCTCTTTAGCAATAAACTTGGCGTAGTTAGGGTTGTACTTTGAAGCAACACGGTAGTCATACTCAAAGTGACATGGGCGTGTTTTCTTACCGTTGACCATGCGTCGCTTGTTGTACTGGATCATCTTATAGAAGTAAGACTTGTTACGGGTAGCCGTTCCCGTCAAACAGATACTGCCGTTGTTAAACGCCAACATCGGCTTAATTGATTTAGCAATCATGTACTCGTCGGCTTCTTGAGCCTCGTCAATCATGACGAAGTGGTACGTCTTTGATTCAATCTTTGCTTTTGGGTTACAGGTCTGCATACGGCAAAGCGAGCCAGAGTGCTTCAAAGTAATGATGCGACCTTTACCACGGGCACCACCTGAAGTTGCCTTATCGTCAATCTCGGGGTCTAACAAGAAGTCCATTGCGTGGTCGCTAGTAAGTTTGCCAACGATACGACTGAACACCGTATCTGCTTGATCTTCTACTGGGGCGAACACTCCGCACCAAAAACCCTTATCAAACTTGTCAAGCCATGTTGGATAAACCTTTGCTAACTTAGGCAAAATCACCATGAGTGAAGCCATGACGTTAGAGAGAACCTCAGATTTACCTGACTGACGTGTAGCCACTACCGTCATTTCTTCACCGTCACCAAGGATGACAGATTCAATCAATCGGTAGGCAATAGGTACCTGATACGGGAATAGTTCCACATCGCAGAACTCTTCGGTAAACACAATGATGCGCTTTACCAGCACGTCTATGAATTCGGCTGAAGTCTCGTCCAGTTCTTCGGCTACGTCCTCGGCTAAGAGGTTATCGTCTAGTTCTTCGTCTGTTAGCACAGACCAATCATAGACTAATTAGTAATCGGTTTTATCAAACTTGAGTTGGAGTTGCGATTCGTCGTTAAAGACTGGGCGTCGTGGGCGCAATTCTGAGATTAAGGCGGCTGAGTCCTCAATGATCATAATGAGGCTCTTGAGGTCTACGGAGACACTCTCAGGGTCTTCTTCAGAGGTCTGGAAGACCTTCGGGGAATACGATTCAGTAACCAAAAAGAGGTCATGAACTGCATTGATAAGGCGTCGTTTTTCGGTTGCTTCTAGGTTGTTGATAGTTGGTTTTGACATGAATTTGATAGTACCACTTCTATTTGGTGGCATCAACCCGTCTTTGTAATTCTTCCCAAATATCATCTAGAGCCTTAATGAACTCTGTTACTTCACCTTCAGGACCACCGTGATAACGCCAACGGTCAAACGAAGCGCCGAGACCCATGATGGTGGTGTCAAACCACTGAAGTAATGAGGCTCGGTCTAAGTTCTGTACACGCTTAGGCACATCTCTTCTGGCTGTTTGCTCTTCTTCTTTTTTAAAGAAACCCATCACCACATTCCAATCTCTTGTGCAGGTGTGTCCATCTCACGACCACCTATTGCTTGTAGAACACCATCTGTTTCATCTTGCATTTGAATACGCTTACATAGACCTACTTGCGCTGTGTACTTGCGGGTGCGCAACTGTATACCTTTACCATGTCTCCATGGGTAGTCAGTTTCTCTTACAATACCCATAGAAACAAAAGGGGTATTAAGGTTTGCGAAATCTCTAACAACCCAGTAAAGGCGTCCAATGGCATGGAGCCTATTCATAACTACATCTGAGATTGTACGAAAAACGTGCTCTCTTCATCGCCTGACGCCCTACTGTTTGGAAAGTTATTAAGTACCGAGTTAATATAGCGCCCTTTTGATTGAGCAGACGCAAATGATTGATAAACATGTTCTGGGACGTTCAAGTATTTCCAAGGAGTGCCGTTTTTAATAAAACGAACAAAGAGTATGCCGTTGTAGCCAATTGCTCCAGATGTACCTTCAGTAGCGACATATCGGAAGGCTTCTACACGACTGCTCTCATCAGAGGCATGGTAGTAAGTGGTATTTGGATCCCATTGAATTGGAATCATTTCTGATGGCTTAAACTTCGTTTCGTTTGCACGAGTACGAGTACGCTCTTCTTGAATAGCGTATTGACCTGAGTAGTAGTTTAAACCTTCAGCCAAACGATCTTTTGCTGATCTACTTAGTCCTGGTTTAGGTCGTGGTGCCACTTATTTATTTTAGTCCTAAAAGTTGCTTTACTTTTGGACCGACAACAAAGTCCGCACCAAGTTTGTTAGCAACCTTAAACGCCTTCACGGCTTCATCCGTTGCTGAGTCTTTTTGACCAGTGACTTCACCCTTGTAGAAGCCTTTTGCCTTGAGGGCTTCTTGAAGTTTCTTGATGTCATCCCCACCTGCTGGGGCGGGGGCTGGAGCCGTACCTACTGGTGCAGTTACCCCATTGGCATCCATCCATGCTTTTACTGATGCTGGGATATTGTCGCCACATACATAACGAAGGTGCCATGGCTCGCTTGGGACAACTTCCCATGAGAAACCAAATTCCTTCACGTTTGCAATCAACCAGTTGAGGCGCTTTGGCTCTGATGCTGAGTGAATGTCAACCGCCAAGCCGAGGTTATGCTGCGATTTACCAGGCGTGGCAAGCATCGCCATACCTTTCTTGAGGTACCAAGTCTTGCCTTCAAATGTCTTGGTGCTGGTTCCGTCCACTTTGTCAAGTGTGTAGCGGGTCAAAAATCCTCGTTTTTGCAACTCGTAATCTCTATATGTATCGCCGCTGGAAGTTGGTTTTAGTTCAACGCCTTCAGCCTTAGCCTTTTCAACCATTGCGGTCCATGCGCATGCGGCAATCCAATGCATCTTGCCGCCACCAGGAACGGCTTTCAAAAGGTTGGCAGGGAGTTTTCCTGGTTCAATACCTTTGAGATCTTTTGGAAGTACTACTGGAACAATGTAATCCCATGCAAGTTTGCCCATGATTTTCCACCATCTTTCCTGTTACACACAGCGTTGTCTTGGCACTATTTTACACCACTAGTAAACGAAAGAAATCCAACCAGTAGCAATATACTTTGTATCGTTTTGAGAGGTAACGCCCCTGTGTGTGTACATCCAATCAGCAGGAAATATGATAGTTAGCCCTTTTTGTGGCTGTATTGACAGTTTTTGATGAAACCATTCTGTTGTCCCACCATCAAAAACATCATTTAAGTAGGTGTTAAAGACTAATAGTCTCTTAGATACCCCTGATGTTTGTCGTTCAGAATGCCAAGCAAAAAACCCTTCATTAGGCAAATACCTCTGAATGTTTATTCTTTCAGTGACCCCCCAATGGTCTAGTTCACCGAGTACAGGAAATAGGTTCTTATACTCAGTAACTACTTTTTCAAGTTCATGTGTGTACTTAACAAACGGGGTATCCCCACAGTCCGTGACAATTGATAGGTCTGTTGACTTCTTCCAATCCTCACGAAGAACTGGGGTAGTTCCGTTGTAGGTCATTCCAGCGCTTTTATTTGGGCTGCTTTCAAAATAAGAAATTAGATCATCACACACCTGACCATCTATGTACCATCCCTTTAAAAAAGGGTCAGCATGATTCATTTCGTATGATTCAAGCATTATGTAACCCAAAGTTAAAAGAAATAACTATCTTGCGGTCACCAACAAGGGCTGGGCACCCGTGCATGAAGTCGCTTTTAAACATTAATAATCTTGCTGGAATGCACTTATATGAAACGTCTTCAAAAGAGTACTTATTAGGAAATGGAGCAGGGCTTATCATGTTCTGCGGGTTGTCATAGAACTTAATAATGTCCTTGTCATCACAATCAACGTAATAAGCGCCACTAATAAAACTGCTTGGATGATTATGTGGAAATAGATAATCTCCCTCAACTGATAGGTTTGACCACATATTTTCTAATATTAAGTGCTGTTCCCTTAAATCATAACCAAGGGCTACCGCAAACTTTCGTGCTTCGTTTGTTAACTTCCTTATAAACTCTGCAAAGAAACTTTCTTTTTCTAAATTTACTTGATTGTGGGTTGAGTTTACATTCAATTCTGGTGTTCTTTTGAAGTCACTATTGAATAGGAACATTTCAGACAACCATATATCCATTTCTTCTATGGTTTCAGAACAAAAGTTATCTAATAAATAGATTGGCTTTGGAAACCATTGTTCAATTTTTGCTTCGTTATTTACAAATAAAGTTGACATTTATTGCAATCCTTTTTGTGTGACTTACTGGATTTGAACCATGGTGCACAACTGTATTATCTAAAATAAGACACCTATTAATAACTGGCTCAATTTCGTGCTTTGAGTCATTCTGATAGTAATAAAAGTTACCGTCAGATTCAATTGGGTAATAAACAGCAGTTAGTATACCCTTACTTGCAGGTTGATTTGGTATGTCTACATGCTTTATGTTTTGATGTTCTTTTCCAACATTTGTTGTCATTACGCATCTTATTCTCAGTATTTCCGATAACTCAACGTCAAGTCGGGTTTCAATGCTGCGCAATATTGGAATGACATACTCAAAAAATGAACTTCTTTGCTCTAAATCACGAGAATAAAAGTCGTGTGAAAAACCGTAGTTGGAAAAGTCTCCTAAAAAAGAGTCTTCATAGTCAATGTCTTCGTGAAAGTAATACGGGAAATTTCGTGATACAACCAAATTTGACAATGCATCAAGTTCTTGCGCACTTAACAAACTATCCAGTATTTGCATAGATCGTCAGTCTATGCCAGGTTGCACGTACCATTCTTCAGTTACTGGATTCCACATCCATGCTGCTCTTGTTTCTGGTTGTGGCACTGGGTTCAACCAATGACCAGCACCATCTCTAGTAAAGTTTGGTGAAGGCTTAGGGGAATAAAAGTATCCGTCAACGTAGTCACCATCAATAAATGCTGGGTTTGAGTCAAAGTACTCTATTTCGTTTTCTTTTAGAACATAGTCATCTGGACAAACAATAGCGTTGACAACAATGTTGCCTTCCATAATTGCAATAGTTTTACTCATGGTATTGGGAACCTAATAACAACAACTCCTGCTTTACCTGAACCACCGTCATGATGAGTACCGAAACAATTTGCACCACCACCACCGCCTGAACCAAAAGAGTTTGCAGAACCGCCACCTCCACCGTATCCACCGTCTCCTGCACCTGATGCTCCACCTGAAGGCGTACCACCGTTGTTGCATTCTCCACCACCACCGCCACCTGAACCAATAACTGTATAGCCAAGAATTGTGGACAAGTACGCATCAAGGTTATTAACAGTTAAGCCAGCACCTCCACTACCAGCAGCAGCGGCAGCAAAACCACCACCCGAAGAACTATAACGACCACCAGAGCCACCAGTATTACCTTCGCTTGGAGAGAAGCCACCTTCGTTACCACTACCGTTCACTGAACCATTTACTGAGTGACCACCACCTGAACCACCAGTAATTCCAGCAGTTGTACCAATTCCACACCCTCCACCACCACCACCATTAGTGGTCAAACTACCAATAGTAGAACTTCCACCTTTTCCACCTCTGTCACCTGAAGATGCAGCACCAGCAGCACCGACAGTAACTAAAACTGTTCCAGCAGAAAGAGAGACTTCTTGCCAAGTTGGACTACCGACAGAAGTAGCAACACGAGCGCCACCACCGCCGCCACCACCGCCACCAGCCCTACCTCCGCCACCACCGCCACCCACAACAAGTGCTTGAGCGGTTCCGCCAGAAGATACAGTCAAGTTTCCTGTAGCGGTATAGCGGATATACCTAAAACCGTTGTAGTCAGTTGTTGTGAACGTTCCAGTTGCACCAACAGCGGCAAATGGAGAGTCACCACCAGCCCAATAGGACGTAACTTGGTTAGTACTACCACGAAGTGATCGTGGAGCCAACGATCCACCACTAACGGCTTTACCACCAGATGTACTCTTTAGAAAAGAAGCCACTAAGACTCCTTACGCCGTAATGCGGTTAACGTACCCGTGCATCACAATGACGTTAGTAGTTGCGGCAAATGCACGTACAACTTTAGCGGTAGCGTTACCTTGCAACAAAAGACCTGGAACGATTAAATAAAGTCCGTTCTCAGCCTTAACCGTATATTCAATGTTTCCATCAGGGGCAGTTGCTTCGCCCCACTCAATCGTCAACTTCACATCAGATGCAGAAGTGTTTACCGCATACAACCAAATTTCGTCAATGGTGGTAGCAGTTGCTGACGCTGTGTGGATTGCCGTACCAGCAGTTGCCGTAGCGGCGACCTTGATACCAAGGCCAGTTCCAGTTGAACCTGCTGGTTGTAGCGCTAATTTAGTGAATGTTGCCATTGTTTCTCCTAACTAAAAACTTGTGAACTAATTACAGCCTGGTCTGTATCGTACACGGCGTTGGTACCGTTGGTACCGTTAGTTCCATTTGTACCGTTGGCTCCAGTAATACCACCATATGCCAGGCTAGTCCATGCGGTAAGCCCATCACCAATCTTAAACTGGTCGGTATCTGTCTCAATACCCATTTCACCTTCAGCAAGGGTTGGGTTGGCACTAGTCCATGCCGATGCAGTACCACGCCTAAATTGAATTTGAACAGCCATAGTGCTACCAGTTTACCTTATGCAATAGCAAACGAACCTGACGATAAAAATGTATGTATGGTGTACAACCCTGATGTTGTAATACTGCCACCAGTAACAGTTCTACCAGTACCGTCAGCAGTTAAATACTTGATGACGACTATTCCTGAACCACCTGATGCGGCAAGGTTTCTATCTTGATGTGCAGAACCACCAGCGCCACCGCCAGTGTTAGTTCCTCCAGCACCACCTTTTCCTGTTGTTGTACCTACACCAACACCAGCGGCACCATTGTTTAAAGCATCAACACCGCCTGTTCCTACAGCAGAACCGCCACCGCCTCCACCTCCACCTCCACGACCACCGTTGCCTGAAGAACCCGTATAACCACCGCCACCGCCACCGCCAGCCCAATAGTAGTTTGGTCCTAATATGGTATTTAGTACACCTACACCGCCATTAATGTTTGTAGAAGCACCACCTGCACCACCACCACCACCAGAGTTCCATTCCGTACCTGTAAAACCTCCAGTAAAACCTTGACCAGCGGTTCCTGCTCCAGGGTTTGTCATACGTCCTGCGGCACCACCACCAGAACCACCAACTTTTCCTGCTTGGTTGACTTGGGTATCGCCACGGTGTCCACCACCACCACCACCACCTGCAATAGATACAAAAGACACACCTATAGACGAGTTACTACCACTCTCACCTCCTGGTGACGCACCCAGGTATGCGGCGTTGCTTCCAGCGCCACCTGCACCAACTGTAATGGTATACGAAGTACCTGATATAAAAGTTGAAGTACCTGCTAAGTAGCCACCGCCACCGCCGCCACCTCCCATGTCAGCGCCACCTCCACCGCCTCCAGCAATGACCATGTATTCTGCGGAAAACGCAATTTGTTGACGCATACCAACAGACCAACCAGTAGACGTATACACACGCACATAGTTTGTGTCAGTTTCAAAGATCATTTGACCAACTGTTGGGGATACTGGTTTAGTTGTAGAAGTGCAAATGGTCATACCACCAGCACCAGATGCAATCTTTGCAGTAGTCACCGCACCATCGGCTAGTTTTGCCGTGGTGATTGAACCGTCTGTTACAGCACCAAGATTATATTTAGTCTTGTTCTCTACAAACCTTAACTCAAAGTCAAGTGGGTCCATTAGGCAGGGAGTTCTACTTCATCCCAAGTTTGTGCTTCTTCGTTCCATGTGTAGAAACCTTCTTCAGGGCGAGCAACTGGTGCTTCCCATTCAGTGGTGTCTTCATCAAGTGACCATGATGGGTAAGGCTTTGGAGCAATAAATGCGTCCAAGTCTGATCGGTATGTGTAACCCATACCTGCATAACGAGCACGCATGTTGCCGTTATATGAGGTCTGCTTCCATGTTCCACCAAGAAGGTTGCGACAGAATTCAGCGCCTACAGCCTCTGATTCGTTGCCCTCTGAGTCTTTACAATCATCATTAGATACTACGATTACTCGCAATACGATGTTGTCTTCGCCAAGTTCTGCAAAATGTGCCATTTAAGTTTCTCCTAAAAAGTTATACTGCCCGATGCAGTAAAAGTATATATCCTGTAGCCACCTGTGGTTGCTACGGTTGGTGAGCCAGTTGTAGAAACTGCTTCAGCATTTGTATCTGGGTATCTGATTATTACTACGCCTGAACCACCAGCACCACCACCTACTGGGGAGCCGCCGCTTTCTGTTTGTCCGTTTCCGCCACCGCCACCGCCTGTGTTTGCTGTGCCTGATTCACCTGACCAACTCGTACCATGTCCACGACCACCACCGCCAGAACCACCAGTACCACCAATAACACCATTTCCAGAAACTCTTGCGCCGCCTCCACCACCACCGCCACGAGTTACCGAAGTTCCAGTTATTGAGGATGCGACACCAGCACCACCAGCACCACCAGTTCCAGAAGCACTACCACCAGTTCCAGAAGCACCACCTCCGCCACCACCAGCAGGAGAACCGCCACTATCGTTACCAGACCCACCAGCACGACCCTCGTTCGCTGTTCCAGACCCACCACTACCAGGAGGAGCACCAAAGCCTGCGTTACCACCACCACCAGAACCGCCAGAACTACCACCAGCACTTTGACCCTGAGAACCTCTACCACCGCCCGTGCTCGTGATTGTTGTAATACCAGAACCCGAAAGCAAACTGTTAGCACCGCTAGAGCCAACAGCACCACCAGCACCAACAGTAACTGTATATGTGCTTCCTGCTGTGAAAGTTACTGGCGACGCTGCCGATGATCCACCACCGCTTAATTCTCCAACAACAGAGGATCGGTAACCACCTGCACCGCCACCACCAGTACATGAAGAATTGCCAGCACCACCGCCTCCTGCGATGATTAGATACTCAACAAAAGTAGGAGGTTGTGCACCCCAATTAGCGGCTCCACGCTCACGTTGAGCATCACGGATAGCCCAAATACCAGAAGCAGATAATGGGCTTATTGTTTTTTTAGCACCAATAACACTTCCATTAGATCGCATTAACTAATTTCCTCATAACTACATACTGCTTCAAGGTCAGAGTTAGCAGATGCGGTAAGGCGCAATTCGTCGCCTTCTTCTAGATAAATAGATTTACTAATAACATCTAGCGTTGCGTCTGCTGGGACGGAAACAGTGTGGGCAATCTCATAGGAAACAGAAGACCGAAGAATTGCAACCGAGATGTCAGCCGCCGCCGCACCATCAACGTTTGATATATACAAAGCATTGATTTTAAATACTTTGTTTGAACCTGACGAGTTTGTAACAATAGCGGTAGCAGAGGTAGTTACCTGTTGTACTGCGGTCTTACCAATGATGGTTGTTACGTTAACAATGTTTGGTGCTGTCATAAATCATCCTCCAAAGACGATAGCCATGGCAATGGATTTGCCAGTTGAGGCAGGTGTATAACCTAAAGCGGTGGTAACTGATGTACTGTCAATATTAGGAAAGTAAGCCAAAGAAGTCCATGCCGTGGAACCATTTCCAACTTTCATTTTATTTGTGTCAGATTCAACGGCTAATTCACCTGCGGCAAGAATAGAGTTAGCGGCAGTCCACTCAGCGGCTGTTCCTCTACGGATTTGAATTTGGTAATACATCAGGTAACCGTTCCTGCGTCTACAGGCCCCATAACAAAGAATTGAAGTGTATTAGGTCTACCACCGTCTAGTGCGGTAGTACTTGGCTCAATAGTAATTTCCGTAGTAGAGGTAACCAAAAGCCAGGCAGAACCATCATAGCGCCATGTCTTACCCCCAGAACTAAATAACTGATTGGTTGTAGGAGAATTGGGAAAATCTATAGCCGCCATTTAAGTTTCTCCTAGAAGGTAATACTGCCAGACGCAGTAAAAGTATAGACCCTATACCCAGTTGGGTTTGTTACTGTTGGGGAACCAGTAGTTGCTGATGCTAAAGCAAATGAGTCTGGATAGCGAATAACTACTACACCAGAACCACCATTTGCAGCAGTATTGCTTGGGTAGTTACTACCTCCACCACCTCCACCACCACGATTTGTTGCACCAGCACCCGAAGCAGAAACTCCATTTTTTGCTCCAGCGCCACCAATACCACTACCTCCAGCGCCTGGACTTCCCGATGAGCCGCTACCAACGCCACCGCCACCGCCACCTGAATAGAATAATCCAGAGCCAGTTATAGATGAAGAAATACCAGTACCGCCCACACCGCCAGTGTTTCCGCCCGAACTTCCACCACCGTTACCACCAGCACCTCCACCGCCTGTTCCAGCAGCAGCACCGCTTCCAGCAAGTGTTCCAGTGCCACCACCATTGAGTCCTTGGTTTGCTGTTCCACTTGATGAAGTAACCGTGTATGAGCCACCACCACCGCAACCACCTGTCACACCAGCGGCACCATTTTCACTCATTCCTCCAGCGCCACCAAGTGATGTTATTGTTGAAAAAACCGAGTTTCCACCAGCCGACCCGTTTGTTAGGTTGACACCTCTTGCTCCTGCACCGCCAACCGTTACTGTATATGAAGTTCCTGCGGTTACTGAAAACGCTGACTCTGCCGATGAGTTTGCTCCAGACGTAGCGCCAGACACATTGGTTCTAAAACCTCCGCCACCGCCACCTCCAGCGTATGCATCGCCGCCGCCTCCGCCACCAGCGATGACCAAGTATTCAACTGTAGGTGGGGCAAATACTGTTGTACCTAAACCACCAAAAGCAGGGTTCAACCAAGTACCAATACTTGTATTTAGCCTACTGCGTACACCAAATGCAGTCATAGAACTACGCCGTTATACGATTGACGTACCCAAAGATTGAGATTTGGCTTCCTGTTGCGGCAAATGCCCGAATTACCTTGGGTGTTGCGTTTCCCTGAACTAAAAGACCAGCAACTACAAGGACTAAACCATTTTGAGCAGTCAAGGTCTGTTTAATTACATCTTTAGGTGCGGTAACTCCACCATACTCAATGGTTAGAAGGATAGAAGAAGAATGATTATTGTAGGCGTATAGCCAAACTTCATCAACCGTTGTGGTAGTTGATGACGCAGTGTGGATTGCTGTACCTGCTGTGGCAGTAGCCGCAACCAAAATACCAAGACCGTCACCCGTGGTTCCCGCTGGTTGTAACGCTAATTTACTTAATGATGGCATAAGTTACTCCTTATTAAGACCATATCTGTGTTGCTAAAAAAACTTGATCGTTAAACGCATCAAAACCGCTTCCTGTAGAAGCCGCAGTTAATCTGCCTTGTGCATCAACAGTAATGTTTGCTGTTGTGTAAGTGCCCGCTGTAACAGCAGTACTTGCAAGTTTTTCAGCAGTTACTGCCCCTGCGTTAATTTTGACCGTAGTAACAGAGTTACTTGCCAATTCAGTAGCACTAATAGAACCACTAGCAATACTTAAAGTAGCAGGGGTCTGGACAATATCCCAAGACGTTCCGTTAAAAGTCCAAGCCTTACCATTTGATTCAAAGTAAGCATTGTTTGCTGGGGAGTTAGGGAAATCTATAGCCATTATGCAATCACCAAACTTCCAGAGGCTGTAAACGTGCGAACTGTGTATGAACCAGAAGTTGTTGCTGTTCCGCCAGTGATTGTTAAACCAGAAGCATCAGCCGTTAAATATTTACAAATAACAACACCCGAACCGCCAGCGCCACCAGTTACCGCACTTGCAGTCGCACCACCAGCAGCACCACCATTTCCCCTATTCGCTGTACCAGCAACACCGTTGCCATCGTTGGGTTGTGCGCCAACACCACCAACTGCATAAGTCACACTTGAACCAGTAATTAAGTTCGCTGTACCAGCACCAGCAAGCCCTCTGGTATTGCCTGCTGCGTTACCACCGACCCCACCTGCACCACCACCACCACCACCTGATGAGTTAGCACCATCAAAGCCGTTACCACCATTGTTGCCTTGCGATGGACTAACACTTGGCGTGTTACCCGCACCACCCGTGCGTGTCGCACCAAGATAGTCACCTCCACCACCGCCACCTGAACCACCAGCACCACCATTACTTGATGGCATACGACCACCACCAAAACCGCCACCAGTAGAGGTAATTGAACCAAAAACAGAATCACTACCTGCGGCTCCGCTGGCACCAGTATTTGCACCTCCAGTACCACCACCACCCACAGTCACCGTAGATGTAGTACCAATAGTTAGCGACAAAGTTCCTGTGCGATAACCGCCAGCGCCAGCGCCACCAGCGCCACCGTTGTTAGCGTTTGAACCACCGCCACCTCCGCCTCCTGCGACGACAAGGTACTCAACAAAAAGCGTGTCCGTATGTGTGAATCCACTTGACCATACAGAACCTAGCCAAACTTTCATTTTATTGGTGTCAGTTTCAAATATAGTTTGACCAGTAAATGGTGACACAGGTTTTGTGCTAGAAGTACAAATAGTGACACCAGATAGTGCTGAATCAAGTTTTGCTTGCGTCACAGCGTTTGCCGCAATCTTGGCTGTAGTAACGCCCAAGTCTGGTAGTTGGGCCGTAACAATCTTACCGCCAGTCATTTCCCATACAGAACCAGTCCATGTATAGGTACGGTTGTTTACTGTGTATGTGTCATTAACAGCGGGGGAAGCAGGGAAGGAGAATGCCATTATATATCTCCGTTTTCTTCAGGTGCCCATTCTTCGGCGGTGTTACCTTCAGCAACCCACGCATCGTATGCGGCTTTGTTTGGGTTGTCGTCAGTTAGGGGAAATGACTTAACAGCACCGTCTGCTAATGGTTGCAGGATGTGGCGTTGCACTTGCCCGAATGATTCAAGGTCAATATAATAAAACATTATAACTCCGCACTGATTTCCACATAACCATTAATGTTGTTGTCACTCAATAACCGACCGAATGTCGCTGTGACAGAAGTAGCAATGGTCCCATATACCGAAGCAATATCAGGTGTCGTGCTGTATGTGCCTATTCCCAAAGCGGTAATTGAATGCGAAACATTGGCTGCTGTGTTTATCATCAGATTTTGGTAAGTGAGTGAGGTTGGTATTGCTCTCATTGTTACTGGAAGAGGTAATAAACATTCTACAAATGTTTGTTGCACTGCCCCTAGTGCGTGAGCAGCGTAAGCAAGACCTGTCGTGGAAGCGTTTGTTCGGAAAAGGTATCTCTGACATTTTGCGAGTGTTGTGCTGTGGTCTTCAAACTCAAATGGTGTAGCGACAGCACCAGCCTCAAACTGGACTCCAGTAACCTGCCAATAGTTACCCACCGTAGATGCAACATTGGGTTGACCAACATATCGGTTTGCGTTTGTTGTTGTCGCCCAAACAGTACTCAGCGTTCCAGATGTGTAATTACTTCCAGCGACCAAAGCAAACTGAACAAATAGGCTAATTTGATTGTCGTTATCAAAAGCACCTGTTGTGTCAGCAGGAAAAGTTATGATCTTCTTTTCCCAAGTCGCTGAAGCAGAAATCGTATATGGTGCCGATACCGTGCGTGTGTTATCTGGGTCGGACAAGTTCGCAATATATGTTCCAGTCACATTTGATTTTACCCAAAACGACAAAGTGAAAGGTTTTGCAGACGCAGTACCTTTTGCGAAGTGTTGAAGATTTTGACCCTCTATGCGTTGTTGAAGAGTCAATATGTCACCAGCATCAGGAGAGGCATCGGCAGTAGTGCAAAGCATCTTTAGCGATTTTCTAAATCCTGTACCTGTTGGTGCATCATTTTCCACAGATTGAGTCCAAGTTCCAGCAGTTATAAGTTGTAAGGCAAAACGGTCAGCCGTGAAATAGGTGTTAGCGGTAATTGATGCTGAAGAGGTTCCACGTTGATGTATCTGCATGGCACCGTTGTGGATCACATTACGGTTACGGTTACGGTCAAGTCCAGACCATGAGGTTCCATCCCAAACGGCAGATTGGTCTACATCTGTCATGTAAATGACTTGCCCAATATATGGTGACGCAGGACGAGTAGACGACGTGCATACACCTGGTTGCATGATTGATGATGAGCCAATAACAGATGAAAGAGGCATTAGTACTCCTTAACCAACCAACTGTATGGAAAATTGAGTAAATCTATCGCTAGTAAAGTTGTACAAAGCACCTTGATTTATACGGAAAACAATATAATCATTAGCGTTTAACGAAACAACACTATCTATAGCCACTGTGTCATATGTTGAGGCTTCTCTGTAGGCATGACCCCAGTTGTTTGATGAACTTGGTGTGTCGGTGTTAATACCAACAGTAACACGACCAGCACCAGAACCAGTATTAAAGAATGGATTAATAGTAATTCTATAAACACCAGCAATAGGGACTGTGAAACGTCTTGTTGTGGCGTTGTATGTAATTCCACGAGAAACCCAAAATTCATCAAACGGGATAATTTGGTCAGAAGCCAAAGCACCAGTAGCAAAAGAACCAACACGACCAGAAATAATTGGTTGGTTAGCCATGTTGACATAACCAGCACTGCTGATAACTAAACTAGTTGCTGAGGCAACAGATATCCAAGCAGAACCATTCCAAACTCTAACTGCACTAGTGTCTGTTTCATAAATAACCATACCTACATATGGGTTAGCAGGACGATTAGTAGAAGTACAAACTCCTGGGCGCATGCCCTTATCTGATGCTGAAATACTCATGCTATTACCAAACTACCAGAGGCTGTAAACGTGTGAACTGTGTAAGTTCCTACTGTTGTTTTTGTTCCACCAGTAATGGTGTAGCCAGTTGCATCTGTTGTTGTATAACGGCAAATTACAATACCTGAACCGCCAGCACCACCGTTACCACCACCAGTTGCACCGCTTCCAATTCCACCCTGACCACCTCCGCCACCACCAGTGTTTGCAGTCCCTGCTGTACCAGCAGCACCTTTACCACCTGCTCCACCTCCACCAGTGCCCCCCGAGCCAGCAGAACCAGAAGAAGCGTTGTAAAGACCACCGCCTCCACCGCCAGCAAAATATGTTGCAGTGCCATTTATAGATGTTTGAACGCCAATACCACCGTTCCCAGTTGTACCACCTGTTGCACCAACAGCACCTGCTCCGCCGCCGCCACCACCTCGGTAGATTTGAGTAGTGCTACCCTGACCACCTGCGTAACCTTGTCCTGATGTTCCAGAAGCACCAGCAATATTGTTTTCGCCACCGCCACCGCCACCAGAGCCACCAGCAGACGGATAATATCCTGCGTCGTAAGGACCACCACCTCCACCACCTAGTGAGATTATTGTGCTGAAGACTGAGTTTTGACCTACAGTGCCCGTTTGGTATGTTCCGTCACCAGACCCTCCTGCACCACCAGCACCAATAGTTACTGTATGTGTTCCTATTGGCAAACCTAAAACAGATTCAATGGTGCTACCACCACCAGTTGATTCGCCAACAACGGATGATCGGTAGCCGCCTGCGCCTCCACCACCAGCATATGGTCTTCCACCGCCACCACCGCCAGCAACAACAACATATTCAATAGCAAGAGTGACTGAGTGTTTAAAACCTGCAGACCATGCAGTGCCAAGCCACGCACGTACTAATTTTGTATCAGTTTCAAATATTGTTTGACCTACAAAAGGTGAAGCAGGGCGAGTAGTACTAGTGCAAACACCTGTTCTAATAGAACCAAGACCGTAGGCAGAACTAAGACCCATTAGGCGGTTTGCTTCTCCCAGCCAACGGCTGTAACTGTTACTTTGGCGGCTGTATCTGACAAACCTTGCAGTGTCTCACCAGCGGTTAATACGATGGCGGTGTCAAACACCATGAGATCGTTTGCGCCAATAGGAAGAGCCGACATCAAACGGTTAGCGGCTGTTGCGGCTGAACCAATAGCCAACGTTACAGTACGGTCAATGGTGTCAGTGTTACAGATAATAATCTGTTTAATGATGTCAGCGTACCCTGTAGCGGCTGTAGCAATGACTGTGGTCGTTGTTCCTAGTTGAACTGGGCCACCAAGCCGTGCTTCGTTTCTGTCTCCGATTGCCATTTACGCTCCTATAGCCATAGTTACTAGTGCTCCTTCAGATGAAGTATTTAAACCACCGCCACCTGCCGCAATTGTTTCCCATTTTACTCCATAGGTTGCGGCTGGATCAACGGTAAGAACTTGTCCTGTTGTGCCAACTGACAACTTGGCGGCAGTATTATCTGCGCTACCAACAAACATGTCACCTTTAGCATCTAAAAGATTAAGTAAGTTGTTTACAGGTACAGCACCAACTTCTGTCCATGCACTGCTGTAATAGATGTAGGTACCACCGTTAAGAGAATTAAACCAAACTTGTCCTGTTACGGGGCTGGATGGGGCGGTATCTGAAACAATTGCTGTTGGGGCAAGTCCACCAACTTCAACCCAGAATGAGTCGTAGTAGATGTACGTACGAGCCGTGTCTGACTCAAACCAAAGGTTTCCTGAACTAGGTGATGCTGGAGGTGTTTGAGAGACAGTAACACTGGCTCCACCGCCTCCCGCTGATGCGGCTGTCCATGCGGAGCCGTTATAGGTAAGGACATCTCCAGCGGAAGCGCCACTTGTATTGACGTCATAAATATCGTCAAGAACAACACTTGCCATTGCTGTTGAGTGGTCTAGTGCATCATGGCGAGCGTCGGTTAAGTACTGAGTGTGGTCATCATCTGCAAGACCAGTCATTGACCCGTGGTCGGAAACAGGTGTTGAAGGGATTGCATCACCGCCAGAAGAGACACGGCGTAAGTCGTAAATACCACGAATAGCAGCATTTACAGAGTTAGTGAATGAATCGGTTCCTTGGAATACAACCTTATGCAATGGGCGGAATTCAAAGATTGGGAATCCGTCAAGGTTAAGGTCTTCCCAAATAGCCGCTTCTGCTTCGCCAATGGTGTTGTATGAAGCCTGCCCCATGATTGCAATGACTGGCTCATTCAGGTTGTTCGTAGCAATAATCCAAGAGATAGCAAACTTATTGTTATCAATGTCTACCGTTGACCAGTTTGGTGCGCTGTACGAGTTATATCTTGGGCGAGAAGTACCTTGTTTAAATGCAAACTCTGTTGCTACATCTTTAGTCCAATGCGAGTTCAGTTTGTAGAAAACTGGAATCTCAGCATTGCCTTCAAGTACCTGTTGCCAAGTATTTGCTGTAGGGGTGTTTGAATGAACAATGTCAACCTGGAGGTCTTCGTCAAAGAATGTTCCACCAGCAAGGTCAAACTTGGCATGAGCATCAGATGAGCCGTTGCCAACAATTGAGTAGTTTGATACACCAAAACCGTTCGCAATGACAGCACCACGAGTTCGGTGAAGATATTCGTGTGTTGCCCAGTCAAGGGTTATACCGTGTCGTTCATCGGCAAAGAAGTATGCCTTATTGTCTACTTCGTTCCAGTAGATATAGGCAGTTGGGGTATCAGTATCCCAAGTGAAATATGTTGTCTTGTACGCCAGAGCACCTGAAGAGTTAAAATAAATGTAGTAAAGACCAGAAGTGTCTGGAATAGTAACCGTTGAAGTGGTTGTTTTTACAAAGCGCTTTCCAGCACACCACACGGTGTATGAAGCAGAAACTGGAGCAATAGAGAATGTGCGTGTGCCTTCATTAAAGGAAATTACGCTGTCGTCTTTGTTCTCGTGACCCATCGGTTCATTTGATGGGCGAACTGTGTTAACCCAGTTTGTTCCGTTGTATACAAGTATTTGACCATTGGTTGCTGATGTAATGGTAACGTCAGTAAGACCATCAAGGTTGGTAGCACCAACAGTTGAGGAAGCAACGTTTACCCATGCTGTTCCGTTCCACTGGATTAGATCACCGTTTGATGGAGAAGGTGCGGTTACGTTTCCAATGTCATCTAGGCTTGCAACACCACCAGAACCACCTACTTCAACCCATGATGAGTCATAGTAAACGTAGGTTCTGGCGTTAGTGGAGTTAAACCAGAGGTCGCCCACTTCTGGTGATGCAGGCGCTGTATCAGAAACAGTAAGTGAGGCACCACCTGATGCGGCAACATCTCCTGGAACAAACTTGACACCGTTAAAGACAAGTGCTTGAGTTGTTGTTGCACCTGTAGTGTCAATTTCAATGTTGTCTACGAATAGAGCAGGAGTTTTAAAAGTGTCATCTGTCTTTAGAACATCAGCAGAATCACGATAAAGGTTTACGTCCCCAGCAGATGCGCCAGAACCCCAAGTAAGACGACCGCCTGCTTCAACTTTTAAGCGAGAAAAGGTATCTTGGTCAACATAAACGGTGACAGCATCAGAACCAGCAGACGCAAGTTGCTTGACAGTAATAGGTACTGTAAATTTCTGTGCCACGACCTCAATCGCTTCCTATGTTGTGACCCCTCAAGGTCTATTTAATTACTAACCTACTACAACAATAGTGTAATCGTTAGCAGAGATGGTGCCGTACAAGACAACTGAGAGAGTGTCTGCGTTAGCACGGGTCACGTCCCCAATTACCGTTGCACCAGTTGATACTTCGTAAATCTGCACGTTTACATCTGTTGTATTAAAGTTGTGAGTAACTGTGGTGGTTGATACACCTGTGCTACTTGCGGCACAACCCTGCTTGGCAATACGAGCAAGTGTTGAGGTTGATGTTGTGACTGCACCAGCACTGGTTTTAATACCAAGGTTCGTACGAGCAGTTGCCGCATCACTTGCGCCAGTACCACCGTCTGTAACAGCAACGTCTGTACCGTTCCATACACCCGTGGTGATCGTACCAAGGGTTGTAATGCTGGATTGACCAACGTAGTTGGTAGAGATGTCTACAGCGTCTGAACTGACCGAGATACGGTCTGTTGTACCTACAACGTTGAGGGTGTTCCCAGTCTTGGTAAGACCGTCACCAGCAAAAATGGATCCAGCAACCGAGAACAAAGCCCATGTGAGACCAGTTACACCTACGTTGATGGTTCCGTTGGTGGTGAGTACCCAACCGCTGTCTGCGTTGAGTGTTCCTTCTTCAACAAAGGTGAATGCACCAGGAGTTACTTCTGCGTTAGAGTCAAAGTCTGTTGCACGAACTGCGGCACCTGAAGCCTGAACAACGTAGATACCATTCTCAGATGCTGTGCTCTGGTCTTTAACGAGAACACGGTCACCAGCAACAAGCGTTACGTTGGTGTCAAGAGTATCGCCAGCCTCAAGTTGGTTTGCAAGGTTTACAGGGCCAGTAGTTGCGGCACGAACTGATTGCTTAACATCAAGCCCTGAACGAGCAGCGTCTACATAACCTTTAGTTGCGGCGTGTGCGTCATCGGTAGGAGTGCCAAACTTGGCTTGACCGTTAGCGTCACGGATAACCAACTTGTTGGCGGTTGCTTCTGAAGTAGCATCTGCCAACTTTGAGAAGTCTGAAGCCGATAGAAGACCAGCACTTGCTGAAGTAGCAAGGTTTGGTGTAATGGTAATAGCACCATTAGATTCGTTAATAGTAAGGGCGGTTGACTGGGAACCAGCAGAGGTAACCCCAGTGATCATCTTTCGCCATGCGGAGGCGGTAGCGTCGTAAACCTTAATAGTACCTTCAGTGCTATTAAAGATCATGCGACCATCAAAGTTGCCCGTGTTAGGGTCGGTGCCTACAACCTCAAACGTGCCGTTAAGCAGTTGATTCTGATTGAGGTCAATATTAGTTAGAAACTTTTGAGCCATTAAGATTCCTTACGTGAGGTAGGCATAGCCAGAGAACGCTGATGTAAAGTTTACTACAACTTGTGTGGTACTTGAGTAGGTAACTTCCCCGATAACTACTGTTTTGGCGCTATCCACAATGGAGACCGAAGGGTAGCCACCTAAAGCATGGTTAATTGTCCATGTTGTAGCGACTGTTCCTTGAGTGTGGACGTGGCGAACAGATGCGGGGTAAACAAGATTTAGTACTTGATTTGGAGCAATACCAGTAATATTGGCGCTTGCGGTCTCGGCAACCGTAACTGTCCCAATGCTAAGAACGTTTGGAGGGCCAGCGACACCTGGGTCATGAACTTCAATTACTTGGTCAGCAGGATCCGTGACAGTAGAAACCGTTTTCTTCTGCGTTACCGTAACGTACTTGTTCGGTTGCTTGGTTACCTCAACGGTTTTGGTGGTCATGCGGGCGGTGTGGAGATAGCGGCTTCTACAACAACAGTTCCAGATGCCAAACAATCCCAATCACCAGCCGAGTCCTGAACAAACAAATCAAAGTTGTAACTACCTGCGGCAATTGTGTTTTTGTCTGAAATATGCATTTCTAATGTGGAACCAGCAATTGGAGCAAGATAACCTCGGCGCTCCACAGGGAGTGCAATAACGGTCGCTTCTGATGGGGTAGACGAGTACCAGCGCAAGTCCAACACAGTGGTGCCTGCGGTGTCCTTTGCCTGCATGTAGGCGTTCTGAACGGTAAGGACGTCGCCATCGGCGTCTTTCCATGTAAATGTGCGACGGAAGTCCACACGTTGCTTGAAACGGATTTCCATTGCCTGTGAGTCCTCCATCGGGGTTATATTGTCAAGAGCCGACACAACGATTGTACCCCGTGCAACAGGGCGCTGAATATCGTCAATAGTGGCGAGGACGTCATATTCAAGTTCTCCTAGAGGGAGGTCTTGGGTCTCTTCGGCGCTCAAGTAGAGCATAATGCCATTTGCACTTGTTATTTCAACAGTCACTTCTTTTTTAGCCAAATTCGTTGTCTGGATAAATGACCGAGCCTCAGTAGGCTTTATCTGTTTACGGGTGCGGCGATCCTTGACAATGATCAAGCGCTCCCAAGGTAACCCACGGACAATTGAATAATTAACGGTGTGGGCACTAGTAGTCATGTTATAAGTTTACTCTACGGAGTCGTCACCTTTTAGAAGGGCGCCAGCGAGGTGTATCACCAAGGAGGCGATTGTAATCCAGATGCCCCACTTCAGTGTCTGCCCGCTAAGGGTAATCAGGACCATGCCCGTACCACCCAGCGTCCAAGCCAGAGCGTGCATTTCATTAATAAGTTTCTTCACAAGTCTCCTAGAAAAAGGTCAGATGGGTTATCTACGTCTAGAAACGACTGGTGCAGGCAATATAAATGATACCGTAGTTACGGCGATGATAACTCTGCGTCCACTGACAGGTATCCCTGATCCAATTGCGGTATAGGTGTCAAAGACACCCTCGTAGATATTTAATTCTTCTTCAAAAGATTCCTTAACGGGTTCTGGGGCATCTTGCACAGCGTCAACAATGGCAAGACCATCCTCTGGGGTTACAGCCGAAGCCACAATCGCATCAAACACCTCAGCCGCTTGCTCTCCCGAAACGCTTTCCAGCACTTTGGCGCTCGTAGCCAGTTCGGTGGCTTGTCCTTCACTTACTCCACCTTCTTGAGAAATGACCAAATCCACTACTTGAGCAACCTGATCGTTTGTAATGGTGTCATTTTCAAGGATATTTACTACTTCCTCAAACTTACTGTCCGACAGTTCAGGAGTTAAAATGGCATCAAAAGTTTGTGTCAAAACTTCATCAGATACTTCTTCGTCAAAAATGGCATTGATTACCGTTGCAAACTCGTTGTCATCAAGTGGGCTACTAAGGATCTCTTCAACGAGGGCAACAGTTGCCTCATCGGATAAGTCTCCGTCAAAAGCAGCCGTAAAGACCGCTTCCAGTTCTGCCAAAGAAAGGTTAGAACCCAGCAAGTTCTCAACAATTGCTCCCATCTCTTCTACGCTTGCTTCTGCGCTAAAGACGGTATCCATCACAATTGTAAGTTCTTCACCTGAAAGATTAGAACTCAGCAAAGAAACTAAGACTTCAGATACTTGCTCGGTATCAGTCGTATCAGCAAGTACGGCATCCATTACGGCAGTAAATTGTTCTGTAGAAAGGTCGGCGCTCAGAATCTCATCAAGTGCATCCGTTATCTCTTCGGTAGAAGCATCGGGGGTAAAGATGTTCTCAAGGATGTCTGTCAATGGCTCTAAATTTGGCTCTAAATTTGGCTCTAACTCAGTTGTGATTGTGGGTTCTTCCACGATAATCTCAGGGGATGTTTCAGTTATCGTGGTTGTTTCTTCGGGAAGCGGCTCCTCTGTCATGGGTTCCTCTACTACTGTCGTTGTGGTGCCTGTCGGCACTTCTACGATCACTTCGGGAACGGGAGGCAATGTAGATGTTGTGGTGGTGCTTGTTGTATTCTCCACTAACGTGGTACTTGTTGCTGGCACTGTTGTGGAAGTTGAAGAAGTAGATGTTGTCGTCGTCTGAGGTTCAGTACTTGTTGTGGTCGTGGATTCCGTGGTCGTTGTCGGCGGTATTGTTGTTGTGGATGACGTCGTCGTCGTCGTTGTGGAAGTGGTGGAAGAAGTAGTAGTTGTTGTAGAGGTACTAGTGGAAGAAGTAGTAGAAGTGCTAGTGCTAGTGGAAGAAGTAGTCGTTGTTTGTGAAATACCGTTCCACAAAGACAAATTACTAATTGTAAGATGACCTGGCTGGCAGCAGGTATCTATTGAGTATTGACGGAACGTGAACACGTCACCCTCGTTGACGGGTACAGACTTGGTTCCTGTCGCATTGTTCTGTTGTGTAAGCAAGGTGTATACACCGTTAACTGCGTACTGCGGTGGATCATAGACCCAACCATCATTGGTTTGATATGACCAAGTGAAATCTATTGTGTCTACATCTGCGGGAATTGTGGTCTCAATTTTGACCCAATGCGCTCCCCCACAAGGTGATCCTTGCGGCGCTAATTGATTATCAGGACCATGCAGAGTTATGGCGTCGTTTACGACTTCAATGTACCCACCACAATAAGTAGACTCACTGTATGTCCATTCACCGAGAGCGTCTGCTTTAACAGAAGTGATTGGCGAAATCCAAGCAAAGAGTGCTACAGGGAAGTAGATCCAAAAGCCTTTACGAAATCTCATGTCCCTCCTTAGACACGAAAGACGGGCCGCCCGCAGGCAACCCGTCCTCGTTGAGTCTCGGTAATACATTGTACTACATTTGTAACAACGTACTTATAAAATAGTTTGGAAAACACCTAATATACCCCTTCACAGCAGGCGTCTCTGGACCCGCACTCAGGGCAACGGTAATGGGCATGTTCTGGGCGCATACGAGCGCCGCACCGAACACACTGCTCGCTACAGTCGGTTACTTCAGTACTTGGAGTTTTACTTCCCATGCACCTGCTCCTACAGACCGAATGTTTAATAAAACAGACGACTTGTAGCCATGAGCCTTAGCAAGACGCATTGCTTGATCAATTGCGTCCTGCATAGCAGGGGTGTGTATCGGGTAAGTAACAATCACATGTATAGTCTACATCATGGATTTATCTGACCTGACTATACCTGCACCGCTTCCTGGTCCTGCTGATTGGAATGATGACGGCTTTGTCATTAAAAAAGGATTGCTTCCAGAAGACCTAATGGTTGCATATGAGCAGTGTTGGGTAGAACATAATGAGGCAAGACCTGGTGGTTGGCCTGACTGTACTCCGTACCGTCGTCACCCAGAAGTATTAAATATTCTTACCCATCACATGATTAACGACACGATGGAACAATTGATTGGCGAACCTGCCGCTGTTCACTTAAACCTAACTGGTTGGGTTACTACTCGCCGTAACTGGCATCAAGACACTTATCTCAATCCATCACACGTTGGTGACTACTACGTTGCAATTTGGATTGCACTGGAAGACATCCATCCAGATTCTGGTCCATTTCAATTTGTTCGTGGATCACACAGGTGGCCTACGGTTACAAGAGAAAAGATCCTTAACGCATTAGACCCATCTGAGCGTGACCATACATGGCCTAAGCACAGTGAGCGCTTGCTCACTCCGTTGTTTGAAGCCGAGATTGAAAAGCGTAATGCGGAAGTAATCACATATCTTCCAAAACGTGGAGATGTTTTGTTCTGGCATGGTCGTTTGCTACACCGTGGTTCTGAACCAAACGTTCCTGGAATGCAACGCAAATCATTAATTGCACATTACTCAGGAGTTAATCACCGACAAGATATGCCTACTGCTGTACCCCATGGTAGTGGTTGGTACTTTCCAATTGATGGAGGAAATGTTCAATGAAACTTTTAAATGTTGGTTGTGGAACACACTACGCACAGGGTTGGGTAAACGCAGATACATGGGAAACAGATGACACTAAACCAGATGTCAAAGTAACTCCTGGTGAACCATATCCTTTTGAAGACAATACGTTTGATGCCATCTATATGGGACATGTATTGGAGCACATTCCTTGGTTAGAAGTATCTACCTTCCTTAAAGATATGCAACGCATTGCTAAACCTAATGCACCGATGCTTATTGTTGGACCCGACGTCCATAAAACTATTAAGCGATGGAAAGACGGACAAGAGCCATGGTGGCTAGTTGAGTCAGTTATGGAGCATTTAGATGTTCCCGACACACATGTCCCTGGTTTGGAATGGTGGGATGGTGCACACCATCATTGGAACTGCCACGAGACAAGAGTTGAGAAGTTATTGACTTCGTTGGAGTTCAATAGCATTGTTAATCAGTTTGATGTAATACCTAATGATCCAAACGGTAAGTCATGGTTTGACGCAGACAACCAGATTGAATGGCCTGTTGTAGGTAAATACTATTGGCAATTAGCCTTTAGTTGTAAAAACCTTATTTAATCCAAATACCAAGTCTTTCAACTTCATTACCACTGTCACTAACAAATTTAAAACCTTCTGGCATAGGGTCTGCTTCGTCAAACCACACAGGGATCATACAAGTGTTACCGTAAGCAAAGTCAGGGTTACCTCTTAAATGAACTTCTATAAGTTTGCCATTAATAAATTCACAATTTATAGTTTTGTATTTAGTGGTTAGGTGTTTTAAGAAGGTAGGTAATGGGTAAGTCTTACTGGTCTTCTCCCAGTAAATAAACCTGCTGTACGGGTGTTCTGAATGCTTGACACCAACAACAGACAGTATTGGCTTACCTAACTCGTAATCAATGCTTAAATGCTCACCTGTAAAGATTTCACACCAAAACTCACCTGGGTGTAGATGATTTGTACTATCTGTGAGATACTCAACACGTGCTTTAGCACCCATGCCGTTAATATTCATAACAGGCTTAACAAAGTAGTTATCAGGTTTTGGAACTGTTACACCTGCGGGACCGCAAGTATGACCAGCATGTCTTGCAACGATTAATTTATCAAAGACCCATAAGTCTTCGTTAGATACAAACCCAATCCACGCAATGGCGTCTAGGGATGGTTGCATACTATTCTTGGTCGTCAGGGATCCCGTTACCGTCTTTGTCTTCACTGTTACGTCCTGTGGAGATCATTAGACCTGCCAACGTACCTGTGATAAATGTTGCTACGGAAGAAAGAACACCGAAGAACATCTTGTCATTCTCGGCTTGAGCGCCAATTGGCTGTGTGACGAATACGAGTGCCCAGAGCACACCGATGGTTGTAATCATGAGAACAAAGCCAAGCATGCATCCGATAACGAACTTAAGGCGAGCATCTAGTTCTGCTGGTGTCATACGCTTTTTCATGGGGCAACTGTCTCCTCTGTAGGAACGGTGTCAATAAATAAAGATCCTGAAAGCGGATCAAAGCCGAGCAATACGTCGGGGCATGCTCCATCTACTTCACATGCTGGTCTTTGGCACTGTGGCGCTTCCCAGTTTTCTGGGTCTTGGCACTCATAACGGTACTTACCGTCATAGCCACAACTTGCAAGCAAAACAACAGAAATAAAAAGTAGTTTCTTCACCTACCAATTATAGATGATTAGACCTTAGAGCGCCTCTTGAAGTCCGTGTGGGTACCAAGGTATGAGTAAGTCTCATACTCTGGCTCTTCTTTAGGTGCTGGCGAGGTGTATTCGTAAGATTCTACAGAGCGCATTACAAAACGATGAAATGAACGAATAGCGAATATAATGGCGGCGGCAATAAAGAAGGTAGTCATAAGGGGTTTAAGTATAACCGATTTGGTCATGATTCATCCTCCATTGGAATAAAAGCCACGACCGACCAGATTGACGGCTGGAGAGAAGTAGACAGGGCGTAACTGCTCACCGCAGTCTGGACAATTGATTACTTGTTGTTCGTCATAGATACTGCGGGTTTCTTCATGACGGTGGTCATTCCCGCATTTGTAAGCATATGTTGGCATGACAAAAGTCTAGTCGTATTGAACGGGGATTTCTGAACGTGGGTTGATGTCATTGGCAACCGCAATGCGGTGGTGCCCATCTTCAATGACAGGACCTTTGTAATCGGCTCCAGGAAAGTAATCGTACATACGACCACGAACACTGAAAGGATGTTGACCTATTGTGATTGGGTCTTGTACACCTTCACTCTTAATTTCATTGTACAAACCTTCAGTTTTTGCTTCTTGTACTTTACGAGAAGTTACTTGAGGAAGATCTTTGTACTTTTGTGGTTTATCAGTTTCTGGCTGATCTAACGGGATCATATCCATCAACTTGTGTGCAGGGATGAACATAGCCAATTGGGCTTCGTTCAGGACATGCTTCTTTTTACCCATTAGCGTTTGTAACGAGCACCTTTTTTACCGAGGTTTACACGACCTAGATTATCAGATACATCCTCACCAGTTTCTGGATCAGTCATGGATCCTGGGCGAATCTTTAGAGGCTTACCGCCACGCATGCTGGGACCAATGTTCCCTTTGACAAATGTGTTACGTGTCTTAGCACCTGTTGGACTTTCTAAATGCTTTTTAAGTTGTTGAGCATCTATTGCCATAGCGGCGCCGTCTAATGAAACATTTCGGCTGTGCCCAATAAGACGGCGAGTGTTATCAAGAATGCTGTAAATAGGCTCACCCAAGGCTTTCATAGCAGGGGTGTGCATATGGACGTTGACGGGCGTGCCTCTAAGACCAATCATGGACTCAGGACTAATAATACGGACAGGTGCTCCACGAACAATATGCTCTTCAGAAAACTGAATGCTATTGAAAGCACGCCTACTAGTCATTATTCAATTCCTGGGAGTTTCATCTGCTCGCCTTGCATAGCAGGTCGTTTTTCACGCTTATTTAATCCAGCAAGTTTGTAGGCTGTTTGCCTACCTTCAGCAATAGTTTGATTTGACAAACGATCATGATCACTAAAGTCAAGGTGTTCTGGACGATGAGCCATACTCCACTTAGTGTCGTCATTCCTATTTAGTGTTTGCCTACCTGATTCGTTACTTACGGCTCCCTTAATGGCTCCCTTTTCTATTCCTCTACGAGCCAACCTACTGCTGTATTGCGTCATACTGCTAGGGCTGTGGAACTCCGCATCAGGGTGATCGTTCATAGCAATACCTATAAGGGTAGGTAAGGAACCACGCAATGTAGGGTGCACGAAAGCATTCTCAAATTGAACTTTACGTGGCTTACTTGTAAAAAACTCTGTAGGTACAGGAATGTCTTTGCGAGTTTCCGCAGGAGCATTGTGGTCTAATGCAGCACGTAGTTTCTTTGTAGGTTCAGGGTTACGTGTTGCAACCATGTCGGCTGTTGCTTTTTGGTTTTTGTCCCACATGTAGTGTTGGCTAATACCAGTATCTAAAGTCTGTTGGGCGTGTGGGTACCTAGGGTCATGGGTGTTTGCTTTTAGGTTGTCCATGTTTTTTTGATCAAAGTCAAAGTTAACAATGGTTTCAGCAGGTTCAATGGTCTCTACTGCGATATGCCCATACGGTGTGTGAGTTGGGGGTTTCTTAGACATCTCATCAAACTGGTTACCGTGAACCAACTTATCCCCGACAATGGAATACTTACTGTTTCTACCACCGTACCAGTGGCTATCTTTCTTATAAAACTTAGCCACGATGCTTTATATTAGTATTCTGATCCTGGGTTCATGACCATATGTGCAATGTCACGATAATCACAGCAACGTGGACAACCACAGTCACCCGCTACTGCACCAAGAAACGCCGCCTGACGCATAGGGCGGGTTGTAGGGTTTGGCTGATCAGAGGAACCAATACGCTGTCCAGAAATGCTTGGAGCGCCCTCACTTGGAGAACTTGGATCAGGGTTGTTTCGGTTTACTTTGCGTTTTGCCATGTACCGATTGTACAACTAAACAAAATTACCCGCTCACCCCAAAAGTATCACTGATGTATACGAGTTGTCAAGACCTTTTAGCGAAAAAATACACATGTATATTTCGTACACACGTCAGATGGCAGTTAAACTAAGTGTGTAAAGGCTAATAAGCCTCTGTATTAGTGCCTTAACCTACAAGTTGTACTTTCACCAAAAAATTGTGTCTACTTGTCTTCCATACCAGGGAGTTGTGGCTGACTGAACTGAGGACTCAACGGCTTAGGGGTATTTTTACCAATACCACGGAGTTCCTTGTAGTGTTGCTTTGCCGAACGCATGGTTGAATCAGGGATCCTCTTAGTACTAGATGTACTAAACGGTGTAGCAGAAGAAACCATGTCTCTATTATCAAAGTCGTAAGAGTTTGTAACGTCTAGTCCTGGGTTATCTTCACTGCGCTTTACAGGCAGTCCTAGTTTTTCGGCATGTTCAGTCATGCGTGAACTATGCTCTGACAGGTCATCTGATGCCGTAAGGTCACCATACTTCTGATGAAGGTATGCTCCCATGACAGGGATATGGGCTTTCATGGATGTATGAGCAAAAGCCCCACGTACTTCTGTAGAGGCAGGCTCAGGGGTAAACATTTGAGAAGTTGTTTTATGGATTTCATTTATGTTTTGTGCGTAAACTAAGCCGTAATAACGACGACTGTACTGCCTCCCACTTGGGTTAGGTTTGTTTTTGTACTCTTCATGAGCCTTAGCCGCCTCTACTGCGTAGTAGTGGGCCTTGTTAGCCTCACCTGTGAGTTCATGCCTGTCAAATCCTGTTGCATCAAACACTTTTTGACCTGCTTGGCTTCGTGTAATTTCAGAATTGTCTTCTAATTGCTTGAAATTCTCACGCTCACGGGCTGGTTGGTGTCTAACGGTCATAGTTGCACGTGGGTACATACCACGAGCGTTAGGGCGGTCACTAATTGCGTGAACTTCTTCGTAAGTCAATCGTCCGCCATAAGGAGTCTGGTCTGAGTAGTATTTAGTCATTACTCGTCCTTTGTAGGAAACTGCTGGTTGGATAGGTATTCACGCCTTCTTTTGGTGTTTCTGTATTTTACTTTTGGTAATGTGATTTCACCAGAAGACAATCCGTGTAAGTAATCTTCTTGGGCGGATTGGATATAGTCTCCCCATTCAGCCTGATTAGGGCGGATACGACCCATATTGCGAGGACCCATTGAGATGTCGCCGTATTCTTCCTGCTCTACATCGTCTGTATATCTGCCCATAGGTTTACGAGGCTCTGAGTCTCCTTTTAACGATGTGTAGTTAGTTACACGCTCTTTAGCCCGAGGCGGAAGTGGCTTGCGAGGATCCTGCATAAACTAATTATAGACGGTCATCACCAAAAAATTATGCAGATACTACTGACCCATCTTCTTTTTCCAGTTTGCACCTTCATCAGATGAGGTCGGACCAATATCAATTGGACCATAGTGTGACTCGGCGGCGTTAAACATTGCGGTGGCTACACCTCTGTTTTGATACCGTTTGTTTGTAGCAATACCGAACACTACGTGCTCACGCTCTTGTCCAGAATTAAAACCGAGCATGACGCCTAAGCGACCAGTAACGGTCTTACCACTGCGTGCTTCAACATCACCGAACGGGTTCGTACGGATCGTGTGCTCTTTACCACGCTTGTCTACGAACTGGTGGCTGAGACTCTCATATGCTGACATGTACTACGCTCCTGGTCTCTGGTCTACAGAATAACGTACAGGTACTTCCATGTTTGGGTCAATATCATGGGCTGTGGCAATACGATGGTCACCATCCCATACTCGTACACCAGAGCCATAATTTGTTAGACGCAGGTGTACAGGGGTTTGAACCCCTTCTTTTTTAATATTGTCGTAAAGACTCTCTTTTTTACCCCCATATGGGTGTCCCTCTTTAGATTCTCGCAATTTTGTAGCACGTAGGTTAGGAGACTCAGCCATAGGAAGATAACCTGAACTAGATGTTTCCTCACCTGCGGCGGGGTATGTCATCAGTTCCCGTGCAGGGATAAACATGGACAACTGACCACTGAGGTGCTCTTGTGCGGGCATTTATCTAGTATAGAGGGTTACTTAACTTCAAGCACATTCTCTGGAGGAATGTGACCCCAGTGCATTGCTGAACCTGTTTGGCGAAGGCTATTCTTCCAGTCACTAGAATCATCAGTACGTAGTTTAGACTCATCAAAATTTCTATTTACGCTTGTGTGTACAGGATCCTCAAAGGAGTTCCAGTCCACTTGCAGGTTTCTTGGGTTTACACGGACTTTTACGATTGCTGGGTCTTTGTGCATACTGGCGTAGTGTTCAGCCAATTCATGGTCAGGTGTTACATAAACATTGGGCTTACCGAGTCCTGTGCGTGCACCTATCCCATGTTCTTTAATGTCTTGAGCGTTCTCTTTTGAAGTCCCATGGTACATATGCATGTGGAACTGGTCGGGACTAAGAGCCATAGTTTCAAGTATAGGGCTATTTGGGCGGGTTGGGTGGTCGGTCGGATTTTTGGATGGGGCTATTGCGGTGGAGCAGTTCGGGTGGGGCCTGTTGTCTACCCCCCGCCTCCGCTCGCCCCCTCACTTAACCATGGGGGGTTATCCACAGCCCGCTCCATGCCCTGTATGGCTCGCATGGGTTATCCACAGGTACCCCTGTGTACAGCCTGTGGATACTGTGGAACATCTCTGTGGAACATTGGGGGCGAACACCCGTTTGTGTGACGTTCGTCACGTGTGACCATCGTCACATGGATTGTTCCAATCGTGTGACATTCGTCACAAACCCTTGACAAACGCCAAAACGCCTCAGACGCACCACAATGCGTTCTCAGAGGAGGAGGGAGGGATGTAAGGGGTCAAGGCGGGCAGTGGTACAAAGTACCCTCAGAGAGGCTCTCGTACGCCTACGAATAGGGCTATGAGCCTTGCTGGGTAAGGGTTTGCGGGGTATGGGTAGGTTACGAAGTACTCGCCACAGCGCCCCAATTGCTATCCACTGCACACTCGCTCCATATCGGCACCTGCACGCAACACAGAGCCTCCTAGGCACCTCTCCTGCCATCCTGCGGTATTCATTGATCAATTGAATTCTGTGGGTATTCATGCCTCCTCTCTCCTGTATCTCCTCCTCCATCCGATGGATGGCTGGTCGTTGGGGGCGCCCAATTCCAGCCCTGTCCCCGCCGTCCCGAGGCTCCAGCCCATGCTGGGCAAGGCTCAAAAGAATTCTCAGGAATTGTTTAATTGGGGGTTGACAGATGTACCCCATCTGTGCGTTTAATGGGGGTGGAGGGGGATGCGTCCCCCGCCTCGGTTCCTTGACAAGTGGCAGGTACGGCACGCAGGCTTCGCCCTGCGCATTTTGCGTTCCTGCCCTCAGAATCAAACATGGTTCAAAATTCCTCAGCGTCACGGGCTGGCTTCGGCTGGCTCGTGGCGCTCAATGAGGGCTGGAGGCATTCCCCCTGCTTCAGCCCTGATTGAGCGCACAGCGCTCCATTGGCACACAGCCAATGCAGTCCTGAGGAGGACACACCATGGATATTCAACTATCAACACTCAATCCTGTGGAACACGATTTGCTGTACATGGAGCGCCTACGGACAGCGTCCAAAGCGAACTACCAGTACCGAATCACCAGCCACTACTTGATCAGTGCCTATGGCAAGGAGTTGCGTTGGAGCAATGGCTACGGAAGCCGTGACAGCGTTGCTGTCGTGGACTACCGCACCGATCCAATGCCCACCGAATATGCACAAGCACGTCTCATGGAGTTGTACGGCGAAACTGCCGAGGCAATGTTCAATGACGGCGTGGTCGGCATTTACGGCTCACTGCCAACCCGTGAGGCTGAACGCTTCACTGAGGCTCGTATCGCAATGGAGGATGCACGGCGTGACCTGCGTGAGTGTGACACCGAATATGACAGCCGTCCTTGGAGTCGTTACTTCTTGGTCACGTCATCGGATGGGCACATTCACTCCAGCACACAGTGCTCCACCTGCAATAAGGGCGTCAATGACACTGAGTTTGCACTCGTGCCTTACCTCAGCGGATCCAGTGCCGATGTTGCGGTTGCCGATCTCGGATCGGCGCTGTGCTCGGTCTGCTTCCCTGATGCTCCCGTGGAGTCACGTGAGCAGGTCAAGATCAGCGCCAGCGTGGCGTTGACACTTGCCGAGCAGGGCGTGGAGGCATTCCAGCAAGCCCGAGCCAAGGCTCGTGCGAACGCTGTGAAGCGTGCTCAGGAGCGTTGCGAAGGCAGTGGTCAACCAACGGTCAGAAGTGATCGCTGGCATCATTGCCCAGTATGCGGATATGGACAGCGTGCGGACGGTAAGTCCCGTGCACATCGCCGTCCTCGCTTCTACGCCACCAAAGAGGTCGGCTACGACACCAAATACTGGAACGGCACCACGTGGGCGCCATCAACCAAGAAGGTTGACCTACTCACTCGTGAGCAGGCTGAAGCCGTCTTGGTGGCTCACGGTGGCTCACGAGTCATTCAGGATTGATCATTCCCCCAGCGCCTAGGGCGTGCCCGTTCAATCGGGACTGGGGACTACTGGCACCCGCCAGTTACAACGACCTGAGGAGGTCAAGCCATGAATACAGAAGCAATCTACGACAAGGTGCAGGCAATCCTTGATCGTGCCAATCACCCGAACACGCCACAAGCGGAAGCCGAGACGGCTCTCGCCATGGCACAACGGCTCATGATGAAGCACGGTCTTGAAGAGTCCGCATTCGCCAAGGCTCAAGATCGTGACGAGAACATCGTTACCGATCAGATCCCAATCAGTGGTCAATGGCAACTTCGCCGTCTCGGTCTTGCTGGTGCAATCGCTAGTGCCAACTCTGTTGCCAACTACCGCTCCACATCGTGGGCGGATGGCAAGAAGTCGTTGGTGTTGGTGGTGTACGGCACTGCTGGTGACATCTTCGCTGTCAAGACACTGTTTGCATCGGCAGACTTGCTCGCTTCTCGTGTGATCCCAAAGGGTGATCGGTCATTCCGCAATGCGTGGTGGCTCGGATTCTCCTCGGGAGTGCGTGAGGTGTTGCGCAAGTCCAAGAACGAAGTGATCGCAGAGCAAGGTGCTGGCACTGGGCTGGTGCTCGCTGACAAGTTCAAGCGTGCAGACGCTGAGATGCGTTCAAAAGTCAAACTCAAGTCCAGTGGGTACTACAGGTACTCATCGGGTAACGGTTACAACGCTGGTCGTTCTGCTGGTCGTTCGTTCAACACTGGTGGCATCGGTAACGGTGTCGCTGGAGCGCTCGGACGATGAGCATCCATGCATACATGGAGGTAGTGCGGGAGGGCGTTGCAAAGCGCTCTCCCAAAATGCCCGAACATCAAGCCACGGTGTATGCAATTGAGAATGTGGTGGAGCGTCACTTGCCATCGCAAGTGATCGCTACCAAGAACGCATTCGCTTGGCTGGATCGTGTGTGTGAGACCGAAGGCTGGGACACGCCGATGGTTGATCGCATCCGATCCACCAAGTGGGCAGGTGTCGCTAGTGCCGAAGGCAATGTCATCGGCATCAGTGGCTCCAGCACGACAGCACTGGTACTGGCTCACGAACTCGCTCACATCGTGTGTGGCGAGCGTGGTCACAATGAGTGTTGGCGTAATGCGTTCGTGAACATCGTCCGAGATCACATCTCGGTACAGCATGCGTCACTCCTGCATACCTTGTACGAGCGTTTCCAACTTCAATCAGGTCAGTGGAGGCTGACCGACACATCACGAGTGTGAACTCGTGGTGCTGTCATGGCTCATCGGCGCAAGTTGGTGAGTCATGACAGCATCATCCGATGCTGAATAAAGCGACCTGAGGAGGTCAACCATGAAAACATCAGAGATCAAGCAGATCATTGCCAAGGATCCGAACGCCGTGTTTCGCATTGGCGGTCGTGGTCGGTACACGCACTACGGCTCAATCACAGAGATTAAAGAAAATGTCGTGGACACTTACAGCAGTTGGGGTCGCAAGACGGGCACCCGTGTCAATGTGTTATTCACAGTGCGTTACGAGTACTTCACTAGTGGCACTGAGGCTCATTACGGCTACCCCGAGAAGTTGCCTTCAGTAACACTGGAGCGCAACACTTGGACTAAGCCACGTGACATTGAATGGCACGTGTCGGACTTCGGTCAGACCATTGAAGAATATGTGGTAACGACTGACGCCGAAGTGAAGGCTGACTGGCAGGCAAAGAAGGACAATGACAATGCCAAACAACAACTGATCAACCGAATTCTCAACGACTTCGGAATCGTGTTGAGTGTGGGTGATGAAGCCACTGACAAGCGCTGGGATCACCTAAACGATGAGTTGGACAGACTCAGCCTTGACACATTGAAAATGCTTGTACACAACTACACACCTTCACGGGTGTGATTGGTTCCCCTAGCGCCTCGGGCGTGCCGATTCAATTCGGACTAGGGACTGTGAGCACTCGCTCACTACAAAATACCTGAGGAGGTATAGCCATGGCATATCAACTAACAGACTGGGATCTAGAGCAGATCACTGACACGCTGGACATGTATGAAGCGGGCACCGTGAGGCGGTACTCGGGTCGTGCGATGTACGGCGAGCAGTGTCTCGGCATCGTGACCGAAGATGTGGCATCAGCATTCATGATCCTCGGATCAGCACTCGCTGACTTGGGCAATGACGGTAACGCATTGACAAGAAAACTTCTTCGTGAAGTGCGCCAAGACAGCATGGGTCGTGACTCAGCCGTTGTCTACTTCCCATCCATCACAATGCCCGAGGGTTACGTGGAGGGTGACGAAGACAGCGACAACTAGTCGTAAGTGGTAGTCGGGAGCATCACGGGTTCGCCCGTGATGCCCTCACAGTGCATCGGCGTTGTGTCGGTGCATTGTGAGGGCATACAATTGCCCGTTCAACTAATAAGACCTGAGGAGGTCACCATGGATGCAACTATTCACAAAGTAACTGGGCTTCGGATTGAGAAGACTGGTGACTCACGACTCCACACGATTGATCTCGTGATTGAGTACGAAGACTTGGCGTTCAGCCGTCCCCAGTGGGAGCAGGACAACGAGTCATTCGGTTACGCAAAGTTGGAGTCAACGATCACGCTCTTCATCAGTGACACCGCTGATATTGAGACAGTGTTGTGGAAGGCGATCGCAGATCTCACTTCCGACCTTGCCAATGCGTGAGTAATGAGCAATGGGCAGTCATGGCGCAAGCCATGGCGTGCTCGGAGTGCACTGACCCCCATCGGTGCATTCCGAGGACGCAAGTCCATACTTAGTAATTCAAAACAGAATCTGAGGAGGTTCTTACCATGGGTGCAATAACACCAAAACAGCAAGCGTTCATTCGCACAATGCTCCTTGAGCGTGCTTCAACACTCGGTCTTGATGAGGCTGGCGTTGATCAGTACATCATTGATCAGAAGGTGAATGAGTTGTCAAACAAGTCAGCGTCCACCGTCATTGATGCGATCAAACGCATTGAAATCAAGCGTGTGGGCACCGATCACTTGCCGAAGGCAGAGCGCACCATTGTCAACAAGTATGCGAACCCGTGCACATTGTGCGGTCATCCTGTACCTGTTGGTGCTGGTCATGCATTGCTTATCGGTGGCAAGTGGCAGACGTACCACGCACTCGGTCAGTGCTCCAGCGAAACTGCTGTAGCGCCCGAGCGTGTGAGCAATGAGTTGTTCGGGACATTGCCTGATGGCTTCTATGCAATGAAGTCAACGGGCACCAATGACCTCGTGTTCTATGCGGTGAAGACAAACAAGGGTTTTCATGATCCGAAGTTCAAGGGTCACCGCTCCATCTACCTGATCGTAGGTGGACACAAGGACGAGCGACTCACTGGTGAGCGTGGCGTGAACGCTGTGAAGCGTCTCGTAGCGCTCAACGATGCAGAGCGTGTGCAGGCACGAGCACTGTACGGTCAAGAGATCGGACGGTGTGGTGTGTGCGGGCGTCATCTCACTGATGAGGCAACACGCAAGCGAGGCATCGGCAATGACTGCGCAAGCAGGTTGGGCATCTAGCCCAAGGATGTCATGGCGTAAGCCATGGCGTCCTCACAACACATCGGGCAACTGGTGTGCTGTGAGGACGCAAGTCCACTAACAATTACCTGAGGAGGTAACAGACCATGAATACACAACTAGGAGAACTAAGCGCATTGCTTAGTCGTGTTGAGCGTGTAGCGCCAGCCATCACGGCTGACCCTGCGCTCCATGCGTTAAGCAGTGCTCACGATGGCGAAGTCGCTGTAGACCTCGCCCAACCTCTCTTCCCATTCCAGCGTGCTGGTGTGGCGTATGCACTCAAGCAACGCCGTGCCATCATCGGAGATGAGATGGGGCTGGGTAAGACTCCACAAGGCATCGCAGTAGCAGTGCACGCACACAAGGAGGGACACAAAGTCCTCGTTGTAGTGCCACCATCGCTCCGCATCAACTGGCAACGCTCCTTCGCACTGTTCGCACCGTGGCTCTCAACAGCCATTGTGTCGGGCAACAAGGTGACGGCTCTTCCCAAAGCAGATGTGCTCATTATTGGTGACAGCATCATTGACACTTGGTCAGTGAGGCTCGTCAATGCCAAGTTCGGCGCACTGATCGTGGACGAGGCACACCGTGCGAAGAATGCAAAGTCAGGACGCACCAAGGGCATCGCACATATCGCAAAGTCAATCCCGACTGAAGGATATGTGACGCTCTTGAGCGGAACGATCATCGTGAACCGTCCGAACGAATTGGTCTCGCCATTGTCAATCATTGGCAGGCTTGACCGAGTGTTCGGTGGTAAGTCAGCGTTCCTGTTTCGTTACTGTGACCCGATCCACAACGGCTGGGGTTACGTGTATAACGGAGCAACCAACACCACTGAGTTGAACGACAAATTGCGTGGCACCTGCTACGTGAGGCGTAACAAGTCAGATGTGTTGAAGGAACTACCTGCCAAGCGCCGTGCTCAGGTTGCTACCGAGATCAGCAACACCGATCTCGTGGCATATCGCTCTGCCGAAGAGAACTTCCGTGACTTCGTCATCGCCAATGGCGGTGTTGAAGCGTGGCAGAGAGCCTCTAAGGCTGAAGTGATTACACGCTTGAATGCATTGCGCAGGTTGCTAGGCATCGCCAAGATCCCGTATGTGGTTGAGCACGTAGAAGAACTTGTCGCACAAGGCGAGAAGGTCATCGTGTTCGCACACCACAAAGAAGTCATCGCACAACTAAGCAGTGCTCTTCATGAGCACGGCGTAGTCAAGGTGGCTGGCGGACTCAGCGATGTGCAGAAGCAGGAAGCAGTTGACGCATTCCAAACTGGTAGCGCCAAGGTGTTCATCGGACAATTTCAATCCGCTGGTGTTGGTCTCACATTGACCGCATCATCGCATGTCGTGTTCGCTGAATTGCCATGGGAGCCAGCCTCCGCAGTACAAGCCGAAGACCGTGCGCATCGCATCGGTCAAGACAACGCTGTGGTGGCATGGTGGCTACTGGCTGTAGACAACACAAGCGAGATCCCAACAGTGGACGATCGCATGTGGGCGCTACTGAATGCCAAACACGAGACAGTCTCGGCTGTCTTGACGGGGCATGGTGAGGACATGGGCGCCGAGGGTGCGACAAGCATCACTCAATCGCTCATTGAAGGCATCATCGGCAACGGAGGTTGATCGTGGGCGCTCGGCGCCTCATGGTCGGCGCCAGTAGCGACAGACGATGTGTTCTTGTCCTCACGAGAACCCATCACAGTGCATCACGGGCGCAAGCCCGTGGTGTTCTGACAGTACATTGGCACACCGCTTGTGTACTGTCAGAACATCACCCGATGTTCAAGTAACAACGCCTGAGGAGGCACCATGAAAGTAAGTCAAGCAATCAAGTTATTGAGTGAGATCAACCCTGACGAAGAGATCGCTATCTCTTGGTGGGAATCAAACTTGTTCACTGACAAAGACAACAACCAACTATTGGCAGACTCAGAACTGTGGCTCAAGGCAGTCGCAGTGTTTGACGCCAACGGTGGTTACGACAGCGTCAACCAATTGGTATGGGATTACCTCAATTACGACATCAATCAAGAAGGAGAGTTTTAAATGGACATTTCAGAAGCAATTCAAACAATGATCACTAATCGCCACCTCAAAGAACACGAAATAGTGGTGAGGTGGTCGTGGTGCGACATCCAAGCGATGTACCCACAGTGGACAGAAGACCAATGCCGAGATGCCCTGTATGAAGTTGACGATTATGTACACGAGAGAATCGTGGAACTCGGCAACGATGTGTTGAAGCAACTTGTATACGAAATCGTTGAAACGAAATGGGAGAGTGAATAATGAACAACATCGGAACACCAATCGGTGCATGGGCAATCATCAAGTGGTATGACTCAGGCATTGAGAGCGAGGTATTCATCTCGTTCGGTACATGGAATGAGAACGAGTGGAACGGCGAGTTTGACTCGTTCGGGAATCGTGACGATGAGGTCTTCTTCTACTGCGAAGGTGGAGAAGAGGAACTCAAGTCGCTCATGGGTGACAGCAAGGAAGACTTCGTGGTCATCAACTACGCAGTTGACTACAGCATCCCGCTCGTGCTCGCTGACATGGACGAGCCAGTATTCAAGGAGGAAGCACAATGATCGGTACAAAGAGTTGGCTACTGACAGGTTGTTATGTAGACGGCACACACGGCGTCTACAGCGCCATGGAAGCGTGCAGGATCGCACGAGAACTCGGATGGGATGGGCAACAGCCCACAGACATTGAGGACTCGTGGTACCAAGAAGAGGTAGCCACGGAATGGCTGAACGAAATGATCGCTGATGATGGTCACTCGTTCGGCTGGCATGACGCCGAATACTTCTACATGCCACAAGCATGGTGGGAGGATGTCGCTTGATCGGGAGCATCACGGGCTACGGCTCGTGGTGTCCTCACAGCCCATAAATCATATTTGTGGGTTGTGAGGGCACTCAGTGCCCGATAAATTAATTAATCCCTATGACCTGAGGAGGTCTTATGTTAGAGCCAGTAATCACGATGACCGTTGAGCAATGGGAAGAGCAATACGAACCCTTTGTCAATCACCTAGATGCAGATGCATCATGGGCAACCGATGACGCCAACGGCATCATGTTTGAAACGTACGGTGCCGAAGTTGATTATGTGTTTGCCCGACCGCTCAACCACACATGGACATATGTGGATGGCGAAGAGGGCACATACATTATTGCTGGACGCCATCTCGTAAATCGCATCGGTTACTTCGTAACTGCGGTGCCATGGAAGGATGACTTCAACACCAAGTATGAAATTCAAGTAAGCGCCAATGATGATTATTACCAAACAGTGTTAGACCTTGAAGGAGGTAGCAAATGAGCAAGATCAGTTTTGACAATGTGGATGAAGGTACCGAGGTAGAAGTACTCGTGCAGATATCCCCGAGGGAGACATTCCCGTACACAGGGATCGTTTCACGAGTCAGTGACACCGAGTTGTCAATGTGGACTACAGACAGTCCGAACGACACTTACGAGACCGAGCGTGAGATTGATATTCCAATCGCAAAGATCCTTGAACTGGACATCTTTGAATAATGAATCGTTAAGCGAGTCCTGAGAGGCTTGTACGAAGGGTGGCATCAGCCTCGGCTGGTGTCATCCCGTGGATGCTCTGCTTCCTATAGGGGGTCAGCGGAGCGTCCACGGGGTGAGGCAACTGTGCAACACCTGTACATAACAATGATCTGAGGAGGTCAAAATGAGTAAATGGAATGTAACGGTCTCGCTCCAAACGGGCGTGTACCTAAAAGAAGTCATTGCAAATGATCCATCAACATTGATTGAGGGAGACCTCAATGAAGCAGATGTGATCAAAGCATTGATTGAGCAATTGCAGTCGGGTGATTCAACACTGGACTGGGTAGTGGAAGAAGTGCAAACACTGGACGGTCGTGTCGTGCGGTTTGACGATGAGGATCGTGTATGGCTCGGAGATGCAGTATGAGCAAAGGCTGGGTCACACAGATCGTCATGCTTCTCGGTGTCACGGAGATGGAAGCCGAACAGATTGACAAGTACGCCCTTGAAGAAGGGCTGTACAACGAGATAGACAGCAGTGAAGCCAGTGTGGCAGAACTTAAAGGGTTCTACGCAATGGTTAGCGATGAGTACAGAAGAGCAAACAACATTGAAACAAAGAGCCTTTAGGAGGGCACAACATGGGAACAATTAATGCACTAGGCATGGCGGAAGCCGTGGAAGACGGAATGATTGAACTGCGTCAGGCGCTCGCATGGCACCTGCAAAGCAATCACTATCCAGCAGTACCACTGAACATGGTTGATCCATGTGTTATTGCAATTCAGTTAGTCACCGAAGGTGAGCACGACAGCAATGTCTCGCTCCCCGACGGAATCTTGTGGCGAGGTCAGCCAGTTGCTCCAGCGTGGGCAGTTGTAGACGCACACCACCTTGAATCATTCATTGACATCAGCGAAGAAGAATGGGGTTTCTAATGAGCGAAGAAACAGTAAACAAATGTTGTGAGTGCGAGGAGATCGTGGACACCGAAGGTGACTTCGGCTGGAGCACCGTCAAAGAGGATTACCTCTGCTGGGGTTGCTACGAGTCAGATCAGAACCACGCTTCAACTTTGCAGGTCATTGATGATGGTGCAGTACTCAAGTACTACATCGGAGATCATGTACGCATGGATGAATACGGCGATGACATGTTTCGTACCAACATCACGGTCAATCGTGAGTATGTGCACTCCAGTGCATGGCGTGGTTACTACAACACCACGATTGAAGGCTGGACACAGGTCATGGATGGCTGGACAACGGGAGGCTGGGATGACCCAATCGCTCAACGTAAGCAGACATTCAATGAATGGGCTGAGTCATTAGTGACAGGTGACTTGGTACCGCCCGTTCCTGTAGCCATCGTGGCTGACCCCACGAGCAATGTGTTCAGCATGGGCATCTCGGTGCTCACACCTGAGCCAGCCAAACTCAAGGAATGGATCAACGGAGACTTTGACAAACTTTACGGAGCACTGTCATGAGAGACTACACAAAGACCAACAACAGGATCACAGGAGCGTTCTATGTGTACCTTGCGGTTCTTGTAACAGTATTCGTAGTAGTACTGTTCCGAGATTATGTAGAGCGCATGGACTCGTATGTCTGCAACACAAAGCAACACACCGTGACATACGGGGAGAGCCTGTGGGAGATCGCTCAGAGCAACTGCTCAGGCAATATCCGATCAGCCGTAGATGACCTCGTAGACACCTACGGGTCAACCATCCAAAACGGGCAGGTCATTGACCTTCCCACAAAATAGAAATAGAAGTTGCAATTCCCAATCCACGGAGGTAGTTTTATCTCAGTGGTACAACAAATCAAATAAGTCAAACAACAAGGAGAAATAACATGTCAAGAGAAACCAGCCAGTGGCTCAACCAGAACGTTCTGGTGGGCTTCACATCCAAGCGTGGAAATGCATGGCACTACAAGGCAACTGAACAAGGAACCGAGCCAAACCATTATGAGCAGGCGATCCCTGTTGAAGATGTGCGCAGGCGTTTGTTCAACTGGCAGGCTGTTGAAGCACCAGTGTTCGTTCAAGTTCCTGACAACGCTGGAGTCAACCGTTACATTGCGCAGAATGACCGCAAGGCAATTGTTCGCAACGACACCTATGAGACTCTCGGTCTCTTCAAGGACTCGTATCAGATCCACCAGTACAACGAGTGGTTGATCGGAACCATCAGCAACATCATTGATGACAGCAACCTTCAGATCGGCTCTGCGGGCTTGCTCCGCAACGGTGGAGTTGCTTGGGTCAGCATTGAGATGCCTGAGACAGTTCAGACCAAGGCGGGCTTTGAGTTCCGTCCTCACCTACTCGGAACTACGAGCCACAACGGCACACTTGCCACCACCTTCAAGCGCACAGTCACCGCTGTGGTGTGTGACAACACGCTTGCTGGAGCACTTGGTGAGAGCGGATCAGAGTTCAAGACCCGTCACAGCAAGTTCAGCAACGGACGCATCCAAGACATCCGTGATGCTCTCGGAATCATCCACACCATGGCAGACGAAGTCAGCCTTGAGATTGAGCGCTTGTCATCATTGACAGTCACCCAGTCTGAATGGGATGCCATCGTTGACCGCTTGGTGCCAGTGAGTATCACTGATGATGCTCGCCCTCAAGCCGTGAGCCGTGCTCAGAACAAGCAAGAGTTGATCCGTCACCTCTACAAGAATGACCCACGCTGTGCTCCATGGGTTGGTACCCAACTCGGAGTGTTGCAGGCATTCAACACATGGACTCACCACTTCAGTGGCAAGGACGAGTCCCGTGTAGAGCGCAACGCAATGAATGCACTCAACGGCAAGACCGATGAGTTTGACCGTCAGGTGCTTCGCATCATGAATGACGTGGTACTCGTATGACCGAAGCGCTGGTGGGGGAGCAATCCCCCACCTATGCTCGGGACACCGAATACACAGCCTTACCATTCCCCGAAGTGATGGCGGAATGGAGATCGCAAGCCAAGTGCAAAGATGAAGACGGATCACTGTGGTTTGCCAGCAAGCCGAAAGGCATTAACAACTCATCCATCAAAGGAAGAATTGTTAACAGCCGTAGGAAGCGGGCACAGCGTATTTGTAAAGTGTGTCCTGTTCAGTATGAATGCCTGCGCTACGCCGTCTTGAATGACTTCAGGGATGGCATATGGGCTGGTTATGAAATGGATGACCTCACACATACAGACCGTCAAGTACTTCGTCAGCGTATTAAACGAGCAGAACGAAAGTTAAGTAAGACTGTCAATAAGTGAACTGAGGCGGTGTGCTCCGAGGCTGATGTCTCGTGAGCGCACCGCTTCTAGTAAAGCCTCTCCCTCGTCTGCTCGCCTGACTGGATCCCGAAGATCCTTCAGATGCTTGAGCCACTGCGATGGTTTACTCGCAGTACGACCAATCCCCCAACTCTTACGCAAGCCCTCATACGCTGATAGCGATGAACCAATCCATGGAATGCCCGAGGCTGAGTACTCCAGCAACTTGATGTCGCTCTTGGCATGGTTGAATGGTGTGTCACGCAATGGTGCGATACCCACGTCCATGGTCAGCAGAGATGGGTACTCCCTAGCGTCTACAGCATTTAGAACGCTTACTTGATCTTCGTGAAGTCCAAGTTTGCTGGCAACAGATACTGCATGTGCATAATGCCCACTATGTTGAAACTTAATATCGTTATTAGCAAGCAAAGGGTTGATAACCCCCTTCATAATCTCTAAGTCACTGGAGCGATGGCTCGTGGCTCCCACCCAACCAACTACAGGAACAGAACTATCGGTGTGCACATGCGGAGTAAACCGTGCGATGTCTACGGTGTTCTCCAGCACAATGATCGGACAACGAACGAAGGACTTAATGCGATCAGCAAGGTACTGCGTGGACACTGTGACCATATCGCTGGAAGCAATCACCTTCTTGTAATGGTCTCGGTTCTCTTTTGGGTTTGTCTTTGGGTGCGAGGAATTGAATGCGTCATTGGTTGGATCAAGACCCCAGTACCAATCGTCTAGGTCATTCACTACTATCTGACCAACGGAACGAGCCTTATAGATGTGATCGGCAAGCGAATCGTGCATGAGGCGTTGCATGATAATCATGTCAACTTCCTGTAGTTCTTCGTACTGGTCACGAATGAGGAAGCGATCATCCTTCCATGTCAACACGCCTGTGAACACTTCTTTCTCCAAGTGCTCTAACCATTCAACGTACTGACCAAAGCGTGCCCATCCCGAGCCACCCCAATGCTCTAATCCATCTTTGGATTTCAATGCTGGCAGGTAGTCTCCACTAGCAAACCCAACCCTCACTTCTTCTCCACCATTTCTACAGTGAGGCTGGTGTGCTTTTCAGGGTTAGTACACGTTGGTGGCACCGATGGCTTTACATACACGGTGACGACCTTCCCACACTGTGGGCATTCGTAGTGTCGCTTGTCGCTCATTGTTGTGCCACCTTCCATGGACGCCACTCAGCAAGGAATGCCTGAATGTCACGCTTATCCCAAATTGGTGTTGATGCCAAGTTTGCGATTGGTTGTGGAAACTTCTTCTGCTTACGCAGTGCATGGATGCGCTGTTTGGTTACTCCAAGAATTACAGCGATCTCGCTAGTGCCTGCTAAGTGTTCGGGTTGTAGTTGATTTGTCATGTTTACATCCTACCTTGTTGTGTACGTTGTTGCTACAAACTCCAGTGACCAAGTCCTCCGTTGTCATACAGATACTTCGCTACCGACAGGTTGCAATCCACATTGAATAATCCTTTTATTTCTGTCCCGCATATGTTCCTCGTGACCGTTTTCCATGAGGAATTAATCTGTACGAGTCCAAGGTCTTGTGAGCCGTTTTTGTTTAGAGTGCGGTTCCAAGCATTTACGTTGCACCGACTTTCTCTATACGAGATGTACGAAAATGCAACTACTGGCAAGCCATACTCACGGAACTTGTCTTCCCATTGCGGGCATCGCTTTGTTGGGTCTTTCGGTATTCCTTTAGGCACTACCACCTCTTCGGGTGCCAATTCCTTTGCATTTACTACCTCAAGTGCTACCGACTGCACTAGTGGGGTTAATTGAACTGTTGTTACTTCGGGCGTTGGTGATTGTGAGGAAATCCCAAGTACCAATGTCATTATTGAGTACAGGATTGTCCCCGCTACTACTAGCGTGCGATCTAACAATATTCTTCTCCTTGATAGGCGGATAAAGCAAAACGCCCACAGGATTCTGTGAAGAACTCTATGGGCGTTACCCTTCTAGTTTACAGGTGTTAAGGCTGAATCAACCTAAACTTAAGCATCTCTAAATCAATCTCTTTGTCACCCATCTTAGGAATCTCTTCAATATTTATTTTATTAATCTCTGCTGACTCTGCTTCCGCACACTCATTACAGCGACAACCTTGTCTGTAACGCACCCAGGTGCCATGTTGACGCATGATGCTCGCTTTAGGATGCTCTACAGTGAGCGCTGTTCGCTCTTGTGGTGTGAGACCGCCCCACATTCCCCACTTCTCATCCACCCCATCGTCTAAACATTCTTTCCACACAGGACATTGGCGACATACTGCTTTAGAAATTATGTAGTAATTATCTGGTACGTCAGTGTCTAGCGGTGGGTACCAAAGGTCAATGGCTCGGTCTTTGCAAAGTGCGTCAACACGCCAGTCCTCTGCGAACTGTGGCAATTAAAACTCTTCCGTTGGAACTTCATCGTGGATGCGCTTGTCACGAATCGGACGAATGGTGTTTTCAATAGCGGTGTATATCGCTGTACTCATGCGTTCTACTTGCTCATTCATCTTTTCAATCTGTCCGAGAAGGGCAACAACCTCACCTGACAGGCGTTTGTTTTCTACAGCCAATTGAAGGATATTGTCCCAGTTGTCTAGCAAAATCTCTGCCATGGACAACTCAGCCTGAGCCGAGAACTCTTCCAATGTAGGTGTTGTTTCTTGCTTTACAATCTGTGGAATCATGCTGAGGGCGTACGACATACGCTTGCGCTCACGTTCTAGTTCCTGTGCCATCGTCCAATGGTTCGGTTCACTAGGGTTATAGATGTAGCGTGGGTCTTTTTTTGACATCCACTCATTGTAATAGTCGTGGTTGTTGTGCATCATTGAAGACCCTCTTCCTGCACTTCGCAATCCCAACCGCAGGCTCCGTAACCAATAGCGTCAGTCCAGTGGTCACGCTTTTCAGGAGTCCACGAGAGTCGGGCGATCTTAAGAAGCATCATCATTACAGCAACGTCATGTGGTTTGATCTGCACTTCTTGACGGCGGTCAATGATGCGCCGAAGGTAAGTGCTCCACAAGTCCCCTGTGGTGGCAAAGTCATCAATTGGATCGCCGTAATCGGCGTCTCGGACACCATTTACTAGGTGATCGGCTTCCGCCAAGATGTTGGTACGGTTGGTGGGATTACTAGTCATGGTGCACCTCGCTGTTGGGTTGCGGGAATTATAGAGGTGCGTGAGCGGTTCTGTCAATTATCTTCGGATAGATCCAAGATATCTGAGTACATGGAATTGGTCGCATTTGGTCCCATTCCGCCACCTTCTAGCATGCGATTGGATTCTCCAGCCTTGGCTCCAAATAATCTAGATAAAACTCCGCTGGATCCTCGTGCTTCCATCTCTAAACGGATGGTGTCACGGGTGTCTGAGATGTTCTTGAAACGGTCAATCAAGTTGAACAAGCGATCCATTTCGTTGGACAACGCTGGGTCAAGACCTTGACCTTCTAGTTCTTCAGCAAAGCGAGCGAACATCACACGACCTACTTGCATCTCTAACAGGGCACGCATCGCCGCCTGTAATTGATCCTTTGTGCGTATCTCAATCGGCAAGTTAAATGCGCATTCTGTGTTTTCTTTAAATGAAGGACATCTACTGCTCAAATAGCAATTATTGCATTGGCGTAAAGGGTTCGCATTGTAACGAATTACGTTCACTTTTTCAGGGTCAATTTCTATTGATTCCCCTTGATTATCAACGGTTTGTGAGCCAAAGGAGGTGATCGTTTCCATACCCATTACTGGTAGCAATACACGGTCACTCTCGTGCCGCTTGTTTGGTACGTTGATAGCAATAGATGACCCCCCTGAAACCGCTAAAGTGGGGGTATGTGGTTTAGGGTCAATAGCAATTATTGACCCATCTTCAGTACTACTGATCTCTTGCTCGTCATCGTCATTCATAGGGTCATAGCCCCCAAAAGTATGGGTCTCCCACTGGCGCCATGAAGCGATAGCGAGGGTACCGATTGCGGATACGTTGTCATCCATTACAGCATCAAAGTCAATACCGAGTCGGATGATGTCCGCTCGGTGCTTCTTTCGTGAAGACTCTTTCTGTTGTGCTGGGTATCGGCGCAAGCCGTGACCGTCCCACACCTGTGTCTCGCCGTAACGGATAGCGCTCGTCCATGATCCCACGATTACGGTGTCCCATGGGATGCGCTCAATCAGATCGGGCTTAGATGTAATGCCGACTAACTTGGCACTCCAGCGCTGTTGTATGGACGCTATGCGCCCCACATTGCGTCCTGTGACCGCCTTGTCGCTGATCGCAGCACGACCGTACTTCTGGCACAGCCATGTCAGGCGCTCCAGATCTTGCTCGTCATTCCATAGCGGGTAGTACTTATCACCCAGCCATGTCCCGTCATACTCAGGACGCCCAATCACAATATGTATATTATCTGCGTGATCCCGTACGAACTGATCAAATCGGCTTGTGTCCTCATCGTTCTCGGATGTGTACACAATGACCTCGCCACCTCCGAAGAGCACGCTGAGGTCTAGTTCTTTCTTCTTGGGGATCGGAAAGTGGGTCAGGTTGATGGCATGACGCTCTACCCCAGCGTCAATGAGCATCTTCCGATACGTCCCCTTTTCCGCTCCGCCAAAGAAGACTTTCATTCGTTTGAAGGAAGTTCTTCCCAGCCAGCCTTACGCCATACTGACGGGCTGTGGTTCTGCTCTACGAGCATCGCTTCAAGATCATCTACATAAAGACGCAAGATGTGAATGCAAGGGTCATCGCCCTCGTCCCATGCGCTGTCTTCGTCCTCGGTGGATGGTAACCCGTCATGTGTTGAACACACAGGAGGACCGACCCACTTATTCTCTAATCCCATTTTAAGCCATGAGTCAAAATCCAATTTAGACATCGCCCCAATTCCTTTCCGCTCTTGCAAGAGCCTGCTTCTCGGTTTCTTCTACAATATCGCCCCACTCTTTCTTAAAGCGGGACTCAGACCATTCAGGTCTAACGGTGTGTGGCACCGTCATTAGCAGTGTAGGGATTCCGTTATGGGCTACACGGGCTATGACATTCGGGTCAACGTCAATGTACCAGTTGATGCGTCCATAAACAGCATGCAGATTACTAATTCTTGCGACCTTGGCTTCAACAGTGTTTTCAGGAATAAAATCAACCGTTGATGCTTTAAAGTTTTCACGCTTCAACCAACTAAGCAAACCCTCTTGGTTTTCTACACCATGAGCAAACACCACCATTCGTCCGCTGTATGCGGGGAACAGTGTGTTCCATAGTTTCCGACCCTCAGGTGTTGGTTGTCTTGCTCCGACATCATCACTTACTGGGCTAGGTACCGAAAGGACATCTAGCGACAGGATAATCATCAGTCGTAAAGACCCAACTCAATTCGTTGACGGTGCGTGTAGTACTCGGCGGCTGGGCAGTACATGCAGAGATACTGGCGTTTATCTTTAGGAACACCAACCTTGCGACCGACTGTCTTGTCGTCCGCACACCAGTCAAGACAACCTTGCTTAGGTCGGTTGTGTCGGTTAAAGCACTTGAGTGCATCTACCTTTAACTCGTCACGAGTGTCACGGATGTAGACGTCATTCTTTTCTAGTTCACCCTTGACGGCTGTCTCGGTGTCTAGTTTCTTGGCGGTCTCTTCATCTGTGCGGAAGATGATGGCGTTACAGTCTTGTGGGTTTGGCACCTGTGCGTTGTGGCGATCGCAGAGTTCACGCAACTCTTGGTCGTACTCTGCTGGTCCGTCATACGGCTTCATCTTGTACATAACGCCGTGTGTTTTGCATACCAAAAGACGGTGTGCTTGATCATTAGCCATGTTGTGCTCCTAACTTCGGTCTAGCCGAAGCCTACTATAAATTATTCCGTGTCTGTTCTGCCGTACAAAGGTTGCATAGTCAACAAGCCATCATTGCATGATTTACACAAATGGGCTGTGAGATGTTCAGGGCTTTCCTGCTCTGTATCGCAATGAACGCAGGTGCGCTTATAGTCCTTCTTATTGACCGAAGGGTTACCTCTAAACGCCCGATAGTCGGGACGCATGTTATTGGTGCAGGTGTGCTTCGGGAGCGTTAGCCAAAGGGGTGCGCTCTACTATGCCGTATTGTGCTTGGAGTTCCATAGCACGCACTGAAGCGTCAGTTGGATCAAGGTCACCACCACGGTCTGGTGTGGTGCTCTTAAACTTACCGTCCTTGGCACCAAGGCGAAGGTCGTTGTTCATTGAGCGGGTTTCGTTTACAGCCATAGTATTAATCCTATCACGGTTTCTGGGTATTTAGAGATTCACGTATTTTGTTAATAGCGTCAGCGCCCATAGACCTACGTTGTGAGCGGGTCTTTGCTGGTGTTTTAGCAGGTGCAGTACGCTGTGCTTTCATCTGAGCCACTCCAGCAACAGCACTTTGTTGCAGTGGGGTCAATGGTGGGCGAGCAGGGGGAGGAGTTCCTGGTGCTGGGAACGCTTGGTTCTGCGATGGAGTTCCGAATGGTTGTACTCCTGGCGCTGGTGGTGGCATTGCTTTACTAGGCAATGCTGGTGCAGGGGACTTTTGAAAAGCGGCTTGATATTGTGCTCGGTTAGCAAGTCCTACATACTGACTATAAAAGTTCTGACCAGCCTGCTGACTCTGTTGAGCCTGTTGGGCTTGTGCTTGACGGTTCAGGTTTCGGTTAACAAGCCCTTGTCCAATTGCATTAACAGCATCGGCAGTAGCGCCTGGTTTGGTGCGGGTGTCACGGATTTCTCCGCCACGCCACGCCTGCTGTACGCCAGCATTTGGGGCTTGGTACTTATTTTGCTGAGTGCGATTACCCTGCTTAAACTCACCCTGCATCCATGATGGTGTGCGGTTTAAGTAACTCGCATTCATTGACTGCCAGCGAGAGGTGCTTAAGTTACCAATGTAGTCACTGTCATTGTCAGCCATAGTTACATCCCCAAACTTTGCATTGAATAGCGACTAGAACCTGAGAAGTTGTCTTCCATGAATGTACCATCACGGAACATTACAGGAGCGCCAGAAACCCATGAACGATTTGAAGCCGCATAACGGTCAATGTTCAGTACATCCATGATGCCCATTGTCTGTTTCTCAAAGCCACGGTTTTGTGGGAACACTTGCTGTGGGTAGACAGGGCGAATCTTGCGAATGGTGTCTGGATCAGATATGGCGTTCTGCAATGCCATATCAACGAGCATCTCGGTGTGAGACTGCCACGGGCGTGAAGGTGGGACTTGTTGAGCCATTAGTTAGTTGTACCAACCGTTTTTGTACTTATCTTCACGGCTTTCACGCTCAGGTAACTTAGGACGTGGCATACCGTATGGGTTTGCATCGTCATTACCACTCTTCTTAGGCTTGTCTTTACCAGCATCACCAGTTTTAGTCTTAGGCTTCTTTGGTGGTTGTTTGCCACCTTCGCCTGCCATGGCTTTGTAAATGTTGCGTGGGGACAAGTCAGAGATACGTGCTTCTTGACCCGTGTACTCAGGGGTGTTGGGGTCATCCAAATCTGGATTTCCTGGACTACCCATAAGGGCGTTCTTAAGGCGACTAGCGCCTTTTTGCAGACCACCAGACGCAGGATGGTTGCGCATCTTGTATGCGTTCATGTCAACAATACGTGCACCGTTGCGTGATTCGTCATTACCTTTTGCCATGGTTATTTCCAGTTCGGTGCTAGGGATTTGAGTTGAGAACGGCGTTGAAGGCTGATTTCTGTAGCCTCTTCACGCTTTTGGTCTCGTGAAATACCACGAGGACCGACCTTGCCATCATTAGTAAGACGCACAGGCTCTGCACCAGTTGGCGCAAACTTCAAACCTTGTGCTTGATACTGAAGAGCAGTATAAAGGTTGAACTCATCGGGCCAAATGTAATCGCCCGCATTAATCCGTTCACCTTTATGCACACCACGTGAGTACTGGCGAGCATTCATTCGGCTGAGTGAGCCGAGGATCTTGTCTTGACGGCGGTTAGCCGACATGGTGCCAAGGTATCCGTCTGGATACTGGGTGTCAGCGCCTGTCTGGTAACCAGATAGCGCTAGGTCTTTGGCGTTGCGGAATACTGGGCTAGGACCAAAGTCGGACTGCGTGCCTACACCGTTTTGCGCCGCTGGAGTCATCCATGATGTAAAAGTGTTTTTGCTCATATGCCCGTTTGACCTTGTCCGCTCGGACTGAGCAGACCACCCATTATACCTCCACCTAGAGGTGAGATTGGGCGTATTGCATAGCGGGCACCGCCACGCTCACCAGTCATAGATGCAGGAGTCCTACCGATAGTAGGTTTGCGAGGCTTCTTCTTGGAAGCCATGGTCACATCTCGTTAGGTTTTTTGGCTTTAGGGTTAGGAATTGTTGCCTTCGGGTAAGTCTTGTTGGCAACTGAAGGTGCATCAATGCGCTTAGTGCGCTTGCTAGGTTTGTCATTAGGCAACAATGCCATGCGCCGTTCACGCTTTGCTTTACGGGTTGCGTTTAGTTTTTCTGAAGCCATTGCTTTAACAGTTGCATTGCGCTCTTCAACATACTTGTCTCTGCCAGCCATGTACTCATCATGAGTAGCAGGGGTGCCTACAGTTCTACCCAGTAAACGTGGATGGTTCTTTTCTAGTTGCTCAGGTGACGCTGTTTTACCTGTTGACTCAAGTCTTTCAACTGTTTGGGTATTTGGGTCACGCAAAGCAATACGGACGTTTCCTACATCACCAATGTGGCTTGTCTTGGTTGAAGTGTTGCGCTCAATTTTAATACGGTTAGTCCACTTGACTGGATACCCAGCATCGTCTGGACCCAATGTCCCTGCTTCACGGGCAGGAGTGTGGATCATAGGAACAACAGTTTCAGTAGGTTCTTCTGAAGACTTACCAGTGTTTGGTAGATCCCAAATCTTAAATGAAGACTCTGAACTTGCTCCAGATGCGAAGTGGTCTTTACGAGCCATTAACGACCAGATACATCGTATGGTTTGGCGTAACCGTTCTTCATGCCCCAGTCTTTATCCATCTGTGATAAGCGTGCATCAACTTGCGGAGTTGTCATTGCTGGCTTACCACCTGATCCCAGTTTTCCTTGGGCATCAAGTTGCTTAGGAGAGCCAGTTGGGCGAGTTGTTACCCATGATGGTGGTTGTGGTGGAGCGCTACGCATACCACGATGTGGTTCGTTATTTGAAATACGGCTGTGGATGCTCATGGCTGTTAGTAACCTGCTTCTTTCAACCAACTATCATCTTCTTTAGCGGTTGCTTGAGGTTCAGCCGCTTTTGCACGGATTCCGTCACCCCACACATCTCGCTTCATGTTTCCAACCTCATCTTGTTCGTAAGCCCTGTTTTGAGGAGCCAGAGGTTTTCCGTTTTTGCCATAACCACCAGATGAAAATACGTTTTGTGCACCTGGAACGTACGCTTGACCTGGTTGGGTGAACTGTTTCTTCTTTGCTGGGTACTCAGGGTACGAACCACCACGAATCTTGCTAAAAATGCCCATAGTTAGTCTTCTACTTTCGTCAAAAAGGATTTAGAGGAATCATAATCAGGATGCTTTTCCATACCTGCTGGCATGTCAAGGTCATCACTGTCTTGTGTTACGCCGTGAGGGTCATCCCCACGACCTGCATTGTAAGCACGATGGTGCACCATTTTTGAACGGGCAGCGGCTGGAAGAGTGCCTCGCAATTTTGGGCTGATATCTGCCACGACTACCTCACAATTGGTTTGAAGGAGATAGCCGAAATGGATTCTCCGTTATCACCAATAATATCATCAAACCCAATAATGTAAGTAAGATCCACACCACGTGGGGCAACAAAGCCTCTGGCAATTGCGGCGGCTTTTGCGGCTTGGTTGACTGCGCTTGCACCAATCGCTCGCATCTTTGGCGCTTGCCCTGCGTTCACTGCACGAGCAAGAATGGATCCAACGCTCTGTGGGTTGCTGGAACCCGAGACTTTGAGGACGTCTTCAATTGGGGAATTAAGTTCTTGTGACATGTTTGTACTCCTAATAGAACAATGAATTAAATTGTTCCCAAAGTTTAGAAGTACTCTGCCTCTTTCAAGAGTTCTATCAGGTCATCTAGCCTCATCACAGCGTACGACTCACCCAACGCTTTTTCCCCTTTACCTTTCCTCTTCACTACCAACGCAGGAACGCCGTCACCTAGACGATCCGCCTGCTCTACAGTGTCATTGAGCCAACCACTGATGTTAAATGACTTGTCGTTCTTGCACTGGATCGCAACCTCACGTTCGGTAACACGGCGCACAATGCCATTGATGTCACCTGTGTCCATGGCTCCAGCAAGGGCTGTTCTGCGGGCATTACGAAACCCTGCACCGATCAAGTAGTCCTTGACCAAAGTCTCAAAGGCTGTTCCTTTGGCTTTGTGTTTGTTACCCATTACTTAACTCCTTTACTTATACTTTGTGATGACAGGGTACCCAGTCAGTGGGCACATTTCTAAGTCTGGCGATACTGGGCTGGTGTAACTGCGGACAAGCAAACGTTGAACCCAACGGTCGGTCCCGTCATAACTGGCTTGGAATGGCTTACGACCATGGACGGTGTTGGAGTTGTCAATAATCAAAAGGTCACCTCTAGTTAATGCTATTTCGTTAGTGTGCTTCTCTATTGCACGACCAAACTCTTCTAAAGCATCTTGAGCCGCCGCTGTAGTGCCACGCATGACGGACTTGTCGTAGCACATGGTGCTACGCCCATCCTTAACTCCTAATACAGAAGTTGTAACAACAGTGTCAGGTTCCCCATGCGTTCTAAAACTATCGTCAACAGTTGTTTCAAATAGAGGCATTGACAATAGCGCAATACAAACGTCATCTAACTCGGGCAAGATGTTTTGCAACTGCGCATAAGTTGTAAAGGCTTGTGGATCACCACGTAGGCACAGCAACATAATGTAGTCAGGCTTGTACGGGTGAAAGGCTGTTTCAGTATGGAGCGCCAAGGTTGTTTTAGATGACGAAGATATCTGTGAGTACTCAGTCTTTGGGTTGGGCACAATGTTTTGAATCAGTCTGCCGTTTTGTTCTTGTTTATAACCTACTGGTACGCCAAGGTTCTTTGCGTAATGAAACAAGGTGTCACGAGCAATAGGACAAGTATCCTCAGAGATGTTTGGTGTGATTGGTGTGGTTGGTATTGGACCAACGGGCACATCTTTAAACAGAACAATGGTCATGGGTTATATCGTGCTTGTCTACGCTCCTGCGGAGCAATGCTGATACGGCGACTAAGTTCTCGGGACAATACCTGTGCACCACGCTCACAGCGTTCAAACACTGAGTCCACCATCTTGCGGTATGCACGGGAGTTCAAATGTTCTTCCTGCTGTTCAATAACATCAGGGTCAACATCTCGGCGGGCTTTAGCCAATGTCACTGTGTCACCTTTAGCGGTGTCACTCCATTGTCCGATTAAGCATCGTGCTTCAACGATCCGACAATTGTTTGCTTGTCGCTCTTCGCTGATTTCTGCTTCTACCAATTCTGCTTTGGCGTATGACACCCACGCCATGAACTCTCCATAGAGAGCCATTAGTTCAGCGTCTGATAACTCGTCCAGATACTGGGGTACCTGTGGCATCTCCCCCGCTGGTCGTGGGGGCATCGTGAACTTCTGATTGAACTTCTCCCTCACTGAGGAGTTGTCCTGTGAAGGGTTTGTCATTGTCATCGGTTCTGGTCGCAGTATTGTTCGCATCGTTTTCCTTCCAGCATGTGTTTTTGAATGGGCATTGCTTGCATGTCTTATGTTCTGAGTCCGTTACCCACGCTGGACGCATGGGTGGGACTGATGAATCTAGCGCCCGAACTACCGTTTCGCAAGCGCTAAGAATCGGATCAACTAGTTCCTGTTGGAACTGGACTACGAACTCTTTTACTTCTTGGGTGGCTTTCCATTCGTAGATAAACACCATGGTATGAATGCCTGTGCAGTACATGTACAACATGGCTTGACGGACATGAGACTGAAACGGTTGACGGATGCGTTTCCACATCTCATCAGGTTTACCTTCAGACTCTTTAAATATGTCATAACTCTCAAAACGGATGGTGCCAGCGCCAACACTCTTAATCTCAATAAGAAATGGCTCTTCTTTCCCGTTGTTGACAATACCGTCAGCATGCCCAAGGATATGAAATTGATCGTTGGTTACAGGAACTTCACGATAGATAGGACCAGGGGTCCCGCATGATGGGCACTTTTGTGGACTCAAATCTACCCATTTGTGACTACAAATATCGTTCTTGCACTGCCACGTACCGTGGAGAACGCCTGCGTCACGAAGCCACCCTTGCCACTTGGCATGAATAGCGTGACCTTCTGCAAAGACGTTCAAGCGTTGAAACGCAAACTTCTCGTCTTCTTTCTCATAACCCTTGATGGTGTACCAAGACGAACGAGGGCACCAATCCTTTTTAGCAATCTCGCTTGGGTGTAGGTGAGCAGTGTCTCGTGTAGATGACAAGCGCTCTTTGATTAACTGAGCCTGCACAATAGGAATGACCTTACCTTTGCTGGTAAGAGCCTTCTTATATTCCTGTAAGTGCCATGGTGTTTCAGTCATCGTTTATCCCGCTCATCTCTAGAAAGTCATCTTCAGTAATTATCACGTACCTACGGTTGTTAAGGTCAAACTGCAATACAGGAAGGCGATCTTCCAAGATGGCACGTTCAACTAACTCTGATAGGTCTTTATGTTTAATGGTGATTTGTTTGGTGTTGGTGGTGAACTTGTTCTCAATCAAGATATCGGCAGTGCGTACGTCATTCTTACGCAACCAACCTGATCCTGAGCCTGCATTACGACTTCCTTTGTAGGACTTAGCGCTTCGCTGTTCCTGTTTCTTGGATGTCTTATTAATGGCTTTGCGGTCGTCACCACCAAGGATCATTCAAGACCAAACTTTGCAAACACTTCTTTAGTGATCTTGTCTCGCAAGTCAAGGTCTTCACGAACTGCTTGAAGCACTCCGTCTTTACCTTGCCACTTTTGGTCTCCGTAGGAGTAGTAGGCACCTGCACGGGTAACCAACTCATAAGCAATTGCAATGTTGACAACGTCTTTTACAGTGTCATACTCACCACGACTGAATCCTGTGGTATCTGCAAAGTAGTAGTCAACTACAGCAACTTGCTGTGGTCGGTACGTCTTGTTCTTCATGGTACGAGCCTTGATCGTTTGACCTACGGTCTCGTCCTTGGCTTTGATCCACTCGTCACGCTTTACTTCAACACGGCAGAAGTAATGGAAGTTCTTAGCCTTACCACCTGGGGTAGTGCGGTTGTCTCCCCACATCACACCAATCTTCTCACGCCACTGGTTGATCATGATGCCTGTGCACTGGCGCTCATCATGAATCAGTGAGCGCTTCTGTGACTTAGAAGACTTGCGGAAGAACTTACCTGTGAGGCGAGCACCAAGACCTACGGTGAACTCTTCCATCATCTTTTCTGATTCGTCACTTGGTACGAGAGCAGGGAGTGAGTCAATCACGATCATGTCAACGGCACGGTTGTCCAGTGCTTTAATGACAAGGTCATAAACCTGTTCCATGATGTTGGACTCAACGACCCACAAACGGTCAAGGTCTACACCAATGCTCTTAGCATAATCAGGTACGTATTCTTCAGCCGCAATCCAAAGCGCTGTAAAGTCTGGGTCAAGTGCTTGGTTAGCCGCAATGGTCTTGTATGCAAGTGCAGTCTTACCTGAAGACTCTTCACCGATGATTTCACTCCACTGGTTAGCAGGCCAGCCTCCACCAAGCATGAGGTCATAAGCAAGAATGCCTGTGGTGATGCGAGGCATTAACTCACGAACGGAACTGCCCTTAACGAGCGTGCCGTCTCCGTACTTCTTGTTCATCGCATTGATGATTGAATTGAGTGATTCGTAATCAGTCATTTAAACTCCCCAACTAGATCCGTCGCCTTGTGAAAACCTTCCGTTCCAACCACACGCATAACAACGTGGTGCTGGCTGTGCTCCGTTGATCATACTGTTTGATCCTCGTCCTACACGGCTAAATACATAAATACTTCCGCATTCAGGACAAGTTGAGTTGCCTTCTTTACGAGCCGCTTCTCCACCTTTCCACAAGCGAATTGCATCACTCATGTTTAGTTGGTCAGTCGGTAAACGATTAGGGTCTAACAACTCTTGGTTACCCTGTTGTACTTGCTGTTGTGGTTGTGCAACAGGGAAATTTAGAACAGGAGAAGTTGGGGGTGTTGCATACGTGCGAGGTGTTGTTGGCTTCTCCCCTGCAATCTTTTTACTCCACCAGTCACTCATCGTCTTCTTCCTCCATCAGGTTGTCTAACATTATTAAAATTCTCTCTGAGTCCGCAAGTTTGTTAACTGCCGCCATACCGAACACTGTCAATATGGCAACAATCTCATCTTTAGGGGACACTAGTTTATCCGATTTCTCTAGTAGATCAGCAAACCAGTTAGCGCCTTCTAAGATTTCATTGTAAATGTCAGTAGCAATAAAGACGCCCCATCGGGACAGTACATCTGCGTATTCCACTTCTCTTACATCTTCTGATGGTGGTGAAAACCCCATAGTGCTGGCGTAGTCCTGCCCGTCAGGGACAGACAGCATAAGGTAGAAGTTACGCTGTTCTATTTCCTGCATTACTTAGCGTCTGCCCAGTTATGTGCAACGTTGCAAGACACCTTGAGTGGTACGCCACGCAAGATAACACCGTCACCCATGGCTTCAATAAAACGTGGCATGATTTCCTCCCAAGAGTTCTCTGGTACAGCGGTCACGATTTCGTCATGAACCTGTACCAACATCCTAGTGTCAGTTCCTTGGAGGGCTTTTTCAATGTCAATCATGGCAATCTTGCATATATCAGCCGCACTGCCTTGAACCACAGCGTTAATAGCCTGTCTCTCGGCTCTGGAGCGCTTCTCATCGTCTGTGGACTTGATATCGGGCAAACGGCGCCTACGCCCCGTCAGAGTCGTTACGTAGCCTTTGGCACGGGCTTGGGACACAACATGGCGCTTCCACTGGGTTAGCCCTGCAAACTGCTCGTAGTAACGGTTGATCATGTATTTGGCACGATCCTCAGGGATACCTGTAGTGCGAGCCAGTTTCATATAGCCACCGCCGTAAGCGGTCAAGAAGTTCACACCTTTACCAATTTGGCGTTCTTCGCTAGTTACCTCTGAAACGTCCTTGCCAAACAACAAAGCGGCGGCACCTGCGTGAATGTCAATGTCATTATTGAAGATGTGGATCAACTCAGGATCCTTAGAGAACATCGCCATGACTCGGAGTTCAATCTGGTCGTAGTCAGCCACCATCAAGGTGTAACCCTCGGGAGCAATAAAAAGGCTACGAATACTGGACTCACGAGGAATGTTCTGTAGGTTCGGATTAGAAGCAGACAAACGACCTGTAGCAGTTCGGTGCAGGTTGTATGACGGGTGCAAACGACCCTTGGACAACTTAGGCAACAGTCCGTCAACATAAGTTGATTTAAGTTTCTGAGTTTCAGACCATTGCAAGAGCAACGTAATCGCTGGGTGCTTGGACTCCAGGCGCTTCAATGACTCTTCGTCTACTGATGGCGCTCCACCTTTGGTCTCCTTGAATGGTTTTAGTCCCAAACCACCTTCACGCTTCTTGTTAAACAAGAACGCTTGCTTGTGCTTTGTGGAGTCAGGGTTAAACCCAATTGGTGCGTACTTGGACAACTCCAACAGAGTGTCTCGCATCTTCCCGTCTAGTTCCTTACCAAGAATCTTTAACTGGAGATGGTCTACTGGGATGCCTTCGTTCTCCATCTGCATGAGTACACGAAGCACTGCGGAGTCTTGTTCAACAACTCGGGTCAGGTCATTATGGTGCTGGAGGTAATTAGACAGACGCTCATAAAGCATCCATGTCCAACGGGCATCAAGGTGTACATAACGAGCCGCTGAATCAAATGGAACCTCATCAATGATCTTGCCCAACTTACCTTCACGGGAATAGGCGTTGTGCTTGTCATAGTTATGTTGGATCAAACTTTCAAGTGAATAAGACATCAAGTTCTCATTGATGGCGTGCTGTAAGAGCATGGTGTCCCTGAATGGATTAGACGGGACTTCGTTGTAGTACTTGCTCAATGAGCGAGCATCAAACTTCACGTTGTGCCCAACTTTAATCAAGTCACTAAAAAACAAAGGGCGCAACTCTTCAAGTACAACGGAGCGAGACAGTTGCTCAGGTACTGGTGAGTATTGCGCTGGTATGTGGTAACGAGCCTTAGCGGTGGACTCTTGACCGCTCTTAAGAACTTTGCGGTAACCCTCAGGTGGGACAGTAGTACCGTCACCAATCTCCTCGGGTACCAAGATGGAACCACGACTGTGCCCCATAGGGATTGCCCATGAGTGTCCTTTAGTAGCGATACCTAACCAAAAGACTTCGTTGCGCAAAGGATCAAGCGCAAGCATCTTGCGGTAATCGCCTTCTATTTTCTCCCGTGCTTTACGAGCGATGTCGGGGGAAGGGTTCTTGAGTTTTGCGACATGCGCTTTCCATTCCTTTTCAATGTGTTCAAGAAGGTCGGGATGGCGATCAAGGATTCCACGGGACTCAATGTCAAACGCAAAAGCCCCAACGTTTTGGATAACTTTGATGATTTCATGTAGTTCTGCGATGGTAGACACAACATGGGGCGCTTGGCGCCCCATGTCATTGTCGTTAGTTGTGGTCACGGCTTATTTGTCAAAGCCGAGTTCTTCTGATGCAATCTGCATCAAATCACGCTTAGAAGGGACCTGAATGATCTCCTCGGTGTATGCACTCTCTGTAAGTTCAGCAAGTTGCTCAGGTGTAATCACTGCAAGACCCCACTCTTCAAGGTCAGCCGCTTTGACCATCTGAAGCAAGGTGGACGATGTTGCGCCCTTACCTGTGCGTGAGATAGCCCAGTAGTGCTTATCAAGAGGACCTGTGCGGTCGCTGTTGTGGAAGTTCTTCAACTGGTCAATTACTCGTGGACCAATTTCCAATGAACGGAGCGCTGGCTCTTCACCTTCGGTGAGAAGTGCAACGTTGAAATTGTGACGCTTGGATGGGCGACTACCTGCTTTGCAAAGTGGGCAATCTTCACCGATACAAACGAATGACTTCTGACCAGAACGCTCAAGCCAGTGCTGACCATACGAAGCGTATGGAGCATCACCAATGAAGCGAATGATCTGAGTGTCTTCGGTCAACTTAAGACGGACGGCGTAGTTGCTGTCGCCTGTCTTTACGGAGTCAACACCGCTCCAACCACTGCGGACAACACGGCGTGCTTTTGGAGCATCGTCTTCGTCTGCAACACGGGCTGGTCGTGGCTTGGCTGTAATCTCATCGTCATCGTTTGAGACGATTGGCTTCTTACGAACGACAGGTTGAAATTCCTGCTCGTCATCTTCAAATTCATTAAATGGCATCGTTTTTCTTTCTATGAGTTATTTTGGATAGTTTTTTGATGTGTGATTTGCAAACCCTGCCCAGTCTGCTTGCGCAGTATCTAGTTTGAAGGTTTGTATTGCATCAAGTAGAAACTCTACCTGTGCTCTGCTGTAAAGCCTACGACCTTTTACAGATTTATTAGGAATCTGTGCAGTCTTCGGAGCGGGAGTGCGATAGGTGGCTTTAGGTACCCACCCACGTGTTTCCCACATACGAATTGTTACGGGCTTTCGGTTTACAGCAATTGCTAACTGACCAATAGTAAACATTTGCATGTCTTCTCCATTGATCCGATAGACCTTGTAGCGAGCGCCATTAAAGCGATCACTTAATAATGAGTTTTGTTTCTTAGAAGAGGGGCGATTCTTAGGCGCACGAGAACCTGGGAAGTCAGGCAGGTCGCCAAACATCTCAAGTGCTTTGTCGCTCACGCTTTGAATGCCCACGTTTCTTTCTCAACATAGAACGAAGTAACGGTCTCTTCATGGTCTTTGTGTTCCCATGCAAACTTAACAAGGTTGTCCTCGTCTACGACTTCTACAACTTTCTTGATGGTGTCCCAATAACCATTGGAACGTGCCCACTGCTCTACAGCCATGACGTCCAATGAACGGGAGATACGGCGTTCACGCTTCAATTCAAATGAACCAACTTTGAGCCATTGATGACCCTTGTCATCGGTGTAACCGAAAACGGTAACAGCCTCGGCAAGTTGCTTCTTCATGTCGCCTAAGCGCTTCTCAAGAATGTCAACAGTCTCTTTGGACTTCTTGAACTCTTCGGCAAGGCGCTCTAAATGCACTTCATCAAAATCCTTGATGATTGATTCTTCTGCTGGTTTTTCTCTTTTTACTGTTGCCATCGTTTTTCCTTATAGTTGTGATGTTGATATGAAGTCAGACAGGGTACCGATTGTTAATTCAAACTTACCTTGGCTGTCGTAATTCCCGTCAATGAAAGCCTCATTGATGCCACGCTTCTGTTGAAGCATTTCGTACTGGCGTTCTTCAATTGATCCCTTCATAACGAAGGAGGCAACTGTAACATGGGGGTGTAACGAAGACAACCTAATGATGCGAGCCTCTCGTTGATCCAGTTTCCCAGCACTCCATGGCAGGTCATAAGAGATGAGGTAGTTGGCATTTGGCAAGTCCACGCCATAACCACCAGCATCTGATGACAGGAATATACGGGTATTTGGATCGGTAGCGAACTGCTGTTTGGCGGCGTCACGTTCTTCGGCAGTCATGCCACCCATAAAAAGAACACTATTAGTCTGAGGTTTAAAAGCCGTTTGCAACAGTCGTAGGTTCTGTTTAAAGAATGAGAATAGAACAACCTTGCTATCAGGGTCACCCGACAAGATGTCAGTCACGTACTCAATGACTGATGCCATCTTTGGCGATTTGGCAGTTTCTGATAACCAACCAGCCTTGATGATCTTGTCTGCATACTGGCTTCCATCTTTGCCTTGTGTCTCTCGGAACTTACGAGCAGAGTCATACACAAGGGCTGGATTGTCACACAACATGCGCAAGATAGTTAGGCGGGACATGATTTGCCCCTGCGCTTCTCCGCCACCGTCTCCACCGTTGTAGTGGGACCATAGGTCAAAACCACGTCCATGTGTTGCAATGGCGTTTGCTATTTCTTTTAGAAGGTCTTTAGCAATTGCTTCGTAGGCAACTGCGCCAGCGTTATCAAAAGACACAGGTATTACTTGATGTATAACTTTTGGCAACTGATCTGCAATGTCTGCTCGTGTCTTACGAACCATGGACTCAGTGAGACTGTCTTGTAGTTGCTTAAGGTTGCGGTAGCGCATTGGTTTGCCGTAGTGATCACGAACAATGAAAGTGCGGTCAAAGATGTCAAAGCGACCTAGCACTCCCTTATCTACAAACTCCATGATGGAAAACAACTCTTCTGGTTTGTTCTCAATTGGCTGACCTGTGAGGGCAAAGCGGTAATGGCATTTAGCACCAAGACGCTTGAGCAACTTAGAACGCTTTGCTCTAGGAGACTTGATGATGGTTGCCTCGTCTATGACCATGGCATCAAACTTAAGTGCAAGAAACTCTTTCTCGTCCTTTACCAACATCTCAGGGTTGACAATGATGTAGCGACAACGTAAAGCATTGCGCCACAAAGGTGCACGAGCGGCTTTGGTACCATCAATCACAATTGCTTTTGAGTTGGTGAACTTCTTGATTTCACGTAACCACTGGAACTTAAGTGATGAGGGAACTACTACGGCTACACGATCAATCTCCCCATCATCAAACAAACGTTCAATGGCGGCAAGCGTTGTTGGTGTCTTACCAGCACCCATGACCATGGCAAGCATCATCTGCCCACGGTCAACCATGCGTTCCATGGCTTCCTGTTGGAATGGATAAAGGGTGCCGTTAAAAGTCATTACATCCACCAAGGAAGCACTGATGCGTGCTTGATTGCGTAGTCCACTTCTTCGTCCGTCATGTCACCAATGTCTTTGGCATCTGTCTTACTGTAGTCCAGGAAGAATATACCGTCACGAAAACGTGGTAACGCTTTTAGCAAAGTCTTAGCGGACTCAATTCCTGCTTTGTCGTTATCCATTGCAATAATCACTCGCTCTGCTGATTCAGAAAGCAAAGTCATTTGCTCGTGACTTACATGGGCACCAAATGTGGCGAGTGCTTGCATACCCCCGAATGATGATGCAAACCTCACCACATCCAATGGTGACTCAACGAGCACAGCAGTCCTTGATTGAAAACGTTCAATACCAAAAAGAGTCTTGCTCTTCTTTATACCAACTGGGTGGTTGTTGAAATACTCAGGACCTTTTTCTTGCCAACCCATAAGTTCACCTAATGGAGAGACAATAGGAATAACCCATGCTTTCTTCATCATGTTCCATTTGATGCCGTGAACTAACGCAACGTCTGCATCAAGGTGTCGCCTTACTAACTCTCTGTGAGGCACCTGTTCAAAGCGACTGTACGAAACCCAGTCAACTTCTGGCTGGTACTCAACTCGTTCTGGAGCAGTGAGACGATTGATACCTGTCTCAATCAACAACTGGTTAACAGCCGAAACACTGTCAGGGTTACCTGTCAACTCTGAAACAAGACCAGCAAGTGTTCCACGAGCGCCACATGAGTGACAGATCCACAAACCGCTCTCTGCATTCATTGACCATGAAGGAGAACCATCTGCACGACCAGTGCGCTTCTCATGTACAGGACAGCATCCTGAAATCTCACGACCACTTGTTCGGCGTACATCTACGCCAAGTTCTATAAGAACATTAGAAAGATCAGTAGTACCAGTTGTCTGTGTCGCCATTGTCATTTTCATCAACCTCCGTAAAGTTCATATTTTCCCAATCCCATTTAATTCTTACTTCACCCTTAGGTGATGACCGAGACAAGATAACTCTGATGATTGCTTGGTTATCTACGTCAGGATCTGATTCCACACCGAGCACAAGGTCTGAGTCCTGTGCGAACGATGATGTGTAACCAATTGCTTCCGCCGTAATCTGTCGTGACTTCTTGTTTCCAAGTTTCCACGACAATACTTGTGTTGTCCCGATGATAGGGATATCAAAGCGCTGTGCCAACCTCTTAAGCGAGCGTGTGATATTTGTCAATGCTTGTGGTGAACCCTTTGGTTCTCCTTGCTCATCGTCCATGAGGTACACACCGTCAACGATAAGCAAACGTGGTCGGTGCTGTTGCACCTTTCCAGCAAGTGCACTTACTGTTGTTAGAGAGTGCGTATCTTCGGTCATGATGAACGGGTGCATGTTCTTGCGAAGTTTCAGCGCTTTTGAAATACGCTCCATGTCTTGCGCAGTCAAGTCACCTCGGATGATGCGTGTATGTGGCACTCCTGAAATGATGGCGTCATAACGAGCCGCTTGCTCTTCAATACTCATTTCAAACGAAACATACATTGGCGTGATGCCGTGGCTGTGAGCCGCATCAGCCATGATCAAGGTCATTAATGATTTACCTTTTTTCGCTTCACCAACGAATGTAACCAACTGCTGAGGCCGAAGACCAGCAGTGATCCGATCAAGACCCAAGAAGCCTGTCGGAATGCCACGTAGACCGTTCGGGGTGTTACGCATTTCTTCATACTTTGCTAACCGTCCTTCCCATGATTCCATGAGGTCAATGTCTCGGAGTCGTGCAACTTCTACTGATGCCTTCTGTAGACCCTCGGAGAGTTTGTTAAAGGCTTCTTCAGTCTCGTTGTTATTAAGCGATGGGAGCGCAGATGTAATTGCGCTGACCAAGTGCTGGTGTTTGTAAGCAATATAGATCTCGTCAATGAGCGCTTGAAATGGTTCGTTCTCAGCGTTGAGCAAACGTAGGTCTGCGTACTGTTGCTTGAACACACGAGCGCTTGGCACCACGCTGTATTCACGCCAGTAGTCAAGAACCCATAGCCAGATGTCAGACCATTCACCACTGAAGTGATCAGGGCGAAGTCCACCGTCAATAATCTCGCTGAGGTCAGCAGTCTGAATAACCTTGCTAATTAAGAGATGTTCAGTTGATGCCATTAGAAAACCCAAGCGCTTGTAGGAGATGAAACTGTCGCACGAATACCAAGCGCAAATGCTTGTTCTTGGTGCGGGACGAAGATTGTACGGACAGATCTCTTGAAACGCAAGTCGTATTCAAGTTCTCCTACATTTTTATAATAGAGAACAGGAAGAGACATTCCTTTACGTTGTAGCCAGTTGTCTACTGCTTCAACTGCGTCTATTGCCAAGAAGGTGTACACCTCTGCACCAATACCTAAACGATGCGTTGTGTCATAGAGCGACTTCAACGGAAGGTCGTGTGACTCCCACAAGTTAAGAACACGGTTCCAGTTGTTGCGTGCTTTGTACAACGAACTACCAATACCTTTAAACCCTCCAGGAGGAGAAGCAAGTAGTTCTTCAAAGATAACTCCGTATCCAACATCATCGTATGACTGAATATCGTTACCGAACATTAGTGCTCCAACCTGTAGTCAGCACCAGTTACTCCCATAATGAAACATGATTGTTTGATAATGGAATGCACTCGTGGACTGTACAGAGTTGGTAACTTGTCGGGGTTGATTTCTGTTGTAAAGATTGTTGGCAACTGCATGTCATAGCGAGACTCAATCATGCTTGACACAGTCTTGGACATGTACTCAGTTAATCGGTCGGCATTCAAGTTGTCAACAACAACGATGTCATAAATGCGGCGCATGTACTTAAGCAAGTTTGGATCGCCGTACATCTCAGGAAGTTCACCATCATTGTTGCGTGAGTCGTGCACCATCTCAACAAAGATGTCGTAGGAGATAAACAAACCACTGAGTTCGTTCTTTGAAACAACTTCACGCAAAGCGGCTACCGCCATGTGTGTTTTACCAAGACCTGTCTTGCCATGGATATACAAACCCATGCCGTCTTCCATACGCTTTTCAATATTGTTTGTCCACTTGATGACAGCATCTTTGAATGCAGGAGAACCTTCGTTCTCGTCATAGTTTGCAAACGTGCTGTTCTTGTAGCGAGGTGGTATGCGCAGGTTACGAACCCGTTCTTCAACGGGGCGGTTGCGCCAGTACTTTGAACTCTTCCAGTCAGTCATGCTTTTCCATTTTGTGAGGGGGTAACGATGATACCGCACACCTGTGGTCTAAAAACGTAACTGCATCTAAAAAGTAAAGATCACAGCAAATACAATGTATATACGATCTACTCTTCGGTAAGTCTTGGGTCAATTGAGATTGAGGTCGGCTGATCGTCTTCTTTGACATAGTTTTCCTTTGCGTATTTATCCAAGTTTGCTAAGAATGCTCTCCACGGCGCAACCTCCACTGGTAACGGTCTCCGTGTTATCTCTTTTACAAACGCCATGATCATTGCACGTATCTGGTCAGTTGTAAAGCCCTTGTCGGTGAGTTTCTTGAAACCCTTCATCAGAGCGGGACCATTCACTGGGGCGGTGATTCTGTCCATGGTCTCGGTCGGGAGACTGGCACGGAAGAAATACACCAAGTTTCCTCGGGAGTCTTGTCGGGTTTGTTTTGGGGCGGGTTCTTTTTTGTCGGGGTCTTCACCTAAGCCGACGCCCCAGTCGTCAGAAAGTTTCTTCATCTTCAAGCCTCTGATCTACTTGTGTTGAAATTTTCCCTTTCTTGTTAAATTTACTCTTGTTATATACTCTTGATTGGGTGTCACCCGTGACACTACTAGTGGTGTCTCCCGTGACACTACCTAGTGTCTCCATGGACACTACTAGGGGTGACTCATGTGACACTACTGGGTTGTTAAAATTGACGTAATAGCGGTTCGTCAAGTTCTTGTTGTTGCGGGTCACACGGTGTTGTTTAACGATCAAGCCAATCTCTTCTAGGCGCTTCATAGAGCGTATTACGGTTCGGCGGTCACAGCCCAACTGGTCAGCAATGTGCTGGTAGGAGGTTGTCAGTTCCTGCGTATCTGGATGGAGGTACTGAAGCATGTGGTTCAGTACTGCATGCGAGATGTAGTCCGTAGAGATGTATGGAAGCACCCATCTCGGGACAGGTAAAAAGGGTCCGCTCAACTTATTGTTTCGTGCCATACTGCTCCTCAGGTTGTTATCTAGGGTCGCCATGCTACACTCTCGCTAGTCGCTTTAGCACTTCCCTGATCGGGTGCTAAAGTGGGCATAGTGTTGGGGGGAGGGCGACCTCCTCAGGAAATACAGAGCAAGGGTCTTTCCCTCCTTTCTGCCCTTGCCCTTGTTAACGGCCCTCCCTTCAACCGCTAAACTATGTTCATGGCATCTAAAAAAGAAGTATGGGATAAACCCAATCCAAAGAAGAAGTCAACCAAGTTGACACCTGACCAGAAGTCAGAAGCAAAGGCTCGTGCTAAAGCCGCTGGTCGTCCATATCCAAACCTTGTTGACAACATGGCTGTCTCCAAGAAAGGTAAGAAATAATGGCTGAGAGTAAGAAAGACCCACGACTTGCACGTGCAGGTGTGTCTGGTTTCAACAAACCAAAAGCAACACCTGACCACCCAACTAAGTCGCATGTTGTTGTTGCTAAAGAAGGCGACAACGTTAAGACCATTCGCTTTGGGCAACAGGGCGTCAAAGGTTCACCTGATGGTTCCGCACGCAATGCTTCGTTCAAGGCACGTCATGCCAAGAACATCTCTAAAGGAAAGATGTCTGCCGCCTATTGGGCTGACAAGGTGAAGTGGTAACTAAATAGTTGCACCGAAGCCAAACAACTGTTTGACTTCTTCCACGTTTGCAGGACGGCTCATAATCACTCCGCTAGGGAATGTTGCCGTAAGCATGCAGGTGTCATAAGAATTAGTAACTGCTCGGTCGTTTTGAGCACTACTTACAACATGGAATGTACCTAGATCAATAGGTGGCAAGATGTCTACTTCTTCTACTTCGGTATCTTCAATAATTGGGTCTGGCATCGTAACGTCATTGAGTATTGCATCAACGATTTGTTCTTTAGTCATGGTCGTTCCTACTTGGATACCTTGAGCCTTTGCGTTCTTGCGAAGGACACCAATAGACATTGACAACATTTCATCACGGCTAAACGGTTCAATCTCAACTTCTTCAGTTGGTACTGGTGCAGTCTTTTCTTCGTGCGTTATGTCAACAACAATTGGGACCAATCCATTAGTCAAGTCCAGGATTGTTACACCAGCGTCAGCGGCATCAAAACAAATCTCTTCCATTTCAGGTATCAATGTGTCATCCCAAAGAAGCAAAAGAGTTCCTTTTGTCTTTGACAAGTAGTGGATGATGTCTCTCGCTGGGTTTGCCTCTAGTCGTTCAACTGAAGCCTTTTCAATGAACTCCGCAGGAGCCTTACCATTGTGGGTAAGCATGAAATTAACTTCCATGTCAATCAGCCAGTTGATAACTCGTGACTCTGACTCAGATGGTTTGGCACCACATGTAACAATAAAGTCGTTGTCTACACCTAGTTCATTAAGAGCATCTTCAATGATGTTCTTGCTAGTTCTACCTGTTCCTAAAATCCCATATTTCTTTAGCATCGTTTTCTCCTATTTTAATGATTTGCGTTGTGACATGTCCCCCACAAGCGTAATCATTCGGAGTACACCGTGGCAGGCGCCAGCCAGTGTAGCGACAACAAGACCCGAAGTCCACATGTCTTCAATATTTAAAACAAAAGATGCGCCGTATCCAAATACAACGCCAGCAAGAATCTTGACCCAAGGCATCGCTTCCCTTGGAGTTATTACATTTAGTAGTTGAACCAATTTGTATACCGCTAACCCAGCGATTATGTAGTTCATAAAGCCTTTCCAGGAATCCAATCAAACATCACTTGATACTTAGGCTGTCCGCTTTCAGTACCCAGCATTGTAACTGGAAGGATCTGGGGAAGCAATCGCTCAATAGCGTCTTGGGTTTTCTTTCGGTTTGTTGTATACGTGGAGTAAGACGCTTGGTCTGTGCCCGACCATAGATAGTCAGAACTAAACCCTTGATACAAGAATCCTCCAAACACGGTGTCCCCGTCAAAGAATTGACCGACCTTGTTTGGTTCAACCATCCATCGTGACAGTGTCACAGATTGGTTTGCACTTAGTTTAAACACAAACACAGGTCGTTTAGTGCCAGAAGCGCTTGACGCCATTTGGTATGCATAACGTCCTGTTACCCCTACAGGAACGCTGGCACCAGCCGTTGTGGCAGACCAATCAGACCATGACGCACCTGATGACCAATACCCACCATAGGTAACCTCTGGGGGACTATTTACATCAACAGACATATAGTATGAACGGTCTGTTTCCATAGGTACGGCTGTTTTACACATAACGGCTACTTTTGTAGCAGTAGCACCTGCTGTGATTGTAATGCCTTCCGCAGGGGCTGTGCTAACCGTTGTGGAGTTTTCTGAGTACACCTGCCATGTTGTTCCACTTGTTCCTGCAAAACGAGGATCAGAAATTAAGTTTGATCGTTCTGCATGAATTGCAAATGTGTAATAGGGGGCACTTGCTCCAGTAAACAGTGTGACATCACTACCACCTACCGCAGTAATGAAGGCTTCTGTAGTTTGTAAAGTCCCTTTGTTTCTGCGAAGGTGCCCAATGTCGTGGAGTAACGCACGGGTTCTAGATACGCCAATGTCAGAGACACCAATCTCAAGACCAAGCATTTTGGCAAGTTCGTCAATGGCTTCGGCTTCTGCAAGTAGTGGATCGTATTGAACCATCATGGTGTCAACCAAGGTGCGAGTGCGGTCTAACTCAAATCCAAAAGTGTCTATAAATCTATAGAGTTGGTTATCGTTTGAAATGTCTTGCTCACGGTAATACGTAGGAATCCGTTTCCACATGTCACCACGAGATCCGTAATCTTTAGGAACAATGATTTCAAGTTGCGCCAACATCTGATAGTAATAAGTACCACTTTCGCCTTCAGTGTTAAAGTAAGCAAACAAAGAATAGTAAGCCCATTTACCTGTCTCAGGCTCAAAAGTTGTTTCAATCCCTTGGTCAGTTGTTATTTGGATTGGCTCTTGATGTAAATAAGAGTTAGCGGTACCTTGGTAGATCAGTTTTCCATCGGTAACTGTTTGTGGGTACCCTGTTTTTGAATACACAACGGCTACGTTAAGTATTCCAGAATCACCTACTCCAATATCCGCAATATCAGAAAATGCTTCGGTCAAAGTCCAGTCAAGCAACACAGCATTGTACTCAATAGCGATTGCTTCAAATAATGATTCTGGAGTTGTTGGGACTACTGCAATAATGTCCGTTGAGCGGATAGCAGAGTCTTGGTCAAGAGAAGATGCTCCAGCAGTCGTCTGTAGGGCACTGGTACCTCTTACAAATGAACCAACACCAACCGTATCTCCAGATACAATTGGGCGCCTAAGCCTAAAAGATTGACGTGCCATTTATCAGCCTCCTGAGGCGATGATGCCACCACTTGGGTTAATAGTAAAGGTAGATGATGAGGCAATAGTCAACAAAGACGTGTCTGGTGCTATTACCCCAGTAAACCCACCACTACTATCAATCACATTACTGCTTGTTGTAGTAAAACGAGTAACAACGGCATAGTCAACACCTTGAATATCCAGAATTGTTCGGTAAACAGTACCTAGTGACACACGTCCACCAAAGTCCATATTGTCAAAAGAGAACAACTCACGAATGGCTGCAACCACATTGTCGTTTACTGCCTCCTGGATATACCCATCTTGTACTTGGACGTTTGCAACAAAGTTTACTTTTGTCAAACTTACAGAAGCGCCAACGTTTGATGAAGCAAATACGATCTCTCTTGGCTCTAGGTAATCAATAATTTCTTGTTGTTTAGTGGCGCTAAGGGCAAGGGTTAATGCTGAACCATAATCTGATGGTTCTTCTAAGGCCAGTACTTGAACGATGTTACTACCGTCAACGTATGCTGTTGAACGCACAATACCAGGAATTCTCTTTACAATGTCTTTGTAGTCTTGAAGGGATACTGCACGATCTTGTGTTCTAAACGATGCAGGGATATTTGCTTTTAGAGAAGCCATTGATTCAATGTCAACACCACCAGAAGCCACAACAGTGTTAGGTATAACACGAATACCATCAAGTGCTGGCTTATTTAAAACGGTAGTGCTTTCTAAAGTAGTGATTGCACCAACAACTACGTTTCCAGCAGATCCACGACTACGGCGATACTCAATAGTTATAGAAGCGTTAGTAGTAGGAATCTTCCCGTTAATACCGTTTCCAAAAGAAACAATGGTGTAGTTGTCCGCATCAATATCTACAGTGAATATCTTAGAACCACTATTACCATCAATGATACGTGCAGAGTATGCGTATCTTACGTCTGATTCATTAGGACCTTCACCAACATTAACAAGTATGCTTCCTGTAACAACTCCACTTTGGCGAAGCGTTATTCGCTGACCAGCAAGACCTGTAGCCGTATATGTTTCAGTAAATCGTTCACCTTCAGTAACTACAGCAGAAACAGTTGTTGTCTTTGGGTATGTCGCATACGTAACACCATCTGACACAATGTTGGCACTTGCTCCAGATACTGTTCCCACAAAGGCAATAGGGGTATTTAAAGTAAACACAACACTAGTAGCGGTATCTACTAATGGAGACGCTAAGAAACGGGTGTATTGGGGAATAAAAATAGGAGTTGAGTCTGTAGCCGTAGTCAGGGTGGCGTCCAATTGAATGGTTGCAGTAGCAGGGCGTCGTCCTGTAGGGACGTAATCTAGTAAGTTTGCAATAGCAAGTACACTTTCACGTTGTGTGGCTGTGTCTAGAAATGACTCACCAGCGGCACGGTCTACGTAATAATGAAGGACATCCCCCATGTACGACCACAAGTCAACCATGACCATACCAAAGTCAGAAGACTCACGTGATGTCCATTCTGGTATTTGTCTTGATGCACGTGCAAGCAAGTCTGTTTGAATAGCCGCATAATCACGACTTGTATAGTCAAAAGTTGTCATATCAAAGACTCCTCAGTAAGGCCATTAGGTGTTGCTATTTTAAAAGAAAACACTCTGCTAGTAGACATAGCCATGCTGTACTGGACTTTAATTTCAATAACTACAGAGGGGTCTTCATCTACGTATGGGTTTTCAGAAGGTTGGATAAGCATATTGTTAATAGACGCCATGGTTAAATGTTTATTTAATTCCATTAAAGCATCTGTTTTGAACTCTCCATAAATCAGGTCGTCAACTGGTTCATAGAGTAATTGCGTGGCACCAGCACCATATGTTGGGCGCATTACCCGTTCAAATTTAGAAGTCGTCAAAACATCTATAATTTGTTGCTCTACAATCCGTTCTGGGGTATTGGTTTTAGCAACCCTTCCCGAACTTTCAATTCTAAATGGCGTGTATATAGATGGCATAATTAATTAAATACTCCTAAAAGAAATGCGTCTTTGTATGACTCTAGTTCAGTTATACGACCTGTGATACTAGAGATAGATGATGTATTAGAACCTACAGTTGTTTGTAGAGTTCCTACGTCAGATTGCAATGTGTCTACATCTGAAGTTACTGCGTCTATCTGTGCCTGTATACCTGTTAACGAAGTGGTGGGATCAGGGGCTACCTGAAGCCAAAACAGGTTAGTAAGGTTGGCATCGTCAGCAGTGACTACAATTTGTGAACCTATTGATGGAACAGCCCAGACTCCATTATACGCTGTCCGTCCTACATAAGAAATAGGCAAAGCGCCGTCAACACCTGCTAATACAGGCACCCGAACCTTTATTTCTCCAGTAACACTATTAGAGTAAATAACGGTTCCACGATAAACAGGGGCATCAAACATAGATGTCACCGTATGCCTTAGAAGATAGCCAAATCCCATCAAGTAGTGTTGGGGATGGGGGGTCAACATATGCAGCAACTGGAACAACCTCGGGGTTTTTACCGCTTGTTGAATCTGTAGAAATGTTTAGTTCTGTTAGGAAGTTAGATCTAGTTACAGTATGGCGTACTGAACGGACCAACCAGTACCCATCAAAATTAGAATCGTAATTGTCAATCTTTGCAATAGACCCTGGTACGGGATCTGGGGTTCCCGTAACAATTACTTTGGCGTTGTATGGGTAGTGCTTACGAATTGCTGAATTTGCAAACTTATTTAACATTTCTAATGACGATACGTTAACGTTTACAGTTGTTGTGTATCGTGATGGTACTGCCTCACCTAAACGACTGTATTCCATGTCATCTGGTGATGTTGTAATAGCCCTACCTGAGGCATCTACTCCTACATAATTAACTTTATTTGAATCACCGTCTGGGGTAACATCTCCAAAAGTACCTGTAAATTCCATAATGCGTCCTGGAACATAGTCTAAATCTCCATAAGCACCACGAACCGTAACTAGTTCAACGTATGGTAGTCCACGTCCTAACGCTTTAAATGGATCATAAACATGGATGTGGGTGCCATTAGTAGTTAAAGAGTACCCAAGAGATGAACAAGTCTCTTGAAGGAAAGCCCAATCAGACTGTTGGTTTTGTAACAATCTTTTCCAAACAAAGTATTCTGCTGGTACAGAATATGAATAATTATAAGTAGTTGCTAAAGATTCAACAATGTTTGTAAGCGTTGTATTTTCCCAAACTTTGTTCTTGCTATTAGACATGGTGTAACTGGCGCCTAAACAAACAACAGTTGCAGATTGCACTGGGCTGTTATTAATTAAACCCTTCCTTGTAATCATCTCAGGTTCTATATAAGTGACGTATCCATAGAAGGTTGTGACTTGTGCTGGGCTTACTGAAATAGATATGTAGACAGGGGTGCCAACATAATCAGTAATGGCTTTTGGTAATAACCCAACAAACTCAATAGTTGCCATGTCATGTTTGTTTTCAGCAATGTCAATAATGACAGTTTGAATAGATGTGTAATCAACAGATACACCACTGAACACGACAGAGACATCTGGGGAATTAGGAAAAGCACTTTTAAAAATCATGATGGAATTCTAAGGTACGTACCTACTGGAATCTCATTAGGAAACTTAACTTGAGGGTTAAGATTAGCAATACGCCAGTATTGACTAGGGTCTCTATAAATACGTGTGGCAATATTGTCAAAAGTATCACCAGACCTAGATACATATGGGGTGTACTCTTCTGATGATATTTGTTTAGGAATAGCAAGCAACGTAGAGGTACTTGGATCCCTGTAAGTCGTGTAGCGTGATGAGGAATTAAGAGCCATTTTCTAACTCCGCTATTTCTGTGTCTCCATACTTTTTACCATTCATTGAGTCTGCCATGAACCAAATTTCTCCATAAAGCATTGACTGCTTTTCTGCTACACCTACTTGAGGCGCTGTAACACTTCCAGTAGCACTTTCTAGTGTAAAGAAAACCGTGGCTTTTATTTTATATTTAGCATTAGACGCTCTATCAAAAGATTTAGAAGTGGTATCTTTTGGGTTTTCAATCTTAAAGGTAATCGTGTCTCTACCTTTACCCACATCGGTCATATTGCATGTTCCATTGATAGTTGTTTCAAATGCTGTTTGATTAATACCATATGCAAGATTAGTTGCAGGATCACCTGACGTCCTACCTAAATAGGTCATCAGTATATGAATATGTGGAGTAATTGTTCCCTTTTTTTCTTTTGCCCAAGTTTTAGTAGACTCACTAAAAGAAACACTTACTTTCAAATCCGTTGTACCATCTCCGTCATCATTAAAGATTCTAAATGCATTTAAAACGTATGCATCTTTAGTAGTAAAGAATGATTGTAAGGTTTCGTAATCTTTAGTTAAGTCTTCACCTAGTTTTTTAAGAGCCTTATTTTCAGCAGTTTGATCGGTACCTGAAGAACCATCAGAACCAAATGCAGTAGTGGCATCGTAATCTTTATACAAGGTAGTAAGGTACGTATCTTTATTAGCAAATCCAATATACATTGCTTGCATCTGTACTGATATCTGACACTGTGTTGGAACCATTGCCGTATTAAACTTATTAAATACAACTGCCGTGCTAGTTATAAACCCTTCAACCATAAAACTAGAAGAAAACACAACACGTATTGGTTGAGCAATTAAAAACGCTGAGTTTCCAATGTTCGTTCCTAAAAAGATTTCAGTTTTACTCTTATCAAAAGGTATTTCTTTATCCTCTTCATCCTCCGTACCCCCTCCAGGGTTTGCAAGGTTGTAAGCAGACGTAACTTCTCCTGCCCGTGTAACAATTGCTTCTATCAATCCTTTATTCATCCCTTGACCAATAATTTGATCAAAGACCATAAGGTCGGCAAGTACCCCAATATCTGTAACCCATGACTGGTCATAAGGATTGTCTTCAAATCCTATAGTGGTCTTTTTTGGCCTTGATGGGTGCCCACCACCTGAGTTTGTAATTACTTCTCTTGATATGTTTGCTGCTTTTTCATTTTTTACAACTTTTCCGTTGTTGTTTCTGTAAGAACCACTAACCAACTCTGCTTCTCTGTTGAACAGCAGATCAAATGAGAAGTTTGCATCACCAGGGATTGGTTGAGTAAATTGAAAAGGATCCTGGTTTTGCCACATTTGAATGTCATTACGGGCAGAAACCATTCTGGTTAAAGTGTCTGGATTAAATTGAAAATGAAGCCTACGATTATGTAAAAGGCTGTCTGCTCCCAAAGCGTCACCATATGCAGATGTAATCATCTTCATGTAGCCACGTTGTATTTTGGTAGTACCCTCTGGACCTATCGCAGCATTTTTATTTACATCGTTAGGCCATATAAACTTTGGGTTATCTTGTGTTGTCCTATTTGAGGCTTTTCCAATACCTGGCTCATAGTTTCCAAAGTTATAAAATTGGTTTGTTGCATAACGATCAGCCATTAGTAACTCCTCATAGCAGCACGCTTAAGATCTTGGGTCATTATCTTGGCAACTTCCTGAGCGGCACGTTGAGCATCAGCAACGTTACTACCTGTGCTTTGGATATAAATGTTTGGTGCAATAGTAATACCACCGCCTGAAACTACTGTAGTTCCTCCCCCACCACTACGCATAGGTGTTGTAGGGTCACCTGTAGTAGGGAGGTTCATGCTTTGGGCGATCTTCTTACTTTGCGCCATAGCACCTGGATCTATTCCATTTTTCCAATCGCCCTTAACATTCCATGGGCTTAAGTTGCCACCACCGTAAGTAATACGTGCGGCTTTAATATTTATCTTTGGATCAAACAGTTCACCATCTTCAGAGATGCCAAATTGCTTACGGCGAGCCTCTCCTAAATAGCCTTTCATGTTTATTTGGAAGAGACCGTAGGAGTCATCAACAGGTCCAACGTTTCTTACAGAAGGGATCCAACGTGATTCTCTGTTGGAGATAGCAAGCATCTTCCAAATATCTTCTCTTTTAAAACCACGGCGTAAAAGGATCTCAGCAATAGATCGTGGGTCCATAGGACTACCAGTCGTAACAGACCCTGATGTTTGAGTTGATGTACTAGCGGACCCGATGTTACGAACACGCTTACCAGTCATCATGCGTCCGCCGCCACCACCCCCTCCACTTAGTCCTGTAGCGGCTTTAAAAGCCATGACTTGCTCACTAAGCCCCATTTGGCTAAATGAAGGAACTGCGCCACCACCGCTTGATTTCATTAAAGCATCAGAAACACCACCATCTGAAGACATTCCTTCAAACTTGCTGTTTGGGTCAAACTGTTCTGCACCAGCAATAGTTCCCCATGGAGCGCCTGCTTTTTCGTATTGCCTTCTACTGTTTGGTAGTTCTGCTGGCTGTACGTGCCAAGGTTCATCGTTAACATCCGCAAATGTCTTTAGACCATACTTAGCCGCATTTTGTTGAACCCATGCAAGGTCACCCGTAAGGTCAGCCGCAAGTCCAATTTCGTGCATAGACATTCCTGGAGGAGCCGCATCGGCTACACCTGAGTTTTTCTTCCAGTATGCACCATCCCAGAAAGTCCCTGTCTTTTCTGATGTGCGTGAGTAACGTGACAAGAACAAAGTCCGCTGTTGTGCACTTGAACGAAACCCACCACCAACAGAAACGTTGGGGTTATCTTGCATCATCTTTTCAAGACGCTGTCTAAAGGTTGTATTTAAACTGTTTAAAGAAGATGAAGTCTTTCTAGTGGTGCTTACAGTGGCACCTTTATTATTACTCTTTGTTTCAGTACCATCACCTGTAAAAGCACTACCAAACATGGTAAGTCCACTAGCCGCTAAACCAAGACCTAGTGGGGCACCAGCACCAGTAAACCCAATTGCTGCTCCACCACCCATCATTGCCAACCCAGCAACGCCTTTAAGTGCACGCATACCAATAGAACCACGTGTAGAAATACGCTTACCAATAAGACCTGACGCCATTTCTTCCATAGCGGTCTTTAACTCAATCAGCGCTTGAGTGTTCTTTTCCATTGTTGCAAGGTTGTCTTTTTGACGGTTGTAATACTTCTCATCACGCAGTTCTGACAAGCGAGTAGTCTCTTCACGCTGTGTAGCAAAGTTGGCTTCAATACCCATGGCTTGGCGTTGTGCTTTGTTCTCAGGGTTATACATACCCTGACGACCGCCAGTTTTCTTTTGGAACTGTACGTTTGACTGAGCGTACTGAAGAACAAGGTCTTGCATGTCCTCAGGAACACCCATAGCGCTCAAACGAGCACGGGTCATAGATCCTTGTTGCATAGCGCCCTGTACAGTTCGTGCATTGGTTAAACCAGCACCACGGGTAATACCTTGGAATACCTCGGTCATTGAACGTTGTTTACCACCAATGCCATACAAGCCTGTACCAAGAGTCATGGTCATACGGTTGTTTACTTGTGGTGATGCAAGTGTTTGAAGCATCTGAGCCATTTGGTCAGTGCTAAATGAATAACCAGATACGGCTCGCATACCTGCTACGGCATTGGCTTGTGTGCTTGCTTGAATACCTGTACGTGCCTGTAAGGCTAAAAGGCTATTGATACCGCCAGCACCTAAACGTGCACCCTGTATTCCTTTTCTATAATCGTTGTAATACTGCTGTTGGCTGATACCTTGTGTCTGCTGGTACAGAACAGCCAATTGATCGTTCTGTAGCATTCGTGGGTATGCAGAGTTAGTGCGGGCATCAATACCACCCAGTATCTGCCCACCCACTTGCATTGCAGTATTTGCGGCACTTGCATAACCCGCACCTCCACCACTGCCAAGAGCACCACGCATGTTGGCAAAGAAGCCACCACCGCCACCACCCATAGCGGCGGCAGAAGCAATAGGAGCACTACCAACTTGTGCTTTGGATGAAGCGATCGCTTGAGCGATAGCCCCGCTTGAAGACATTGCGGAAGTAGAAGAAGCACCAGTCTTACCAGTTGCATTTTTAAGTGCGTTTGCAAAAGCATTAATTTGTGCAGTTGCTTTATCCAAGCGTGCAGAGAACTTATCAACAAGTTTAGGAACTTGGGCAAGTGTTAAAGCGGCATCACCTTTACCTGCTGTTGGGGCAGGGACAAACGAGTCAACAGCAGAGCCACCAAACGCCCCACCACCAATGTTCGCTTCATTAGGCATTTCCGCCATACGTCAGTCTCCAGATTTACGCCATTTGCCCATTGCAGACCAGTAGCGCCTTTGGCGTACCGTCATATTTTGTAAGTCAGTGAGCGTGAAGCCCTTGTAAACCGTGGCGATCAGATCGTATTCCCAGTATATATGAGTTAGATTAACCAAATAAAAGGGATGCCCAATCAAGCGCTAGAACCATTGGTTCACCACACGTGGCGCATTGGGCATTCACCTCCCCTACGACAGGTCCTGGCTGGTTGTCCAGTAGGAGTTTGACGAGGTTGGCTCGGTCTTTTAGACCCAATCCCTTCGCCCAATTCTCAGCATTTTTAATGTGAGTGCTGGTGACACAGCGAGCAATCATAAAAGTGTTTTGCTCTGCTGTGCTTTTTGCTTTCTTGGCTACAAACTGGCTATCGCCACCTGTAGGAAGACGGAACTCTATCTCAGAACCATCGGACAACTTACCTAGCAAAGGTTTGTGTACGTCTAGATCAGTCTTCTTGTTTTCAAATTCATCCATAGAAACAATAACGTCATTGGATGCACCGCATGCATTACAGGTAACTTGGTACTCACGGTTTTTTCCATAGGTGGCTTCAACAACCCCTAGAAAAAGCAAGTCACGATCACCAATAATAAGGTTGTCAATAACTGATGGGTGATTGGCAATTACCATAGAACCAATAGATACAACTGCTCGCTTTAACAGCGTTGACATGTACTCGGCGTAAACCAGACTGCGGTTATCTAAGGAAGCCAATGCTTCTTCATCAAAACCGTTCAGTTCACGAACAATAGCCGTGGTGTCCCATGACCCAAGTTCGTCATTGAAAACACCACGGATAAGTTCAACTACCGTGTTTGGCGCTGGCTTCATTTCTGGAATGTCATCTTGAATAGCCGAATTGATGGCGTCAGCCTGTTGTTTTGCGTCCATTTGTGCTCCTACTTTGTTTGACTTAATTTAACGAGTGTTATTTGGTATCAATGTTAGCGATGTCTGTGTCGCTCCATGCGATGTAGAAACCTTCGTGGTGAACTGTCATTGATTGGATCAGGATACCATTGTCTCCAGCGTTCAAGTCAGTGAGTGCGTAAGCGCCAGGCCATGCGTTGAAAAGTTTAAATGCAAACTTAACGTTACCTGGGGTGATGGAGTCACTCTGGGTGCCACCGTCATACTGGTACTTCAAAGCACCGCTGTTCAATTCACTTGCGGTATGTGGGTGATCATAAACACGAACCACGATGTCACAACGGTAGTCTCCGTCGCCCATTGCAAGTCCCTGTTCTCCAGAAATGCCGCCGCCCAACCATGCATGGATGAACTTTTGCCACTTCCACAATTGGTCTTGCCCAGCAAATGCTCCACGTGCAAAAGACACAGGAGCAAAGTCTGACTGAGCAACCATCTTGTGTGGGTGGGTGTTCATTCCGCCTTCACGGTAGGAGATGACTTCGTTGGTTACTGAGATACCACTTACCTGAGCAAAGCCGAGTTCGCCAATTTGGCTAAGGTTATTAGCCAAGTTGCCATCAGCCGACTTTGGCGAGATGCTCACTCGGAACTTAAAGTTACGGAGTGGATCAGTGCGTAGTGTAGTTGCCATTTTTTAAATGCTCCTTGATTAGAGAGTTCCAGCGGAGTTTCCGCCAGCCCACTGAGTGAGGTTGATTACAACGAATTCGGCTGGGTACTGCAGTGCAATGCCAACCTCAATATTTACGTAGCCATCTTCAATAGACGATTGTGTGTTATTTGTAGAATCACAAAGGATGTAGAACGCACTGTCTGGGTTTGAACCCTTCAAGTTGCCCTTTGCCCAGAAGTCGGTCAAGGTGCTTGACAAAGCAATCTTGATACGGCTCCATAGACGCTCATCGTTTGGCTCAAACACAGCAAATTGTGTTTGATCCGCAAGAGCAACACGCAAGTACGAAAGGGTACGGCGGATTGGGATGTACTTATCTGGACGATTCTTTGCCAAAGTGCGAGCACCATTGATAATGGTTCCGCCTCCTGCAATCGTACGGATGCAGTTAACATGGTTAACGTTGTACAAGGTTCCTTGATCAGCATCTGTAAGAGTTGCTACAAGACCAAATACGTTCTGTAGATCCAAGAAGTAACCAGCAGGTGCTTTAGCAACACCACGGAGACTTTCTGAACGTACATACGCACCAGCAACTGCTCCACCTGTGTAGGTGTCACGAATAGCCGTTGGACCACTCTTCGCTGGGTCATACATCTTCAATGCTGGGAAGTACACAGCACCGTAGCCACCGTTGGTGGTGCTGTAACTAGCAATGGCAGTCTGCATGTCAGCCTTAGTTGCCGCATTCAAAGGGCAGTCAATGATAACAAAGGCGTCTGCACGTGCTGCAGCGTAAGAAAGGGCTTGGTTGATACGGGTGCTGCTGGTTTGTCCAACGAGGTTAATCAACAAAGGACCATTTACAATGTCCAAGTTGGTTACGCCAGTTGCCCACTCAGTGTCATCGCTTACAGCACCTGGGGTAACTGCGTCCGAACCACCAGTCAATGCGAAGGAAGTCTCATAGTCATTAAGACCAATTCCCGAAACGGTAAGTGTAGCGTTGCTTGCAATCGTTGCAGGTGTTCCTTGCAGTTTTACATACGAAGAATAAAGTTCAAGAACAGTCTTGTAGTAGCGACTTGATGAAGCATCAAACGATAGTTCTTGCCAGCGTTCTACTTCTACTGTTGAACCAGAACGTGTCTGACTTACAGTAAGTGCAAACAAAGTGTTTGCTCGGATTTTTGGTGCTGTTGACAAATCTGCCAAAGTGTTTGGGTCAAATGAAATGCTTACTGAGAGGTTGTCTCCCCATGCACCCTTTGAAGCGGCTTCCAAAACAAACATTGTTGAAGCGGCTGATGCGCCAGTCAATGTTCCTTGGAAAGTGTATGACGATGCTACTGCGGTAGTATCAAGCACTCGTGACACATAGGCGTCACGTCCACCGTTAGCAAAGTAGTGGTAGATGGCATAACCAAGGTCATAAGTATTTGAGATTTCTCCATACTTAGCCTTGTAGTCGTTCCAAGAGGTGATCAATGTTGCTGATGCTGGACCACGTTCTGCGTAGCCAACAAAGGCAGCGGCAGTAGTAGCGGCACGAGGGGTTACATTGCTGGTAAATGGAGTCTCACGTACGTAGACTCCAGGGCGGTCGTATGCCATTGTTTACTCCTAAATCAGGGGTGACAGGGTTTCAATAATTAATTTGTCTGTTCAAGTGTAGTTGATACAGACGATACTTTCTTGAGACCAGTTAGTGAAGACGTTGGGATCTCCGACGTCATTTGTAGTGTGTATACCTTACGGAAAATACGCTTGCGGTAGCCCGCCTCAGGGTCTAGGAGGTCTGCTGTAGACCAATCTAAGAGGTCCAAACGACGAGACGTTCCATCCGCCTCAATCATTATGGAACTGTACCTGTAGGGAACTATGCTCGCAAGCATTTGTGAAGCCAGTTGTCGGTCATGTATAGCACTTCTTGTAAACGTAGAAACTTGGTATAAAAGGTCTACAGGGGTAAATTCCGTAGTCCTGAAAGAGTCAAACCCTGCAACATTAGGGGAACTAGCCGAAGAGGTGCTAGGCCAGTAGTCAAGGTTATTTGGGTGACCTGCACGGTGGGTGTCCAGATAGGTGTCAGAATGCTGACGGTTTTTGGCATGGACAATGTCAATAAGTTCAATCGTAATAAAAGGGTATTTACGCTCAGTTTCACCTTCTGGATAACGAAAGAAAACTTGTACGGGGCGCTGTGCGTCACGATCATCAGAGACAGTCAGGTCAGAGAAACGCTTTTTAATAGCCTCGTCTTCAGCGAACAGAAACCCTTGTTTCATTTAGGGGCTTTTACACAGACGGCAAAACTAGAACTCAAAGGCAACACAGATGACAAGCCGATCATGGCACATCCTTAAGTTCTAGGCGTTGGACCCCTTAGCGCTCGCTAAGATTGATCTAAGTTTATCAAATAATAGGCAACGCTGTAGGCCAAGGTAGGTTTTGAGTACCCATAGATTCAGGACCTACGTCAAACGGCATTTCTTGATTTATGTAAACTTCAATACCTTCAACCACTACCATGACGTCATCACGAAGGCGACCACGAACACGGTAGGTGGCAATAGCAAAGTAACGACCGTCATACAAGAACATGTCGTTTAGGTGTCTCTGGTACTCAAACGGGTCGGTAACCCCTGCCGTTCTAAAGTCTTCAATAGATGCCACAAAGTTAGTAAGTTCTACAGGCTGACGACCTTCTGGAATGGCTCTCTTTTGGTCTTCAGTTTCCGTAACCATCAAGGTAGGAATGACTACACCAGCCTTATACCTACGCCCACCTGTTCCCACAATGCCTTCGTCGTAGACATCATCGTAGATAGATCCTGCACTGGCTGGGGTAGTTTGTGGGATGTACTCAAACCAAACTATTGATTCACCGTAGTTCCTCGTGTATTCACGGTAGTGACGGCGTATCTGAGATAACTCACGTCTAATATCCATTAGAAAAACGAATTGTTGACGTAGCCCTCTTGAGGAGCCATATCAACAAATACGTCCTCACGCAAGTTGTCAATCGGGGCTTCTTCCAATTGAATAACCTCTTTGTCAGGGTTCGGGAAGATACGCTCGGTAGGACTGTAGTCACCAAGTTCTTTAGCCTTGAACATCGGTACATAACGGTTAGTCGTTCTGGAGACACGACGCAGATTGAATATTTCAATTCTGTCAACACCAATATTGAGGGAACGAGCCTGTGTCTCATATTGGTTGCTCCAATACGCAAGGAGGCTCTGTACCATGCGGAAACGCTGGCTGGCAGGAATATGGATGGACTCTGAGGTCATGACGTCAATGTCACGGCTGAACTCAGACATCAAAGCACCAAGGGCTTCTACAATGCACCCAATACCAATGGTTTCAATAATTAGTTTAGCCATGTTTTCTAAAGGAATGTCAAGGCTAAAAGTATGTTGGTTAATGGCTTGCTTGGCGTAGAACTCTAGATCCTGTGGGGAAACCCATTCGTAGTGGTATCCCTCAATCATGATCTTGGCGCCAGATGCAGGCGTGGTAGCCAAGCGCAGGATTCCATTGCGGGTATCCAAGGAGTATTGAGCGGTAGTTAATTCGCTAACTGAAGCGCCAACATTACTGGCAATCCACAAAGTATCAGGATCAATGTTAGGATGACCTAATTCGTAAGTCCTGCCTACGGAGTCAAAAGAAACCTGAAAGAACTTAGGGAAGTCTCGTAGGTATGTCCGTGCTACTTCTGTGACTTCATCAAGGATGCTCTGGGCGTAGATTGACATGCTTACAGTTTACTTCAAATTACTGATCTCCTGAGCCAGCCCCAGGAACAGTGTCACGTGATGGCTGGTTTATCTCGGGTTGTGTCTCCCTATGGCGGTGGGACATAGTTCCACGAAGACGGGTTATGTCTTCTACGGTGCCTGTTGGTTTAGGGATTGGTCGCTCTAAGGTCACTTAAACCCACCTTCTGCTTTAGCCCGTTGATAACTAGCCCAAGGACCATTAATAAAGTTATTAAACATAAAAGCCGCATTTGTATAGGCGTTGAGAGACGGTGATAGATGAGGTATACCACCTTCAAAGGCTTCACATAAACCTTCAATAGAAGAACGAAGGTTTTCTGTGATGTGCTTTTTTATGGCTGGTATAAAGTTTGGGTCAGCCTCAGCAAGTTCAATTAATAAATGAGGCTCTTGTATTGTGATGTACTGAGCACCTTGTTTAATTAAAGGTCCATTTAACGTTGCAATTAATTCATATTCCATGTTGTTACCATTTTCCTATCGGGCACTTTGACCCTTTGAGTTGTGCTTTTACTTTCATGAAACAACCACACTCTTTACAAGTCATGGTTGGTGTAAATAGACGAGGGCACTCACGACAAATGTCCAGCCGTTGTTCTGGAGTAAGTTCTTGTGGGCTCATGCTGGAGAGTATATAAACCTTTCCATACTATTTGCTTGTGTTCCTGTAGTTGTTGGCGCCAGTATAAACCCATGTCGTTTAGCCGTAATAGGGCTAGACGGAGTGTTAGTCAGAGTTTCAATAGTAGTTCCGCCATTCATTTTAGCGGTTGCTGTAATAACTCCAGCCTTAGACACACTTGCCTGTACATACTCAATTGTAGAATTAGACGTTGTTGTTGTTTGTATGTTCTTTGTGGCTACTTCAGTGACTGTTCCAGCAACTGACTTAATTAACCTTATTTTATATGTGTATTGTGTTGTTGCGGTGTATGACGCACCTGTAACAGTGTTGTAAATAGTGTAAGGAGTACATGCAGCATCTGCTGAACCAACATAAGACAAACTAGGTGAACTACAACCATATGTTAAACCCATTCCAGCCCCAGGAATATCGTATAAACAACCTCCCCATATCGCTCCATCAATAAAAGTGAAACAAAGTGTGTCAGTGTAATAAGAAAAAGGGCCACATGCGTAATACCCATAACAGCCAGTTCCCGATAAAATAAGACCTCCTGGACATGAGTAAGTACAAGACAGTCCTGTAGTTGTAGTCGTAGTGTCTGGTTTCTTACAAGTTGTACCTGTCAATGTGTCGCCAGGATCACAGACATAACCAAATGTTTTATCAGTAACTACAGCCCACCAGTTGGCTGTATCTTTAACCCAAAATGCCACACCCCACCCATGCGTGTCCGCTGCTCCATAATCAACACGAACGTTTACAGCAGGTGTATTAGAGTTAAAAGAAGCAAGAGGGTATGAAGAAGCCGCAGTCGCTGTAGATGACTTTCCTTCTACAACAGACCATGAGCCACGTGTGCTAGTCCAGCGTTGTGCTAAAGAACCTGTTCCCGAAAACTCGTCGGTAAAAGCACGAGCGGCTGAAACTGCGGAATCTACAATTCCTGGAATCATAGATTAATCCGTAAGGTTTCCGATAGCCACCCAACTATTTGCACCACGTTTAATCAACGTGCAAGCAGCCCATTGGTTAAGGAGTTTACGCTTACCACTGTCAGTGTTTAGGGTAACGCCCGCTCCAGGAACCAATGTTACTTGACCTAGATCCGTTTGAATGATGTCAATGCGATCACCTGTAGTAAACGCAACAGAGTCAGTAGGGATGGTGAGGTTGCATGCTGAACCGCTTGCTACTTCAACTAACTTACCCAAGTCACTTGCTACCAAAGTGTATGAACCCGCTACAGCATTAACCGTTGAGTTAAAACCTGCACGAGGAGCACCCGTTGCAAGTTTGGCGGTTGTAATTGAAGCATCTGCAATCTGTGTGCTACCTACAGTTCCAGCAGTAATTGCTGAACCAGCAATGTTTGTTAGTGACGCACCCGATCCTGAGAAAGTAGTTGCAGTTACAGCCCCTGCGGTGAAATTACCGCTTGCGTCACGTTGAACCAAAGTGTTAGCCGTGTTGGCTGAAGCCATTGCTACATAGGTAGCAAGGTTGGTCCATGTAGACGCCCCAGTCTTCACATAGACATGAGACTGACCAGTGTTAGATGGGCTGGTGGTAGTTACATAAGTGTCACCTACAGAACCCGTACCGCCAGCAGGCGCACCAGAAGCCACACGGCTTAGTGAGGACGAAGCAAATGCTCTCTTATCTACAACCAACTCTGTGGTGTAGGTGGTATTAAAAGTATTCTTTACATAGACGGCATACAGCGGAATTTGTGTGTCAGCCAGCGTTGGGAACACTGGGTTAGTTGCACTAGATGTTCCCTGT